AGAGACATCGTTGTAAACCGTGAATACAAGGCAAAGAAGGATACAATTGAGTATACCGTCTTCGTTCGTTTTGGTATTCAATGGGAAGAAGAAGATGCAATCGTCTGGGCCGATGCTGCTGCAGATGCATAATCTGTAAGTACATCCCTTTTGAGAGGGGGTAGGGGACAATCTCCTCCCCCTCTTATTTTTATATTCTGTTATAATATCTACATAGGAGGTATATATGTCTGAAGAAAATAATGAACAAGATTTTTCTTTTAATGAAAATACACAACCAACAGAACCAGTAATTCAAAATGAGGAGCCTGTAGTAGAACAAACTGCGGTGGAGCAAGTTGCTGAAGAACTTAATGTTACTGCAACTATTTCTGCTCCAGAAGAACCAAAGCCAGCAGAAAACATAATTACAGCACCATCTTTCGGAGGTAATTCTGATGTCCCAGGAATGGGATTGGTTGCAGAGGGAGTCATCGGATCTACATCTGTTACTCCTAAGAAGCAAGAAGAAAAGTCTAACAAGAAGAAAGTAAAAGAAGAAACAGTCGCTATCTTTTCAACACGAAATGTATCTTGGCCAGAAGTTGGCAAGGTATATCGTGGATATAACATTGTTTCAAAGTCTGCTGCTGATAAGTGGCTTACACGTGATCATATAAGAATTGCTACACCAGAAGAAGTGGCAAGGGAATTTGGTCGATAAGCATGGAAGTATTGAGAGTTCCACCCTATCCTCTAGTAACAACGTGGGATTTGCCTATAGCAAATTATGAATACATTGTTTATGTTGAGGATTTGGTGGATCACTCAGTAGAAGAGTCAAATATTTTTTCTGATGCAAATAAAAAATTAGTTTATCAATTACCACTTGAAAAAGTACAATTTGATCGTGACTTTTTAATTAGATTTTATGATACAGAACACGAACATATTCTTTACGAAAGTAATTTATCAATAATAAGACCATATGTAAATCCATCAGATATGGCACAAACAGCAACTGAAATTAAAGAATATCAGATGTACGAACTTATAGCAAGATCTATAATTGATACTTATGTGGGTGATGGTTTTTATAATCATAAACTAGTAATGAATACTTCTGGAAATGGTGCAGATTATTTTCCAATATGGCATGACTTTAACAGAGTTTTAAAAGTTTATGAAAATGATATTTTAGTATATGATATTGATAACCCAGAAAATTATGAATTTGAGTATAAAGTTTTATTAGATAATTCTGCAATATATAAAGTTGAAACAGCAACTGTTGGACAAGAAAAAAATAGAAGAGAAAATGATTTAACAAAAATTTCTACAGCACATGGAGATTTAGGATATGTTGCTTATTCTCCAACAGACTTTCCAAGAGGGTTTGATTACACTTTTATTTTAGATGTTGGATATCGTGCAGTACCAGCAGATGTAGAAGTTGCAACAAAAATGCTTATTGAAGATATAAAGTGTGGCAAATTAGACTATTATACAAGATATATATCTGCTTACAATACAGATCAATTTAGAATTCAATTTGATAAAGGTATGATGTCTGGTACTGGAAATATGGTAGTAGATAAAATTTTAGATAAATATGTCAAGACAATAACTAAGCCAGGAGTTTTATAATGATTTGCGAGGAACCAGACTTCGCTTTTCCCATGCAGGCAGACATATACCATCCAATAGTTGAACAAGGTGCATATGGAAATGTTAAGAAAACTTGGATCTTAGATAGAACAATTGCATGTTCTTTTGCAGCAGCAGGAACTGCATTTAAAGAAGAAATAACACCAAATATAAATATAACACAAGAAAAATTACTTTTGGGAAGATGTAAAACAGATGTCCGCATATCTAGTATTAATGCAAAAAATACAATTACAAATGTTATTATTACAAATATTAAAGATAAAAACTGTAATGAAATATATACTGAAACATCTGGTCCACGTGCAGGCAAGTCTACAATATTTGAAATAGCAACACAAGAACCATTTGCTGGCCCATTTGGTAATGTAGAGTATTACAAACTTATATTGCGTAGATCAGAAAACCAGGCGGTAGATGTATGATAGTTGCATTCAACACTACTGCATTTCGTAAAGATATGAAAAATATTATAGATTATTCTATAGGATATGTTGATGGAATACAAGGTGGCAAAAAAGCATTTTTGAGTACACTTGGTATAGAAACAGTAGAATTAATGAAAGAGTATATAGATTCTAATGCTAGGGTTAATCCAGAAATGTTACATCATGTTTATGAATGGTATCAAACAGGAAGTCCTAATGCAAGATTATATGATATTCAATATACAGCAAGTAATGTAGGACTTTCTTTTAGGTCAACTTTTAAACAATCTACATCAATTAAAAATGGATCACGTGTTCCTTTTTATGATAAAGCAAGAATTATGGAACAAGGAATACCAGTAACGATTCGTCCAGTAAGAGCACAGGCTTTAGCATTTGAAGTTGATGGAGAAGAAATTTTTACAAGACAGCCTGTAGAGGTTTTAAATCCTGGAGGAACTGCAGTTCAGGGTGGTTTTGAAAAAATATTTGATTCATTTTTTAATAGGTTTTTTACACAAGCATTCTTAAGAATTAGTGGTATTGCAAACTATTTAGAAAATCCTACATCATATAAGAAAAATTTAAATGCTGGTAAAAAAGGTGGAAAAGCAAAAGGATATGAAACAGGATATCGTTGGATTGCAAATGCGGGAGTGATTAAATAATGGCAATATATTACCCACCAATATTTATTAATGAATATCTAAAGGATAAACTTCCTATGTCTGGAAAAGAAACAATACCATTTTTTCCATCAATGCCAACAGACTTACACTCATTAACGGAGTCATTTCCAGATGGTATGTTTGCTGTTTTTGATAGAATGTTTAAAATGCGTCGTGGACCATTTCCACATATTAAATGTGAGCAATTGTTATATTATTTTTATAAAATAGATGGAGATCCAGAATTACTAATAGAGCATACTCAAAGAGTGCAGGATTTGTTAGATAATGCAGACGAATCAGCACAAGAGTTAAATAGATGGATAGACCAAAGACTAACAAATGAAGGTAAGTTTGTCGTGGCAGATAAAGAATTTTTACCAGTATATTTTCACAATATTAAGGTATATCAACTCGAAGAAACCAGGGATATCATAGATTTTGGAACAGCCAGAACATTTGCTGGCAATAAACTAATAATAGACTATGACTGGCATAAATCTTAAAATAAGGCTGTATACTTATCAATGAGGAAACACGCCTTTTAATTTCTAGAAAAATAAAGAGGTGAAATATAAATGGCTCTAGGTAATAGTACTAATATTATCGTTGGTGCAGCCCAGGTTTTTGTTCATGACGGACCATTAGCCTTGGGTGGAAATCCAACCCCAGTATCTGGCGAAGCATATGTTGCGACACTTGATGACACAGCAGGCTTTGAATCGGTTGGATATACAATGAATGGTTTGGAACTACAGTTCCAGCCAGACTTTGGTGAGGTTGCTGTTGATCAGATCCTTGACGTTGCTAAACTTTTTAAGCAAGGCATGCAAGTAAATCTAAACACAACATTTGCTGAAGCCACATTGGAAAATCTTCTTATTGCTGTTGCTGGTGGTCCTGGAGACCTTACTGGTGACAAGGGTACATCAAATGGCCAGGTCTTTAATATTAAATCAGGTAATCTTGGCGAATGCCCAGTAGAACGTGGTTTAGTAGCAGTAGGTCCTGGAACAGGTGATTGCGAAGAAGGTTCCAACAAGGAAAGAATCTATGTTGCATATCGTGCACTCTCAATTGAGAATGTAACTGTGTCTGCAAAGCGTGATGAGGCTACAATGTTTGAAGTTTCATTCCGTTTGCTACCAGAAGATTCAACAGGTTCATACGGTAAGATCATTGATCGCACTGTAACTCCATAATACAACTTAATAAAACGGATAGCCCAGTCATATTTGAAAAGGCTGGGCTTTTCTGTTTGCTATAATAAATACATGGCTACCGAAATATATAATAGTGGATATGTTGAATTAATTGATGGAACAGAAATATATGTTACCCCACTAAAAATAAAATATCTTCGTTTATTTATGGAACAGTTTGAAAATGTTAAAAAGTCAAAAAGTGATGAAGAGGCTATTTCAGAATTAGCAAAATGTGCATTAATCTGCATGAAACAATATTATCCAAATATTAAAACAATAGAAGAACTTGAAGATAATATAGATATTAAAACAATTTATAAAGTATTAGATATTGCTGCGGGAATTAAAATAGATAAAGAATCCCAAGAAAAAATAAAAGATCAAGCAACAGAAAGTCCAGGCGCTTCATGGGATAAACTCGATTTGGTCAAACTTGAGGCAGAGGTATTTTTGCTCGGTATTTGGAAAGACTATGAAGAACTAGAAACATCAATGTCTATGCCAGAATTAACAGAAACCTTAAATATAAAAAGAGAGTTAGATTATTCAGATAAAAAGTTTTATGCTGCAATTCAAGGTGTAGATTTAGATAAAAATACTAAAAAGTCAAATGCTTGGGAAGATATGAAAGCAAGAGTATTTAGTAAAGGTAAGGCATCAGACTCAAGAGATGTTCTTTCACTTCAAGGAATAAATGCTAGTCAGGCTGGATTTGGTATTGGCATGGGGCTAGAGTATGAAGAAATAAAAGATTAAAAATAAAAGCCATTGTGGTATAATTAATTCAACCTTATAAGGAGGAATAATGGCTACAACTGTGCATGAAGCAAAAGAAATCGTTCTTATTGACGGCACAAAGATAAAAGTAAGACCACTGAAGATATCTCTTCTTCGTCCATTTATGAAGAAGTTCGAAGGTATTGCAGCAGTGGCAGAAGATAATGAAAAATCAATGACTCTTCTTATGGAATGTGTAGCAATTGCTATGCAGCAATATAAGCCAGAGTTGTCAGAAGATCTTGCTGCTCTTGAAGAGAATTTGGATCTTCCTACAGTTTACAAAATCGTTGAAGAGGCTTCAGGAATTAAGTTAACAGAAGCCAGTCTTATCGGCGGACTTGCAAACGTATAAAAAATAAATATAAATAGAGGTGTAATGGAATGGCTGATGTTCAATCGAATATTCATGTAAATATCGATACGTCTGAAGCATTAGCCAGCATAAAACTTTTACAGAAGCAGATATCAGCCTTCCATACATCTATGGCGAAGAGTGGCGCAGCAGCGTCAGCAGTCTCCGCCAATATGCAACAAAATTTAATCAACTCACTTAATGCTTCTGGTAAATGGTCTGCTTCTATGCGGACTGTTAAAACTACAACAGAATCTTTTACAAATGCTCTTGAAAAAAACAAACTTTCAATGCGAGATTACTATCGCTATTCAATGGGTGCTACAAAAACTTTCGGAAGATTATTTTCATCAGAATTTGATACCATAAGTAAGGTCGCACGTGAACGTGTCAAAGATTTACAAACTCAGTATATTAAATTAGGTAGAGATGCTAATGGGGCAATGAGAGCAATTGCTATTAGACCATTGGCTCTTGATATGCAAAACTATGGAACTCAAACTGCAATAGCATCACAAAGACAAGCATTGCTTAATCAGTTAATGAAGCAAGGCGCAACAAATATGCTTAACTTTGGTAAAAATACACAATGGGCTGGTCGTCAGTTAATGGTAGGCTTTACAATACCACTAACATACCTTGGAACTGCTGCTGCTAAAACTTTTATGCAATTAGAAGAACAGGCTATTAGATTTAAACGTGTTTATGGAGAAATGTTTACTACTGGTGCAGAAACTGAAAAAATGCTTTCAGACATTCAAATACTTGCTAAACAATTTACAAAGTATGGTGTTGCTGTTGAAAAGACAATGGAGATGGCAGCCACTGCAGCAGCACAAGGCAAGATGGGTGCTGAACTGCTTGCACAGGTTAATGAAGCAACAAGATTATCTGTTTTAGGTGGCGTAGAACAAGAGCAATCTTTAGAAACTACAATATCCTTAACAAATGCTTTTGGATTGTCTGCAGAAAAATTAGCACAAAAAATTAACTTTTTAAACGCAGTAGAAAACCAAACAGTTGTATCTATTGAAGATTTAACAGTTGCTATACCAAAGGCTGGTCCAGTTGTAAAACAACTTGGTGGAGATGTTGAAGATCTTGCATTCTTCTTAACAGCAATGAAAGAAGGTGGAATTAATGCATCAGAAGGTGCAAACGCACTTAAGTCTGGACTTGCATCGTTAATTAATCCAACAGATAAAGCATCTCAAATGCTTGCTGATATGGGAATTAATTTAAAGGGAATTGTTGAAACAAACAAGGGCAATGTAAAACAGGTTGTATTAGATTTTGCTGCAGCACTTAATACATTAGATCCATTAAATAGAGCAAAGGCAATTGAACAATTATTTGGTAAATTTCAGTTTGCACGTTTATCAACACTATTCCAAAATGTTATTCAGCAAGGAAATCAAGCAAGTCGTGTATTAAAATTAACTCAAGCCACAACAGAAGAACTTGCTATTTTATCTGAACGAGAATTATCTAAAGTTGAAGAGTCAACTACATATAAATTTAAGAAAACAATAGAGGATTTAAAGGTTAGTTTAGCACCAGTCGGTGAGCAATTTTTAAAAGCAATAACACCTATAGCAGAGTTTATTGGTAAGGTATTAGAAAAGTTTAATAATCTTGGTGATGGAACTAAAAAGTTTGTTGTAATTCTAACAACACTTCTTGGCGGAATAGGTCCAATATTACTTATGACCTTTGGTTTATTGGCTAACGGACTTGCAAATATTATTAAACTATTTGTTAGCATGAAATCAATATTTAATCGTGCAGGACAATCTTCAAATACTTTAGGAGAACAAACACAATATTTAACATCAGAGCAGGCAGAAGCAGCATCTGTCGCAGCATCTTTAAATCAAATACACACAAGATTACAGCAAACATTTACATCTGAAACATCTGCTTTAAATGCATTAATAAGCGCCTATCAAAGAGCAATTGCTGCCCAACGTGGATTTAGTGGTCCAATTATAGGTGGGGGTAAGAGGGCAAAGTTTGCAAGTGGTACAACAAAGGTAAGACCATTTTATTTTGCTAGAGGTACAGATACTGTCCCTGCAATGCTTACTCCAGGAGAAGCAGTAATCCCAGCAGGTCCAGCACAAGATCCAAGAAATAAACCAGCAATAAAACATATGATTGCTGGTGGTACTATGGAATACCTTTCAGAAGGTGTTGGTAGTGTAGTAGAAAAGAAATTAAGAAGAATTGGTAGCGGATCTGAGGGTAGGGTTGGAAAGTCTGGCACAACAGTTCCAATTCCATATAAATTAAATGTTTCAAATTCTGGAGGTGCTGTTCCATTTACAAGTATTAATCCAGCAAGTATGGTAAATCTAACTAGCATTTATGCAAAGGATATTGCTAAGGCTGCAAAGATTTCAGTTACATCAATTAACAAAGAAATAAAAGAATGGCAAATAGCAAATAAAAAAGCAATAGATGTAGCAACAGAAGCAGTTCAAAAGGGAATTCCAGCAGAAAAAGCCTTTGGCAATTTGATGGAAAAGTTTAATGCAGATATGAAGAGGGCTGGAGGCCCAGTTAGCAAGTTTGCAGACGCTGCTAGGAAAATGGCTCCAATGTTACAACAAGATTTAATTCAAGCACAAAATGAGGCAAGAAGACTTGGACTTAATGTAAAAAATGCTGCTGATGCAACTGCACTTGCTGGTAAGTTACCAAATAATATAGTTGCACAATCAATTACAAAGCCTGGAAACTTTCAAGGTTTATCTAAGGCCAGAGGTGCAGGAATCTCAATGTTTGGAGGTGCTGCTGGATTACCACAATATGGAATTCCTAGATTTATGCTTACTCCAGGTATTGCACCAGCATCGCCAGCATATTTAGCAGGAACTTCTCAAGAACATTTTGGTCAAACAAAACAAGAGCAGGCTGCTAGGGCTGCTAATAGAGAACAAAGAATTAAACTTCGTGTAGGAACAAATCTTGGAAAACAAACAGCACAACATCTTGTAAATGGTTTAGAGCAAGGTTTAAGGGCTGAATTACAATCTGCATCTCCATCAAAAAGAATGCAAAAGATTGGTCAAGATGCTGGGCGTGGACTAATAATAGGTGCACAAGAATATGTAGATGATGCACGAGTAGCGGGTCAGCAAATAGGTGTAGCAGCCACACAAGGTGTAATGTCACAAGCACAAATGGCAGCAGCATCACGTGCATCTTTATATGGCGGAGGCCCAATAGATGCTTCACAAAAGTCTTTACGTAGACAATTACAAAAACAAGCACGTATCGCAGAACTAGCACAAAAGAAACCTTTATCACAATCAACAATAATGCCAATGGTTGCTGGAGCAGGAACTGCAAAGCCAACAGTTGCTGGAAAGTTTAGTAATTGGAGACAAAATAAAATTGAACAACAAAGACTTGCAAAGGCTGAAAGAGGTTCAAGACCTGGTGTTAGCATGGGTGGAGTTGGTATGGGCCTCTCAATGGCTGCTATGGCTGGATCAATGGTCCCAGGCAAAGTTGGTGACGTATCTCAAAAATTAATGATGCCTTTAATGATGCTAACAATGATTGGGCCTATGTTACAAACCCCTATAGGAGCACTTATGGTTTCTATAGGTGCAATGGCTGCAGGAATTATTAAACTTAGAATGGAATTTGATAAGGCACAAGATTCATCAATTAAACTAAGAGAGTCTTTGTCAGCAAGCAAAGATTCAATGAGAAACCTTGCTAAATTCTCTGGCAACGTTACTGCTGGTGAAATTATGGATAGAAGAAGAGATCAGAAATTTGGATTAGTTGGCGCAAAACCAGGAAAGACTACATTTGGAGAAGCATATGTGTCTAGTAAAGAAGGTAAAACTGTTATGGACGCAACAGTTGAATCTCTTAAAACTCGGGGAGTTAAGGCTACTGGAGGAGATTTAACTAATCAATTAGTAAGTAGCGTATTGGCTGGAGCATTAAGTGCAGAACAAGCAAAATCAATAGCATTAAATATTGGTCAGAAAACAGGAAATTATGGATTAGGATTTTCGGTAACTGCTCAAATAAATCAACTAATTGGACCAAATGGAGAAAATTTAGAAAAAGATCCTTTAGAGATTAGAATGAAACTTATTGAGCAAACAGAGGGACAAAACAAACAACTATTTCAGCAAATGCAAGAAAAGGGTGGTCGTGGGGGCTTCCTTAATATGGGTGCTTTAAATCCAAATGTTGCTATGGGTGGAATGACTGCAGCAGGTGCTGGATTAGGTGCAGCAATTGGAACTGCTATATTGCCAGGTATTGGAACAATAGTTGGTACTGGTCTAGGCGCTATTGCTGGTGCAGTAGGAGGCTATTTCTCTCAAAGAGGGGCTAATGAAAGAAATGGTAAGTTATCTGGAGCAGTCGTTGCATCACAAAGAGCACAGATGGAACAACAAAAAGAAATGCTAGATTCTTTAGATTTGTATTATCAAAAGAAAATAAAAGAATTAGAAATAGAAGGAAAAATTACTGAAGCAAAAGCACTACAGAAAAAGTATGATGAAGATAGAAATAAACTTGTAGAAAAGGGTGCTCAGTTAAATAAAGATATAATGACAAATTATGGTGCAACAAAAGGAAATGTTAGAAGCGCCATGGATACTGGTATTGATAAATTATTAACACAAAGATATAAGAATAGTGATGAAATACAATATTTGGATGCAGCAAAAACATTATTGTCAGAATCACAATTAACTAAGGAACAACAGTATTTAATAAAAGTAAAAATGTCTACTGGAGAATTAACACCTAGCCAACAGATGTTCTTATTCAGCAACTTTGGAAATGATAAAAACGTACAGCAACAGTATATGGATATTATTACTAGATTTAGTGCTACCACTGCGGATGATGCTACTAGAGTAATGGGAATGTTTTCAAACCCTGACGGAACCCCTAATAAAGAGTTACAAACAAAATTTTTAGCAAGCGTTGCAACTAAAAAAGATGATAAAGAAGCATCAAAGTATATAGACTTTTTTGCTGAAGTAGCAAACACAAATGGTGTATTTGACATGACAGCAATATTAAATTTCTATATGAAGAATCCAGAAATGCAAGCAAAAACACAAGAAATAATTGATAATATTGATAAAAATAAAGGTAAGTTAACTCTTGATGTAATGACTAACTTTTTACCTGAAAATGTTATGGGGTCAATTGATAAAGCATATTTTGAAAAATTATCTCAAGATGAAAGAATAACATATCTAAAAGAAATTGCTACTATTGTAAATGTTCCAGATCCAGTAATACAAGCAGATCCTGAATTTATTAAATGGCAAAAAGAAGGTGCTTTATATAATGGAGTTTCATATTCTGGAAAAAGTATTGGAGAGCAGATTGCTGCTTATAGACAATTCCAACCATGGAAAGTAACACAAGAATCTATTGCTCAGGCTTCTGCTACTCCAGCAAAAACCACTAGTGGTGGAGGAAAGGTTGATTCATCTCCATTAGATGACATTGTTAAAAAGTTAAGGGATGTTCGTAAAAATCAAATAAAGGTAACTGAAGGTTGGTCTGCATCAATGAAAACTTTAGATCAGTTATTTGGTGGCAAAAAAAGACTTGAAATGTTTAGCGGTATAGAGCAAGACCTGGCTAAACTTGGTGCTAAAGGTAACTTTATTGAACTCATTGTTGGCATGGATCCAAAAGAATATGAAAAAAGAAAAAATCAATTATTTAAATTTGATAATAATAATAATATTATTGGATTAAAAAAAGATGCAAAAACAATACAAGAAGCATTAAATGCTGTAGTTGCTGGAGACTATGCTTCTCAAATGATTCAATTAAAACAAGAAATAGCAGATCAATCAGCAGCATATGATATATTAACAAAGGCTGGATTGAGTTATGCAGATACACAAGAATTAATTGCCGATAAAGCATTTGCTGCAATGATAGCATCAGAAGGTAATACAAAGGCTGCACAAAAATTAATTAAATTATTAAAAGAAGCAAAAACTTTATCTAAAGGAAATCAAATTAAAACTGATTTACAAGGTGATATTGATGCAGATAAGCAGACTGCTGCAGCAAGAGCAAATCTAGCAAAAGCAGCAAAAGCAAACAATTGGAGTTGGCTTGAAGCAGATGCAATCCTTAGTGACGATACATTAAGAGAGGCAATGGCAAATTGGGATAAACTTACAAAAGAACAAGCAGCAGTATTTAAAGAACGATTGCAACAAGTACTTAATTCTATAGAATTTAAAGAGTCAATATTTAATAAGGGTTTTGAAAAGGCTATGGAAAAGTTTTCTGTTATGGAAACTAAGATTGAACTTGATTTTCAATTTACCACATTAAAAGATCAAGATATTATTGAAAAGGCTCAAGATAAAATTGCTGGAATTAATTATCAAATAGATGATTGGGAAGCAAGTCTCAAGGGTATAGAAGAACAAGAGCAAAAAATTAATGATAAGTATGACCTTAAATATAAAGCATTAGATGAAATAAGAAGTTTAAATGATAAAATATCTAAACAACAAAAGGGACAACTTACACTTGCTGATGCATTGTCACAAGGAGATATTGCTGCTGCTGCAAGAGCAGCCCAAGACATAAGATCTCAACAAGCAACAGATGCAATAGATAATCAGCAAAAATTATTAGATGCTGCTAAAGAAAATGAATTAGCAAATATAAGAAATGAAAAAGGTTATACTCGTGCACAAATAGAAGATCAGATTAAAAATTTACGTGATCAAATATTTAAGATAGAGGAACAGGAACTTGAACCAGCACAAGAAAGAGTGCGTATCGAAGAAGCAAAAAAGAGAGAACTAATTCAATCACTTACAGTTCTTGGAAAAAGTAAATTAGAATGGGAAGCAATAAAAAATAGAATAGATATTGCAAGAACATCTAGTGCAGAATATATGCAAGCAATTGCTGCAGCACTTACAGTTGTTGAAGATATTGTTAATTATTGGAATTCGCTTGATGGAAAAATAATTACAACTACACATAAAATTATAACTATATATGAAAACGGAGGAACACCAGGACCAGGACCAGGACCAGGACCAGGACCAGGACCAGAGCCATGCCCTCCTGGACATATCATGAATGATGCTGGAAACTGTGTTCCAGTTGGCGGTGTAAGCGAATGTGGCCCAGGAATGGTTAAGGCAGATGACGGCAGATGTGTTCCTGCTGGATCATTTAATACAGATAATAGTGATGGTACAAGCAAAACTGATGGATCTGGAAATAACAATGATTCTACTGGTGATTCAAATACAGATTATAGCGGAAGGTTAATTAATGGTTTTACTCCATATTTAATTGAAGCAAAAGAAGAATATGACAAAATTGTTGCAAAGTCATTAGCACCTGGAGCAACGCCAAGTGATTTCGGTCACGATCTAGCGTCTGCTGATCAAAAAGTTATAAATGCTTTAAACTTAGTTGACGCAAAAAATGAGTATAATAAAAAAGTAACTCAAAGTTTAACTAAGGGTGCTACACCAAGCGATTTTGGTGCAGGACTAGCAGCATCAGATATGAAGGTTATTAATGCTGCGAATAAAGTTATAGCATCATCTACTTCAGCAAATGCTGCTAAGGCTGCTGCTGATGCTGCTGCAAAGGCTAAGGCTGCTGCAGATATTAAAAAGTTTGGTGGAAATGCAATTGCAGCATCTCAATTTGCTAACTGGCCTAGCGGTAAATCTTCTGGAGGGCTTATTAAAAGATTTGCTGTTGGTGGACCAGTTATAGGAACTGATGTTGTTCCTTCAATGTTAACACCTGGAGAATTTATCATGAGCAAATATGCAGTAAATACGTATGGCGTAGATAAAATGAGAGCAATTAACAATGGCGATGTATCAGATGCTTCGGTGTATAATTATAGTATTGCTGTTAATGTAAAATCAGATGCAAATCCTGATGAAATTGCAAGGGCGGTAATGGGTCAAATTCGTCAAGTAGATTCAAAGAGATTAAGGAGCAGAGCAGTATAATGGCTACAGTAAATTACATAACTGGTAGAAGAAGGTACCAAAGACCTCAAGCAATGCTCTGGGCAAACAATTCTGGAACTTTAGCAGAAACAAGTCCTGGTGGCTCAAAAATATATGTTCCAAATGGTTTGGAAATAGGACAAGATCCTGGAAGCGAAACTGATGAATCTCTTTATAATCAATTTATTATTTTATCTGATGACAATAGACAAGAAATAGATTTTAGACCTGTAAGAATTGAAAAACGTGAAAGAATGATTAATGGAAGAATGAGATCTTATCATATAGCAGATAAATTACAAATAAGTACATCATGGCAAATGCTTCCATCCAGATCATATTTTCAGGTAGCAGAATTTAATGCTACTACTGGAAAATCTCCTCATATTAATGACAATAATTTAGAGTTTACAACAGATGGTGGTGCTGGAGGAGTAGAAATTTTAGATTGGTATGAAAATCATAAGGGACCATTCTGGGTTTATTTAGCATATGATAAATATAAAAATTTTAAAAATGACAATGGTGATATTGACAATAATTCTTATGCACATCTTCCACAATATAATCAATTAATAGAAATGTATTTTACAGATTTTAACTATAGCATCGTAAAAAGAGGCGGTAGTAATTTTGACTTTTGGAACATAAGCGTAACGCTGGAAGAGGTATAATGTTTCAAAATGAAGATTTAAAGTTACATCTTGAGTCATCAAATACAATAAAGACTCAATCTGCAGTAATTGCAGAATGGAATATGAATATAGCAGATAACATTTTTAGAATTGGAAATTATAGATACAGACCAACGTTATCTGTTTCTGAAAAATATAAATTAATACCAAATAGTTTTGATCAAAACGATATAGGTAATTTTTATACTAATGCTACTGATGCTGATATTAAAATAGATGGTGGTATTGATCCATCTGATAATGAACAGCCATGGTTTTTATTATCTCAAAATATAAAAAATAAAATGATTTATTCATTAGAAGATTGTTTTAAAAAATTTAGGCCAAGGTCAGGTATAAATAAGGCAACATATATTCCAGGGAAAAAAGTTCATCACTCAAATATGAATATGTCTAATAGACCTAGATATTACATGGCAGACAAAAATGATAATTTTAAATATTGGACATCCTATAGAACAGAATCTGGATCAGTATTTGGTATAGCAAATAAACAATTAAATGGTCAATATTTTATAGATGATGCATGTCCTTTTGTTGTATATAATAGTCCAGTACCAACAAATAGGATAGTTGTTAAAATGCAAACTAATGTTGGATCTATTGACCTTGGTCCTTTTTCTGGACCTGGAGGATCTTTTACAGATCCATTATACGGTGATGCAAATAAGTCAACACCAGTTAAATGGAAAATACAATATTTAAAACAAAATGACTGGATTGACGCTGTATCATTTGAATCAAATTCCAGAAGAAAAGATGGAACAGCAATTATAAAATCAGATGGCTATGTTGAACTTGCCTATGGTTTAAAGGTACCAGATAAGTATAGGGATGTTTTTATTCGTGCTGAAGAATATTATAATGAATCATTTTTACCAAAAGAATCTATAAATGGATATGCTTATTTAATAAAACAAGATAAAAATGACATAGGTATTTATCATATATGGTTTAACGGTGGTTGGGAAACATTCACCCCGTCCTATGGCTGGTATTTAGAAGAGGAAACTGTCACAAGATTAACAAACTTTGTTACTGATTTAACTGACCCAATTACCTTTATTTCAAATAATGAAAATAAAACTGTATATAGAGAGTTTGAAAATATTAAAGGAATAAGAATTGTGGTAGACACAATGAATAAAGTTAACTCTACTTTTGACTTGATTGAAATGTCACCTAGATTAGTTGCAGATATTTCTGAAAAGGTTACTGGATTTTCTGTAAAAAAGTCTGCTTCAGATTTAGGTACAAGCGGATTACCAGTCGGACAACTCTTAGCATCCGTCGGCAATCTTAATATATTTGATTATGATGATGCATTTAATGAAAATAATACTGGAAGTATTATTCATAAATATTTATCTAATAACATACAAATTAAATTTTATGACATAATAATCGATGTTGATGGCTATGACTATTTAGTTCCAATAAAAACATTATATTGTGATGCTTTTCCAAAGTACAACCCTAATGATAAAAAGGTAAATCTTGAATTAAGAGATTTATATTTTTATTTTGAATCAATACTTGCACCACAAATGCTGGTTACAAATGTTTCTTTAAGTTACGCAGTATCTTTATTATTAGACTCTATAGGTTTTTCAAACTATACTTTTAAAAGAGTAGATGGAGAAAAAGAACTAGTAATTCCATTTTTTTATATTGGACCAGATAAAACAGTTGCATCTGTATTAAATGATCTTGCTATCTCAACACAAACAGCAATGTTTTTTGACGAGTATAATAATTTTGTAATGATGAGTAAAAATTATATGATCCCATCATCTTCACAAAGACAAAAGTCTTTTACCTTTTATGGCTCTAAAGATTTTACTAAAGATGCTGCAATAGAAAATAAAAGTATTAATACAAAACTTACAAACATAATAGATATTGCATCTACTGATAAAAGTGTATTTAATGATGGGAAAATTAATTATAAATCCAGATATATACAAAGATCATATGGAACAATTAAACAAGCAAGTATGGTAGACAATGAAGCATCTGCAAAAAATTGGATATATAAGCCAGTTCTTTTATGGGAAGTAACTGGAGAAAATTCTTTACGATCAATTAACGGAGAAGCGCAGAGTCAGTCAGCGTATAGTTTATCTGCTATTCCGTTAAACTCTGACCTGTCATCCTCTTTACCAATAGTCGTAGGTAATCAATTAACAAATAATACTATTGATTTAGGAGAAGCAGTTTATTGGTTAAGCAGACATTCTGGATATTTTTATACAAATGGAGAAATAATAAGATTTGATGCAGTTCAATATAGTATACCTGGAGCAGAAAAAATAATTGCAAGAGAGGAAAGTAATGGCAAGGTTACTTTTACAACTACGACTACTGGTGCTATAGGAAATGTTTGGATAAGTAGCAATCAAGAATATCAAGATTATTTATCAAAACTTACATTTAATGGAAAAATATATCCTACAGGACTTGTTAGAATTTACTCAGAACCAAAATACGAAGAAATTAATGGAATAACTGTTATGAAGAATGGCGAGGTATCTAGACACGGTAGAGGTCAATTCGGTACCCCAGTATTATCTCACAAGGCTGGACTAGACACATATTGGACAGATAATACATATGTACGTGGAATGGATATGAAAAGTGAATTTTTGTTTGGTTTAGAGTACATTGGACAAACTCAAGATCAAATAGTAGAAGGTGTTGGCGAACAACTTTCAGAATCACCAGCAGGAGTTAATAATACAAAATCAAAAGAAAACAAGAGAACTGGTATTATAAAAAACTTTTTGTCTACATCTTTTACAAAAGAAACTCAAAATAATACTATAAAATCTACCCAAACAGGATCAATACAATCATCTGCTCTAGTTATGAATGGACCATCTTTTTCAACAACCGAAACTCCTATTAACTTTTTGTCATATCAATATAAAGCATTAGACAATAGATACAAGCACTTCGGCACCAGAATGAGAATAGTTGGGAAAATAGAAGCAAGTGAAACACGTGGACAAACACCATTAAACTCAACTCCATATTATGTATTACCAGGATCTCAGCCAAATCAAAGTTTAAATATATCTGGTGGTTCTGGAGGTATATCTGTACTATTAAATCCAAATACTAATGTCGGATATTATTTTGAAATTATTTCATTAACAGAAAATAATGTTAGTGAATATTCTTCTGCTGCAGAAAATTTGCATAATGTTGTGTTTTATAAAATATTGGCTGATGAAAGTGGTAACGCTATACCAATTAAACTTTGGGGCGGGTTTACAAACATACTAGTTGATGATGGAAACTTTACTGGACAATCAAGATTAATGGGAGAAGAAAATCCAACTGTATATGATTTAGCAGTTGAATATCAAGATCTAGGTTCCGTAAGACAATTTTATTTATATATAAATAATCAGATAGTTGGAATTGTAGATGATAACAATCCAACGCCAGCATATAATAATATGGCTTTATTTGTTCGTGGTGGGTCTAAGTGTATGTTTGAAAATATATATGCATTAACAAATAATTATAGTCAGAATACAGTATTTGCTTTGGATACTCCAGTGTCTGCTGCATTTACAGATAATGAAATTAATGCTAATGAATCATTTAGAAAGTATGCTATGTCTGGAGTTATACAGTCAACATATTTATCTGGAATTAGTTCAAGTCAACCACCTAAATTTAATATGTATTTTGAAGAATTTGGAAGCATAATGAGAGAGGCAGCATATCTTAAAGTTAGATATGATAAAGCATATCCAGCATTATATGCACAACTATCTCCAACGTTTAACAGAATTAAGGGATATACCGTTTCTGGTTTTAGGGCTGGATCCTACGGTGCTGAATTTTTAATATTTAATTCAACAGATACAACAATTAATTTGGACGAAACAAGCGGAAATTATTTAAGAATTCAAGGAATTACATTTACACAACAATCAGAAAATGAACTTACTGTTGATAATTATTTTACTAAAAACAGCAATTTTTCTGACCCGCAAATAGGTAAAGATGGATTAATAATTTCGCCAATAAGAGCAGAACAAGATTATGATAAAATAAAAACAAGTAGATTGACATATGGAAGAAAAGAATTTGCAATTGATTCTCCATACATTCAGTCAGAAGATGATGCAAGAGATTTGATGTCCTGGATTATTGAAAAAATTATGAAGCCTAGAAAGAGTGTAGGGGTAAAAGTTTTTAGTATGCCAATAGTACAACTAGGCGATATAGTTAATATAGAATATAAAAATGAAAACAACATAGATGTTGTCTCTCCATCTTCATCAAATTTTGTTGTATATAATATAGATTATCAAAAGGATATAAATGGTCCTAGTATGACATTATATTTGAGTGAGGTGTAAAATGGTATATTTTACTGGAGATGGAAAAATTGTATATGATGATTATCCAATAGCGCCTACACATGAACAAAAAATGTCTTGGAAGTTTGGTAGTGATAAAAGAGTTACTAGTCAAGAGCAATTAGATGAATATGGAGATTATATAAGTGGTCTTAATGCAATACCAGATGATCCAACAGTTTTATATCCAAATGGTTTGGTAAATAAAGATGTTAAGCCAGCGACTACAGATATTATATTATTTAAAGATGATACTCTTCCAATAGAAATAATGACTGACCTTATATTTGAAAATATAGGTGGTCAAGAATTAATTAATATTGTAAGATCTGATTTAGTAAACGGTCAAAATATTTTATATCAACCAATTAAAAATCTTAGCAGCATATATTTTCAATATAATCCACAAAATATACTTGGTTTACAAGATATAGATGCTAATTATTTTAAGCAGTTTCCTATTAATTTTTCAAGTAAAGTTCCTTTATGTGGTACTGGGCCTAACTGTTCTATTGTATATATAGACGAATCTACAGGGGATTTAATTATTAATGTTATAAATTTAGCAAAAGATGAACAAGTAGAAATATCCATAATTTCTAATGGGGAGGTATTAGATGATACAATATATGAGGTGTAATTATGATAACTAATATTGGAAAAGGCATTATTGCAAAATATCTGATAGGACAGGCTCCTGCTTATGCGTCCTATATAGCAATTGGTTGCGGTGCAAAGCCATTAAATACAGCACAAGCATTTGGAGACTATACGGATAAAGAGGTTTTAGATTTTGAGATGTTCCGTGTACCTATCATTTCTAGAGGATATGTAAATGATAATGGAGTTGAAAAAATAGTTTTAACTGCAGAATTGCCAACAGATGAAAGATATGAAATATCAGAAGTTGGAATATATTCTGCTGGAGCAAACCCGTCTGCTGGAGCATATGACTCAAGATCTTTATTTGCTTTTACTGTAAATGAAAACTGGGAATATCATGATCAACTAGGAAACGCTGGAGCATTAGATATTATTTATGAACCACTAGGAGAAAATAATACTATAGATCAAACACAAAAAGCCTTTCAAACAAACTCCGATAATTTAGTTTTTACAGATTCTGCAAGAGTTTTGAGATATGAAAGGGCAAGATTTTTCAATAACATTGTTATGATGAGGGGTGATTCTGCAGATTTAGGAATTTCTTCAAATCACTTATCAATAGGAGAAGGCTCTGCACATATACACCTTGCTGGAACCGCATTAGACTTTAATAAAAATTCACCTACAGATCAAATTAAATTAGCCTTTAGTGTTATCAATAAAGATCCAGATGGAGCAATTGTTCCAGACAAGGTTAGAATATTATTAGAGTTTGCAGAATCAGATGCTCCAGGAGTTAATGAATGGGCAAGGTTTGAAGTCGTTATGGATGCAAACGACTATGATTTTGAAAATAATAGGTATTATGTAATAACGAAACAACTACAAGAACTATATAAAAGTTCTGGTTTTACTTGGAATAACGTTTCAATAGTTAAGATTTATACAACTGTTATAAAAGATAATGAACCTTCTGAAAACTTTTATATAGGATTAGATGCAATTAGGTTTGAAAATATATCAACTACTAATCCAATATATGGTTTAACGGGATATACAGTATTAAAAAATACCAATGCTGAAACCGTTATTAAAGAAGCCAATACAACAAATTATATAGAATTTAGATTTGCAATGGATGTGCAATAATGTCTAGTCCAGATCAAGGAATAAAAAAAGTTATTATTCCAAAATCTAAACTTCCAGGTTTTTTTGGCAACAATAAAACATACGTTTTACGATATAGATTTATTTCAGAAGATAAAAATAGAACATCTCACTGGTCTCCAGTTTATAAAATAATTGCTGAAGATACACCAGTAGAAATTTTAAATAGTATGGTAATAGATACTAATAACCGTGTTATTAATTTAACATGGGAACCTCAGTTAAATATAGGAGAATATCACTTATATGTTAAATGGAATAATCTAGATTGGCAATATTATGGCAAAACATCTCAGACAAATTATTCAATTGTTTATTCTTCAGATAAAGAGTATATTAATGTTGCTGTTCAGACAAACACAATTCCACTTGAAAGATTTCAAAATGCAACATTATTTGAAAATGAAGGAAGTCTGATATAATTAGACAGGAGGAAATATGGCAAAAATACCTTTACCAGAACTAGGTCAACCGCTTGACGTTTCATATATATATCAAATTGCAAATGCAATTAACGAGTTATCATTACAGATTTCTCCAGCAATATATAAATATGTTACAGTGGATGTCCCTAATGGAGTATCACAAAATGCAAAGGCATCTGAAACAAGAATAATTGCAGGCTATACAGATGTTGTAAAAAGTTCTAATCAGAGTATCGGAAGCCAGCAACCTTTTTCGTATAACTTTCCCGCAGATTTTAAATTTGCCCCAATTGTTACAGCAAGTCCAATTAATATTGGCGGAACAGAAGCAGGAAAAAATGTTTCGGTAGTAATAAAAAGTATTACTACATCAAAGGTAGATGGCGTTGTTAATTTTAATTCTAGTGGAGATGTATCCATTGGTATTAATTTAATTATTGTCGGCATACCCAATTAATGATTAAATGTAAAAAATGTTTAAAAAATATGATGGTAGACAGAGTATACAACTCATTCTCTCATATAGAAATATATTGTTTTATTTGTGGATCAAGAAAATTTTTTCATCCACCGTCTGATTCGGAGGAAGGTAGATGGTTGCTAAAAAAGGAATTAGAACGAGCGAAGAATACAATCTCTCCCCTGTAATTCAGGGTAGTAAAAAAATTTGGTTTTTAAATAAAGATCTTGTAAGGGTGATTCATTCTAATAGATCAAATGGCATTATGTCTATTTATAATATTACAAAAGATAAAATTGAAAGTTGTTTAATAAGCGAATTTAAAAATAAAAAAGAAAGAGCATATACTGTATCAGAAGCAGCAGATCTTGTCAATAGACATAGAAAATATATGCCAACATTAATGAAACGTGGAATAATACCTACTCCGATTGGAGCACAAAAAGATGGTAAAAGAGGATGGCAAGTAAGATCTTATTATTCAGAATCGCAAGTTAAAGAGATTCGTGATATACTGGCTACATACCATATTGGTAGACCAAGAAAAGATAATTTAATAACAAACGATATCACTCCCACTAAGGCTGAATTGACACGCAGAATGGGAGATGGTATACTAACATATACAAAGACTGAAGATGGTAGATATATACCAGTTTGGTCAGAATCAATATAGCAGAAGGGTATGAAATGGAAGATACAAAAGTATCAGTAACACTTGGCTACACACTCAATCTTGGAAACTTTCAATCTTTAAGATTAGACTTAGGTGTAGTAGATTCAAAGCGTGATGGTGAAAATACAGATCAAGCATTTGAACGTGTATATAAATTTGTTGAAGATAAGTTAACAACAAAAATTACAGAAGCAAAAGCAGAACTAGCCGAAAGCGAGTAGTGTGACAGACAAACAGAAGCGCATGGCTCTGTTGAGTAGGTTTGATAAACACTATAAGTTTAAACTAGGACAAGGGCCACAGTATAATAAGTGGATTGAACAATGGTCTGCTGATGCATTAGTAGAGTCTTATGGACTTGATAAATGTTATCAATTATTAGAATATTATTTTGAAGTTACGGATAATCCAACATGGAATCATTTTGCTTATATTGCACATGATATACTGGAAGCAATACATCAACAACAAAAAGATTTAGAAGAAAGACAGCAGCGTAGGGAAAAAGCAAAGGAATGGCTAAGTGAATAATTCAGAATCAAAACTTATATCTGCCGTTCTTAAAGATAAGCAAGCGCATGTTATGCTTCAGGCCAATGTTGAGGGCATACTAAAAACACACTTAGATGTTTGGCAATTTATAAGAAAATATTATGAGCATAATGGAACAGTTCCTCCAACAGAATTAGTTGTAGAAAAATTTAGAGATTTTGAACCAGTAGATGGAATTGGTTCTACAAAGCATCATCTTGAAGAGTTACAATCTGAATATCTAGTTAATAGTCTTAAAGATATATTAAGATCTGCTGCGACAGAAGTTCAGGGTGGTCTTGGTGTCGAGGCATTAGAATCTTTAATATCAAAAACAGCAGAACTTAGAAAAAACACAGCAGCAATTCGTGATATAGATGTAACAGATTTAGATTCTGCTATTGCATATTTTGAAAATCTTAAAAAGCAACAAGAGGCTGGTGCCCTTGGAATTAAAACTGGACTTCCAGGATTTGATAATTATTTGCCTTCTGGAATTATGCCAGGACAATTAGGAGTCTTTCTTGCATATCCAGGCATAGGAAAGTCATGGTTGTCCCTCTATTTTGCTGTACAGGCTTGGAAACAGGGTCGTAGTCCAATGATTATAAGTCTTGAAATGTCTGAGACAGAAGTGCGTAATCGTGTATTTGCAATTATGGGCGAAGGATTATGGTCACATCGTAAATTAAGTGCTGGTCAAATTGAAATGGACATGTTGAAATCTTGGCATACTAAAAATGTTCAGGGTAGACCAGAATTTCATATCATATCAAACGATACAGGCGGAGATATAACTCCATTAGTTTTACGTGGCAAAATAGATCAATATAAACCAGACTTTGTTATTGTAGATTATTTACAATTAATGAGTCCTAATACTAAGTCTGACAATGAAACTATTCGTATGAAAAATCTTTCACGTGAATTAAAGTTAATGGCAATCGCTGAAGAAGTCCCAATTATTGCCATATCATCTGCTACCCCCGATGATGTCACTAAACTTGAAACAGTTCCAACACTTGGTCAAACAGCATGGTCACGTCAAATTGCCTATGATGCTGACTGGGTTCTTGCTTTAGGTAGGGCTACAAATAGCGATATTATAGAATGCGTATTTCGCAAGAATCGCAATGGTTTTATGGGTGAATTTTTGGTTCAGGCTGACTTTGACAAGGGATATTATAGGTATAAAGATTATGAAGATAAGTCAGTATAATATGTGCCATGGAGACATATCAGCACAAACCTATAAAAAGGTTTGGGATGGACGGAGTTATTTATGATGACTCCTCTATATATAGATTACAGCAAGAATATATCAGATTATTGGTATCTGAAATGCGCTTGTCTGGATATGTTCCAAGATTTGATATTGACCCTCAGTTTACAATAGAATACAATGAAAAAAATAATACATATAATTTTATATTAAGTATATATGGAATATATATAGGGAGAAAAAAGAGCGAATGGATACTAGGAATAGACGGTACGAAAGCAGTTCATACACAGCCAACCAGATTAAAAGAGTTCTCTCAGGATCTGGCATAAATATAGAAAAAGAGGCAGAGTCTGAGTATGTTGTTTTTTGTCCATTTCACTCAAACCATAGGACCCCTGCTGCAGAAATAAATAAGTTTAGTGGATTGTTTTTTTGTTTTTCTTGTAGTCATACTGCAGATTTAATAGAATTAGTTATGCATTGTTCAAATAGGACATATTTTGAGGCTATTAGATTTATTAAAAGCAAAGAGGTTGAGGTTGATATTCTTTCTGATATATCTTCTAAGTTAGTAGAAAAAGAAGAATGGTCTGAGTTTGATATTAATGTAATAGATAGACTTTCCGATCAGGCATTATCAAACGATAGAGCCAAACAATATTTTGATGGCAGGAAAATAACAGAGAATTCTATTAAAAAATTTAAACTTGGATATTCTGAAAATCAAGATATGGTAACTATACCTGTTCATAACCATGATGGACTATGTGTTGGATTTGTCGCTAGGTCTATAAGTGGAAAGGAATTTAAAAATACTCCAGGACTTCCAAAATCAAAATTACTATTTAATTTAAATCGCATTAAAAATGCAAGTCGTGTATATGTTGTAGAGTCATCATTTGATGCAATAAGACTAGATCAGGTTGGTCTACCAGCAGTTGCTACCTTAGGAGCAAATGTATCATCAAAACAAATATCATTGCTTCAAAAATATTTTAACGATATAGTTATTATTGCTGATAATGATGATGCAGGAAACAATATGAAACAAAAAATATTAGAAAGATTAAATAACTCTGTTTCTATAATAAACCTAGAAAGTAAATATAAAGATATCGGGGATATGGATGATTCTGATATAATTAAGATAGATAAAAGTTTTACCGATCAAATACAAAGGATGTTAGTATGAAAAATAAAAATCATATGGAATGGTTACAGGCTTTAAAAACCATGGGTCATAAAGAATATTGGACAAAGGCAAACATTGTAGAATTTTTTGCTTTTGTTGCCAAAGCAATAATTATTTTACCAGGATTACTGTTTGATGTGAGTGTATGGTGGTTTTATATATTTGCATTAGTATCAAGTATTGGACTTATTTGGTCATCTACTGTTAAAACAATACCTACCCTAATTTGGTTTAATATTTTATGGTCAATCCTTGCAATACTTTATATTGCAAAATATTTTGGAGTTATTCTTTGAAAGTAGTTGTTGCTGGAGGCGGTACTGCTGGATATCTTGCTGCTTTAACAATTAATAAAAGATTGCCACATGCAGACATAACGGTAATAGATAGTTCTAGAGTTGGGGTGCTGGGTGCTGGAGAAGGAACCACAACTAACTTTGCTTATATTTTTGATGAATTAGAATTACCAATAGATAAATTTATAGAGCATACTGGGTCAACATTAAAGAACGGTATAAAATTTATAGGATGGTCTAAAAGACAAGATTCATACTTTCATCCATTAATAAATTATGTATCTGATAATGATCTTACAAAAGAAGAACAATTAGAATTATTTAAGTTAGCATCTATAGAAGTTATGTCAAATAATAATAATTTAGATGATATTAATAAAGGACTTAGTGCTACAAATAAAAATAAACTATCTTGGCCATATATTGGATGGCATTTAGATGCTATTAAATTAGCAGAATTTTTTAAAGAAGAGTCAACAAAAAGAGGAATAAAAATAATAGATGATAAAATTAAACATGTTGGAGAGTTTAATGGAAATATTACTGTTATACACTGTGAGTCTGGTTCTTATCAATGTGATTTTTTAATAGATGCTACTGGATTTAAAAATTTATTTGTTGGGCATCACTTACAATCTGAATGGGTTGATACATCAGAAAGTTTACCTTGTACTAAAGCATTAGCATTCTTTTTACCACAAGATGAAAATTATTCTATGTGTACAGAAATTATAGCAATGAAATATGGTTGGGTATGGAAGACACCGTTAAAACATAGATATGGATGCGGATATGTATACGATCCAAAATATACATCTAAGGAAAATGCATTAGAAGAAATTTATACTCTTTTTAAAAAAGAAGATGTCAAAGTAGTTAATCATTTTGATTTTAAACCAGGATATTATAAAACACCATGGGTTAAAAATTGTTTATCTGTTGGGCTTGCTGCGGGATTCTTTGAACCATTACATGCTACGTCTATTATGCTTACTATATACATGTTAAGATTGTTTACGTCTCCAGAATTTTTAACTGAATATACATTAAATAATAATGAAACAGTTATTGAAAAATATAATGATTTGATATTACAAAAAAATAAAGAACTATTAGGATTTATTTATATACATTATTTAACTGACAAAGATAATTCTGAATTTTGGAAAAACTTTAAAATAGAAAATAAAATGCCAGAATATGCAGAAAATGTATTAAGAGAATTAGATAAAGATTATATATCACAATACGTTATTTCAAATACTAATAAAACATTTGGATATCAGTCATGGATGACTACATATGTAAATACTGGACAGTTTAATAGATCTAATTTGTATTCAGATTTGCAAACTAAGCAAGCATATGATAAACTGTATAATGAAGCAAAAAACTTTGAAGGAATAGATGTTAAAGAGTATTTATCTAAGCACTTGACAGATGTTACCTTTTAATGTATACTAGTATAAAACAAAGGAGAAAAAATGAGCGTTATTAAGGGACTAAAAAATATCAACGCCCTGCTCGATAAGAAAAATGATGAAGGTGCACCAAAGGTGCGATGGCTCAAGTTGGCAGATGGACAATCTGTAAAGATTAGATTCATCGAAGAACTTGATGAAGATTCTGCACATTATGTAGAAGACCGTGGTCTTGCACTTGTTGTAAAAGAACATACAAATCCAAAGGACTATAAGCGTAAGGCTGTAGACACAATGGATACAGAAGGTCGTGACTGGGCTGAAGAGATGTATCGCAAAGATCCAAAGGGAAACAGTGGATGGCGTGGTCGTCTTCGTTTTTATTGTAATGTTCTTGTTGATGATGGGATTGAAGATAAGCCCTATGTCGCAATTTGGTCTATGGGTGTAAGCAAGCAATCCGCATTCAATACAATTCGTGAATATGCACTAGAAACTGGTAGCATTTCAAATTTACAATGGAAGTTAAAGCGTAATGGTCAGGGAACTGAAACATCTTATACTTTAATTCCATCTGCTCCAGATAAGGAGCCATTTAAGTGGGAAGGTATTGAGCCATACCCATTGGAGAAGGCGCTTCGTCGTGTGCCATATGCCGAACAAGAAGCATTTTATCTTGGATTCGACTCTCCATCTACTACATCAGCGACAAACATCGACTGGTAGTAGATGAACTACGTACCACTTCATTTACATACCCATTTTTCACTATTTGACGGAATTGGGTTGCCGTCTGAATATGTTGAACGTGCTAAAAACTTGGGTATGCCTGCAATATCGATTACAGACCATGGCTCCCTTTCTGGCCATAGAGAGATGTATCGTGTTGCTAAAGCAAGTGGTATAAAGCCTATTCTTGGCATAGAAGGTTATATGTGTGAGGATCGCTTTGATCAAAGAGATAAAGGCGAAAGAACCGATCAACTAGATATGGTTTATAACCATATAATCCTTCTAGCCAAGAACAAGGTTGGTTTAGAAAATCTGAATAAATTAAATGAAATTGCTTGGACAGAAGGTTATTACAAAAAACCCAGAATAGATTTTGAAGTTCTTTCCAAATACAAAGAGGGCATAATTGTATCTTCTGCATGCCCAAGCGGAATCGTTGCTAAATCAATTGAACTTGGTGAACTTGGTATGGCAAAGAAATATATTAAATGGTTTAAAGAAGAATTTGGTGGTGATTATTATCTTGAGGTAATGCCACATAATAATGAATCAATTAATAGAACAATTTTACAGTTAGCAGATGAATTTAATATTAAGCCAATTGTAACTCCAGACTGTCATCATGTTGATCAATCACAAAAAGAGATTCAAGAATTAAAATTAATTCTTAATACATATTCTAATAAGATTCAAAAAGATGCTACATATGAAAAGTCTAAAAAGCAAGGTGACTTAATGAAGCGTCTTGATTATTTATATGGTGCTGATAGACAGATGTCATTTAATAAGTTTGATATTCACCTATTATCTTATGAAGAAATCAAAGAGGCAATGGAAAAGCAGGCGGTATGGAGAACTGACATTTATGAAAATACTATTGATCTTGCCAATAAGATTGAAGATTATGACATACAAGATGGATTAAATTTATTGCCAGTTCAATATAAAAATCCAGATAAACAATTAAAAGAACTGGCTATTGAGGGTTTGAAAGATAAAGGGCTTGACACTAATCAAGAATATCTTGATAGACTTGAAGAAGAATTAAAGGTTATTAAAGATAAAAATTTTGGACCTTATTTTCTAGTTGTACAAAGCATGATTTCATGGGCTAAAAAAGAAGGAATCATGGTTGGTCCAGGTCGTGGATCTTCTGCTGGATCTCTTTTGTGTTATGCATTAGGTATTACAGATATTGACCCATTAAAACACGGACTTCTATTCTTCCGATTTATTAATCCAGAGCGTAATGACTTTCCAGATATTGATACAGATATTCAAGATTCTCGTCGTGACGAAGTAAAAGATTATCTTGTTAGACAATATAAGCATGTTGCTTCTATTGCTACATTTTTAGAATTTAAGGATAAAGGTGTTGTGCGAGATGTTGCTCGTGCATTAAATATTCCATTAGCAGATGTAAACAAAGTATTGAAGTTAGTAGATACATGGGATGAATATTGTACTTCAAAAACAACTGCATGGTTTAGAGAAAAATATCCAGAGGTGGAACAATATGGAGAACAACTTCGTGGCCGTATTAGAGGTACTGGCATACATGCTGCTGGTGTTGTCACTAGTAAAAATCCTATTTTTAGGTACGCACCGATGGAGACACGCAACTCTCCTGGCAGCGATGATCGTATACCAGTTGTGGCAGTTGATATGGAAGAGGCTGAAAAAATCGGACTCATCAAAATCGACGCACTTGGTCTTAAAACTTTAAGTGTTATTAATGATACCTTAAAGATTATTAAGGAAAGAGAAGGAACAGAAATAAATCTTTTAGGACTAGATATGCAAGACCAAAAGGTTTACCAAATGCTTTCTGAAGGCTATACAAAAGGTGTATTTCAATGTGAAGCAACACCATATACAAACCTTTTAGTTAAAATGGGAGTAAAAAATCTTGCTGAATTGGCTGCATCAAATGCTCTTGTTCGCCCAGGAGCCATGAATACTATTGGAAAAGATTATATTGAAAGAAAGCATGGTAGGCAGTCAGTTAATTATTTGCACCAAACCATGAAACCTTTTACAGAAGAAACATATGGGTGTATCCTATACCAAGAGCAGGTTATGCAAGCCTGTGTTCAGTTGGGAGGAATGTCGTGGTCTGAGGCTGATAAAGTTCGTAAGATCATTGGTAAAAAGAAAGATGCTAGAGAGTTTGATGCGTTTCGTGATAAGTTCGTTGATGGTGCTTCTAAGTTTATTAGTCCTAATCAGGCTCGTGATTTATGGCATGACTTTGAGGCGCATGCGGGTTATTCGTTCAACAAGTCTCATGCGGTTGCTTACTCTACGCTCTCGTATTGGACGGCATGGCTAAAGTATTATTATCCAATTGAGTTTATGTACTCATTGCTAAAAAATGAAAGGGACAAGGATGCACGAACTGAATATCTTATTGAAGCGAAAAGAATGGGCATTAGCATTAAGTTGCCTCACATTAATGATTCGGATATTGATTTTAAAATTGAGGGTAAGGGTATTCGGTTTGGACTCTCGGGGATCAAGTTCATCTCTGATAAAATTGCAGAACGCTATATATCGGCACGACCTTTTAAATCTTTTGAAGCACTTAGAGATTTCACGTTTACAAAAGGAAATGGAGTAAACAGTAGAGCATTGGAAGCATTAAGAGTTATTGGTGCTGCAACATTTCCAGATAATCCAAGAAATGATAATGAGATTCGTGAAAATCTTTATGAATATTTAGGTTTGCCAGAATTCACGCAGACAGTTCCATCACACTATCATGCTTTTATAAATCCTGTAGAAGATTTTGAAGAAAAAGGATCTTTTATTCTTATGGGAATGGTTAAAGGAATTAAGCGTGGCAAAGGTTGGTCTCGTGTAGAAATATTAGATAAGACTGGAAGCATAGGAGTATTTGATGAAGAGCAAACAACAATTGAGGCTGGACGAAGTTATATTGCACTCTGTTCTGATAATAGAATTGTTAGTGCTGTTCCTGTGGATGAAATAAAAAATTCAGATGCTGCATTAATTAAGTTTTTAAATTACAGGATGCTACCATACAAAGATGATGAACTATTTGTAATATCATTCAAGCCTAGAATAACAAAAGCAGGCAAAAAAATGGCTTCTTTAACTTTGGCAGATACTTCTAGAGAACTTCATCCAGTAACAGTATTTCCTACTGCATTTGCTAAAGCATATATGAAGATTGAAGAAGGACATGCATATAAATTTGAATTGGGTAAAACTAAAGACGGTACAGTAATATTGGAGGATATAAATGTCGGTTAGCCTTGAAGATGTATTAGCACAACTAAACCCTAAATTAAGAAAAAGCATTCTTGTTGGTGACGAAGTTCCAAAGACAGAATATGCCGTAACACCAAGTTTTGGATTAAATCGTGCACTGAATGGTGGTTTGCCTTATGGTCGCCAAGTGCTTATTTGGGGATCAAAGTCATCCGCCAAATCATCTCTATGTCTTCAGACAATTGCACTGGCTCAAAAAGAAGGCAAAATATGTGCATGGATAGACGCAGAAATGTCTTATGATAAAGATTGGGCAGAAAAATTAGGAGTAGATACATCTAAATTAATTGTTTCTCAGGCAAGGACAATAAATGAAATGGTCGATGTTGGAGTAAATCTAATAGAGGCTGGAGTGGATATTATTGTTGTTGATTCAATTACGTCTTTGCTGCCAGCAATTTATTTTGAAAAAGATTCGTCAGAATTGAAGCAGTTAGAAAATACAAAACAAATTGGTGCTGAGTCTCGTGACTTTAGCAATGCCTGGAAAATGCTTAACTATGCAAATAATAAAGCGAAGCCAACATTGCTAATACTTATTTCTCAATCTAGAAATAATATTAATGCTATGTATACAAGCCAGCAACCAACTGGAGGGCAGGCAACTAAGTTTTATTCTTCTACTGTAGTTAAATTATTTTCATCTGAATCTGATAATCAAGCACTGAAAGGAAAAATATATGTTGGTGACAAGGCTATTGAAGAAAAAGTTGGTAGAAAGATTAGATGGGAACTCCAGTTTTCCAAAACTTCTCCTGCTTTTCAGTCTGGTGAGTATGACTTCTATTTTAGAGGCGATAGTTTGGGCATTGATTCTGTCGCTGATCTTGTTGACACTGCTGAACTTGTTGGCATAGTAGAACGTACTGGAGCATGGTACTTGCTTCCAGATGGATCTAAGGTTCAAGGAAGAGATGCCTTTGTAAATCGTGTAAGAGAGGATCTTGATCTACAAGATATGATTAAGAATAAGATTAGTGGATAAATATTCTATTTATCAAGGAAAGTTTTCTTGTAAAGTATGTAAAAAAGAGGTAAAAACAATGAGACTATATCCAGCAACAGGCATGGCATCATGGATGTGTCAAGATAAACATCTCTCTGAAGTACAACTTTATAAAGTAGGATATAAGAAAATAAAAACAAATGAGTGAAAAAAATGAAAGTAAAAGAATAGGTGCTAAACAGCATAAAAATTCTGGTAGAAATATAAAAAAGGGCGACGCTACTTGGAAAAATTTTACTATAGACTTTAAGGAAAATTCAAAATCCTTTACCCTTAACCATGATGTTTGGGCTAAAGCAACTACTGATGCCATAAGAAATGGAAATGACCCAGCAATTATGGTTATCCTTGGAGAGGGAAATAAAAAAGTTAGACTTGCTATTATAGAACTAAGCATATTAGAAGAGTTAATCGATAAGGTATAATGGAGATATGGGTCTAATTAGAAAAAATGTTTTTTCAAATGAACACATAGCAAAAATATATGAATGTGTTGATAAAGAGTTATCCAGTAGAGAACAGATAGACTGGTATGATTCAAAGACTGGGCATGAGTATCCGAATGATAAAAAATTTATTGCAATTAAGAAAGAGTTACTTTCTAGGTTAGATATAGATAAGTTTGTTTTGCCGTATGAAATTATTACTGTAGCAAAAGAATGTGCTGATGATATTTGTTCAGAAATGAATATGAAAGTAACAGGTATTACTGGAATTACATATGTTGAATATAATCCAAAATATGGAGATAACGGACAGCCATATTTAAATCCACATAAAGACCATCCTGACGCATCTGATTTTGTCTTAGACTATCAGTTAGATTCAAACATAGATTGGCCAATAGGAATAAATAAAGACGTCTACTCATTGTCAAATAATGATGCTCTTGGCATTATAACAACTAAAAATTACCACTGGAGAGCAAAAAGAAGTTGGAATAGTGGAGAGTATGTTAAAATGTTATTTTTTCATATTGAATTAGAGGATAAAAATATAAATGATTGTACTTATACAAGTGAAGAAATTTGGGATTTTGCAGAAAAATATAACGGAGGAAAATAATGAAGCATAATGAAAATAATGTAATACTAGATGATATCTTAAATCAGGATGGAATAAATTCTGTAAGAGCATCTATTTCTAGAAACACTGGCGGTAATTTTGTACAAGAGCATTGTCAGGCAAACCTATTTATACAACTTGAAAATGCTGTCGCAGAAAAATTTACAAGATTAGCAAGACAGGTTAGTGGAAACAATAATTTAGTACTAACAGAGCATTGTTTTGCAAGATATGAGAACGTAACCAGTAATTGTGGCAAGTTTCATTTTAAACCTTCCTTATTTCCGCATTATGATGAAACTTTTAAGGAGCCAAGGTTTACATTTGATTATCAGTTAAGTTCAAACATTAGTTGGCCAATAGTGGTTGAGCCAGATAAAGAGTTTGTATTAAAAGATAATCAGGCTATAACTTTTAGTGGAACTCATCAAGTTCATTGGAGAAAGCCAACTTTATTTAAAGAAGGTGATTTTGTAGAAATGATATTCTGTCATTTTTCAGATCCAACATCTGGACCAAAAGAACCAGACCTAAATCAAAGAATGGACGAAAAGGTTGCAGCATATAGAAAGGCATATTTTGATGCAGGAGGTTGGACAAATGGCTCAGATTCATAATTATTTAACTGGGTTTGATAAGTACAATAAACCATTACCATTTTATATAGATAACTTATTTAATGATGATCAAAAAAATAGAATTATGTCAATCATTAAAGAAAACAGAAAATTAGAACCATTTGTTATTGGCGATAGAATTGAAGATGGATATATTAGAACTGGAACATTTAAAAGTAGGTTTCAGCCAAAAATAGCAAAAAATATGTCCCGTGTTTTAATTGAATTTGATATGCCTAAAGATTGTGAGGAAATATTAGACTCAATTGCTAAACCTTTATATAAAGAACCAATCGCTCTATGTCATTGGAATTATATTGATTATAATTTAAAATATGGTTATGGTGATAATAGTCCAGCACTACCTCCACATTTAGATGCTGATGAAAATCTTGTTACTATTAATTATTGTCCAGATACTAATATTGAGTGGGATCTATATGTTGGTAACTGGGATGATACTGGAAACTTTACAAGATACACACTTGGTCCAGGACAAACTATAGTATTTAGTGCTGTAAATCAGATTCACTGGAGACCAAAACGTAAGTTTAAAGAGGGAGAGTTTTGTGAAATTATTAGTATGGACTATTGCCCTATTACAAGTTATAGATTTAATGGAGAAGAAAATCCAATAGATCCAGAAAAATATCCTGATAAAAGACGTGAATATTTAGATAAATTACAAGCAAGGCCAGACATGCAGGCTGCATTTAAATTATGGGCTGAAGATGGTATAAAAGACGGCATTCCGCCAGAATCGATGGGGTAATGGAACAACAACAAACTACACTAGAAATGATTAATGGTCTTTCAGAAATCGCAGAATATATGGAAGATGAAGAGTTTACTGTTGCATTAACTACAATTGCAAAGTTAATACTAAAACCAGATATTCCTATGAATGTTGCAACTTTAGAGATAGTTAGATTACAAGCAATAGCATCTAAGATGGCATTAAGAGCCACTTGGATGGCAAATGTAGATAAATCTAATAGAGGCAAAAAGAACCTTTATTATACTGCTGCAGAATCTATAAATAATCTTGTATCTGCACTTAAATATATAACTAGATGATACCTGCTATAATAGTATAAACAAAGGATAACAATGAAAAATTTATTAAAAGAAGTAATGATTAAAGATTCAAAAATAAATAAAACAGCAAAAGATCTAGAAGATATGTCTTTTATTGATGGTTTAATTGAAAAAATACAGTCTGGATATTTAACTAAAACTAAACCTAAGTTTAGTAAAAAGACTAATTTTTCTGCATCTGGCTTAACTTATGGTGCTGGTGAATGTCCAAGATATTGGTATCTAGCATTTGATGGAGCAGTATTTCATGATAACTCAGATGCATATGGTGTTGCAAACAGAACAAATGGAACTTTGGGTCATGAAAGAATACAAGAAGCAATAGAGGCTTCTGGGTTGCTTGATAAAGACATGGTTATGGATCCAGTTCCAAGAAAGTATAATAAACAAACACATCCTTCAATGGAGTTTAGAGTAAGTTTAGAAAATCCACCATTTGATGGTTATGGCGATGTTATGCTTAATATTAATAATGAGCGAGTTATTGGTGAAATTAAAACTATCACTAATGAAGGTTTTGAATATAAAAAGAATAGTAAGAAGCCTAAGATGGGTCATCTTATGCAACTATTAATTTATATGAGGGTATGGAAAGTGGATAAGGGTGTAATGATTTATGAGAACAAAAATAATCATGAACTATTAACCTTGCCAGTTGTAATGAACGATCATTTCCGTCGGTGGGTAGACCAGGCATTTGATTGGATGAAAGATGTATATGCAAGTTGGAAAAAGCAGGAGTTACCACAAAAACCCTACAGATCTAATTCTAAAATATGCAAAGTTTGTCCTATTCAAAAAGCATGTGCTGAAGCAGAGACAGGGGTAATTAAAATTAAACCTCTGGAGTTGCTAGAAGATGAAAAGTTGTAATTGGTGCGATCATACTTTTGAGCCAACAGTTTCTTATCAGATTTATTGTTCTCCAGAATGCAGGGAATCTGCTACAAAAGAAAAAATAAGTCAAAGATATATTCAGACTAGAAGACAAAAAAGAAAAGGCAGAAATAGATTATGCAAAAAATGTGGATCAAAGTTATCAATATATAATGATGATTTGTTATGTAATAATTGTTCTGTTAATCCAAATGACGTTAAAAAAGCAATAAAACAAATTAAAGGATTATCAAATGGCTAAGGCTTTAGAGACAGATAGATATTTTAGAGATGATTTATCTAGTCAGCCAGGAGTTATTTGTGCAATAGACGCAAGCACTACAAGTTTAGCATTTACAATTTACTCATATAAAAACTTATCAGAACATGGAAAAATAGAATTTAAAGGTAAAGATATCTATCAAAAAGTTATAGATGCAAATAAAAAAACAAAAGCATTATTTGACCATTATAACTTAGTTGAAGCAATAATTATTGAGCATACTGTTTTTATGAATTCTCCAAAAACTGCAGCAGACCTTGCTCTTGTTCAAGGTGCGATAATAGGCGGTGCTGGGCTGGCTGGTATTAAAATTATTGGTAAGGTTTCTCCAATAACATGGCAGTCTTACTTAGGAAATAAAAAATTAACTAAAGAAGAACAGTTAAATATTAGATCCGCTAATCCAGGAAAATCATCATCATGGTATAAAACATATGAAAGAGACTTTAGAAAACAAAGAACCATTAAATTATTAGATGTTATTTATGATAAAAAAATAACAGACAATGATGTTGCAGACTCAGCAGGAATAGGTCACTGGGCTATAAATAATTGGGAAAAGGCAATTTGACAGGATATATTATGGGTGCTAAACTATATACAAACGAACTATGGCTAAAAAAGAGATATCATGTTGATAAAAAATCTCCAGAAGCCATAGCAAAGGAGTGTGGTGTTACAGTGGAAACAGTATACGTATATCTTGCTAAATTTGGATTGAGGAAATCAAAACGATGAATCCAGTATTTCCAGATATTGATAATTTTAGATGTGATGATTTATATTTACTAACAGTAGGTACATCTGCAGGTAAAGAAATATATGAGTCTTGTCATGAAATTGCACATATGCTTATTAAAAAAAATATAGCATATGGTAATTCCGCATTAGAGCCAGTTCGTGTTTTTAGCAGGGCTGATGCAAGAGAACAATTACATGTACGTATAGACGATAAGTTAAGTAGGATAATGCGTGGCACAGAGTATGTTGGTGATAACGATATTGACGATCTTATTGGATACCTTGTTTTATTAAAAATAGCAAAGGCAAAAGAGTTAAAAATGCAGGAAGCATACGGACATGTCGACTGAAGAAGACTTAATTAAACATTTAGATGAAATAAATATAGTAGTAGGAGAATATCTAAAGGGAAATGATGCTACTAAAATTTCTAAAGATCTTTCTATACCACGTACTCGTGTAGTCCAGCATATCAATGAATGGAAAGTTATGGTGTCTGCAAATGATGCCATTCGTGCCCGTGCAAAAGAAGCATTGGCTACTGCTGATACACACTATAATAAACTTATTAGTAAATCATATGAAGTTATTGATGAAGCATCATTAACTAATAATTTAAGCGCAAAGACCGCAGCAATAAAGTTAGTTATGGATATTGAATCTAAAAGAATTGATATGTTGCAAAAAGCAGGCCTACTTGAAAATAAAGAATTAGCAGAAGAAATGTTAGAAATAGAAAAAAAGCAAGAAGTTTTGATGAGTATATTACGAGATATTGCTTCTGAGTATCCAGAAATTCGTGATGAGATCATGCGTAGACTTTCAGACATTGCTAAAAAAGATGAGGTAATTACAATTGTCCACGATGTTTGATGATTTTTTAGAAGCATTAAAGGATAATCATTTTGAAGAGATTCCTGTTGATGTAAAAACATTTGTTGAGTCTCCAGACTATTTAGGTCAACCACCATTGTCAGATGCACAATACGATATTGTTGAAGCAATGAGTCAGATATATAAACAAGAAGACTTACAAAGAATAATGGGTGATAAAGAAGGTGCTGACTATTATAATAAATATACTAAAAATGAAATCATTCTTCAACTTGGCAAGGGTAGTGGAAAAGATTTTACTTCTACTGTTGCTTGTGCTTACATTGTGTATAAGTTACTATGCCTTAAGGATCCAGCAAGATATTTCGGTAAACCCAGTGGAGATGCCATAGATCTTATTAACGTTGCTATTAATGCTCAACAGGCTAAAAACGTTTTCTTTAAAGGATTTGCAACTAAAATTGAAAAGTCTCCGTGGTTTGCTGGAAAATATGAAGCAAAGGTTTCTTCTATTAGTTTTAATAAATCAATAACAGTTTACTCTGGACATTCAGAAAAAGAATCTCATGAGGGTTTAAATCTTTTGCTGGCAGTTCTTGATGAGATTTCTGGATTTGCAACAGAATTACAAAGCGGTAATGAGCAAGGTAAAACAGCAGATAATATATACAAGGCATTTCGTGGATCTGTGGATTCTCGTTTCCCTGATCTTGGCAAAGTAGTTCTTCTATCTTTTCCACGTTTTAATGGTGACTTTATTTCTGAAAGATATGATGCTGTGATTGCAGAAAAAGAAACTATAGCAAAAACACATAGATTTATTATTAATCCATTACTTCCAGAAGATGATAAAGATAATTGGTTTGAAATTACTTGGGATTATGATGAAATTAAATCATATAAATATCCTGGAGTATTTGCATTAAAAAGAGCAACGTGGGAAGTTAATCCTACAAGAAAAGTTGATGATTTTAAAATTGCATTTATGACAGATCTTGGTGATGCAATGATGCGTTTTGCATGTGTTCCTACATATGCATCAGATGCATTTTTTAAACAGGCTGATAAGGTAAGAGCATGTATGACTATTAGAAACCCATTGGATAATTTTAGAAGATTTGATGCAGGGTTTAAACCAGATCCAGAAAAAGTTTATTATGTTCATGCTGACCTTGCTCAAAAACATGACAAGTGTGCTGTCGCAATTGCACATGTAGAGAAATGGGTAAACGTTCAGGTAATTAAAGATTATGAACAAATATCTCCAGTTGTAGTAGTAGATGCCGTTGCTTGGTGGGAACCAAGAATAGAAGGGCCAGTAAACTTATCCGAAGTAAAACAATGGATTCAAAATTTACGTAGAATAGGGTTTAATATTGGATTAGTGACATTTGACCGATGGCAATCATTCGATATTCAAAACGAATTACAGGCTGTTGGGATGAGGACAGAAACTGTATCTGTAGCAAAAAAACATTATGAAGATATGGCTATGCTTGTATATGAAGAAAGATTGGCTATGCCTGCTGTAGAACTTTTGTTTGAAGAGTTAACAGAACTTAAAATTACAAAAACAGATAAGGTAGATCACCCCAGGAAACTGTCAAAAGACTTAGCAGATGCTGTGTGTGGTTCTATTTTTGGTGCTATTTCTTATACACCAAGAGATCAAAACCTTGAAGTTGAAGTTCATACCTTTAAAGATAAACCACGTAGAGTTGACACGCTCCCTGAGAACGTGATACAATATAAACCTAGTCAAATAGAACAAATAAATAACTATTTGGATAGACTAAAAACAATATAAGCCAAATGAATAATAAAAGGAGAAAAATGAATTCATTTAAGAAGATCGCTCTTGCCGTGGTTGCAGCCATGACACTGGGCACATTAGTAGTGACACCTGCAAGTGCCAATACCGTTTCTGTAGACGTAACAACAGAAATTTCTGGCGCAGGTACTGCAGCCTCACCATTCACAGTTAAGGTTCCTTCTGATAACGTAGTAAGCGTTGCAGATACCACAACTGTAACAAACAACGAAGCATTGCTTCTTACTGCAACTGTAGTTGCTGGAACACCAGTGACATTTACAGCAGTAGGTGCAAATACACGCCTCGTCTCTGCAATTGGTTCAACAGTTAATGCATCTGCTGGATCCTCATCAATCACAGTCACACCTGCTTCAACAACAGCGACTGTATATGCATATACAACTACAACTGCTGCTTCTGCTGTTACAGTTTCTGTAACTGGTGCAGCAACAACAATCTATCTTAAGGGTGTTGCAGGTCCTGCATACGATCTTAAGATGTCAATTCCTGCTTCAGGAAACATTTCTGGTAAGGTAACAGCAACTTTTGATGTTGCAGATATCTTTGGAAACGCTGTTGCTGATACAGTGACAGTAACTACTCTTGGTGGCGCAACTGCTGGAACAGTAACTGCTGATGCTCTTGTAACAGGTCGTTACACATCAGATATTACACTTCCTGCAACTGCTGGAAGCGTTGCTGTCGGTGCATCTATTACTGCACCTACATCAGTTCCAACAATTAAGTTGGCTACAACTTCACAGACTGCAATCGTAACAGTGTCTGATCTTTCATCTGCACTTGCTGTTGCTAATGCTGCGCTTGCTGCAGAAAAGGCTGCTCGTGCTGCTGATGCAACTACTGCTGCTGCTGCTCTTGCTGCTGCTGTAAAGGCAGAACAAGACAAGGCTGCTGCTGCTGCAATCACTGCTGCTGCAGAACTTGTTAAGGCTAATGCTGAAGTTGCTAAGTTAAAGGCTGATGCTGTAACTGCAAAGGCTGCTGCTGATAAGGCTCTTGCTGATGCAACTGCTGCACACGCTGTAGAACTTGCAAAGGTAAAGGCTGACAATGATGTTGCACTCGCTGCAATCAAGAAGGCATTTAATTCTCTTGCTGCAAAGTGGAACAAGGCTAATCCAAAGGCTAAGGTTGCCACACTTAAGTAATTAAAACTTAAACATTAAGGGCGTAGATTAATTTCTACGCCTTTTTTTGTTTTAATATAATGTTATAATAATCTTATTATAACTGGAGGAAGAAAGGAAAATTAAAAAATTAATCAGAATATTATCAGCAAGTTTATTAGCATTTGGATTCAATCTTTGGCTTCCAGAAAATGCAAACGCAACATGCATTAATTTTATACAATCACAAACTATAGCAGCAGCATACGAAGGTGATGCAGAACCAACAGTTCATACAATGGATACATGTTCTGGTGATGATGTTTCTTATCAAATTCCAATTGCAACTACCGTGACTTTTGACGGGGTACAGTATGAAAACATTTATGCAACAACTAACTCAGTAATTACATTTGGTCAACCTGATGGTACATATTGGACTTACCCATCCACACCATCTATTTCCCTATATTCTATGGATTGGTTTCCAGGAGCAAGTGGGACATCTGGTTTGGATATTTATTATTCAGAAGGTGGTTTTCAGTTAAATCTTAATATGGTTCCATATGGCAATTATGGAGCACAGCCAAGTACTGTAAATATATTAGTTGCCATTACTAATACAGGCAGTCTTGCAGTATCCTATAGTTATCAAGGGCCAGAATATAATAATCTTAGAACAGGTGTTCGTCTACATGATGGATCTATAGTTTCCCTTGAGGCTTGGGGGGCAACACAGGTGCAGGCTGGAAGCCCAACGCCTACATTGGCTCCAGAGCCTATTCCAGATCCAACCCTAAGCCCTACCCCTACTCCAACTCCAACGCCCTCACAAACGCCTATAACGGCTGAAGAACAGCAAGCACAAGTAGCAGAGGCAGCACAACTTGCTAGTGATATTGCTGATTTAAATAGCCTTATTGCTTCCATTAATAGTGATGGTTCTACTGTAACTACACCAGATCCAGAGCCATCTGTTGATCCAGAACCATCTGTTGATCCTACTCCTGACTCTACAGAAAACCCTGATTTGCCTGACCCTGATATTGAAGTTGACCCAGAAGTTATTACACCAGACGATCCCCGTTGGCCAGATGATGAGCAAACTCAACCAGACGATCCCAATCCAACTCCAAGTCCTGATACCACAAATGGGGAGAACGAAGAGACTGATCCAACTCCAGAACCTTCACAAGAGCCTTCATCTCAGCCAGAGGATACAGATCCAAGCCCAGAACCTGAACCTGAGCAACCTGTTGACGAAGATCTTGTAGTAACACCAGATAATAATAACACAGATAGCGATCCTATTTCTGACGAGGAACTTAAAAAGTTAAACAAACTAATTAGTGTTAATGATGCTAAATTAATGTCAGCAGTATCAACATTTTTAACTGAATTAAATCCAGGGCAGTCAAAAGAATTGGCAAAAGATTTGGGTATTAAAACAGAAGAAGTAGCACTGATAGCAGAGATAGCAAAAGAAAACCCTGCAGTTGCAGCAGCCGTAGTTCAATTTACGGATAAAGCAGCACAAAATCAAAATGCTCCAATGCCTTATACATTAGCAGATGCAATTACAGAAATACAAACAGAAGCATTTTTGGCTGATCCACTTGGAGTACTAATAGATATAGACTTTGAAAAGTTATTAAGTCCTACAGAATGGGGTAAGGATATGACAGATGATCAAAGAGAAAAGGTTCAGGAAGTAGTTATTCCTGTTATTTTGGTAGGGAATATTGTTAGTTCAGTTATGTCACTAAGGAGGTTATAATATGAACATGATTAAAAAGATAGTTAAGGGTTTACTAAAGTGGCTTAAGGCTGCTGTTATTGAGAGCATAGCCCAGGTATTTACCATTCTTGGCTTCTTTATTGCTTGGCTTACCCTTACAGGTACCGCCCAGCAGGTAGTGGGGGTAGCCACATTAATATCAATAGCCATATGGCTTATTACAATCCCGCTTCGTGAAGAAAAAGAATAATAAATTGGTATAATGTTGACATGAGAATTCGTCATATTTTACTATCGTGTATACTTATATTAAGTCTTAGTGGCTGTGGGTATAGCGGTTTTTATCGTTACCCTTGCCAAGACCCAGCAAACTGGGAAGCAAAGGAATGCAATCCACCAGTTTGTGAACCTTCTGGAACTTGTTCACGGGATCTAGTAGGAAAAACAGTATGGGACGAATACCAGAACGGAAAGAAAAATGGCTAAAGAAAGATTAACACCAGCAGAGTTGGATGCTCGTTTAAAGTTTACCCTAGGATTAATTCTTGGAGGAATTCTTTTATTTACAGCACTTGGAATTTTATATGGTTTGTTGTTTGTTACACAACCAGTTGGAGCACAATCAGAAAATGATAAGATGTTCTTCAATGTGCTTGGATCAGTTGCAACATTCATTACAGGAACATTAGCAGGACTATTAATTGGGCAGTCTGGTGCTAAAGATATTATGGCAGCACAATTATCTAATAAAGAAATGGATGCAAAAAATACACAGGCTGATAAGAAACTTGAATCAGAACTGGAAATTGCTGAGAATAAGGCTCAAGCAGAAATTGATGCTACTATGGCAAGACTTGCTGCTAAACCAGATGGTCAAATGCCAGAAGAGCAACCAGTTGATTTAGATTGGCATAAGGAGTAATCATGGCAGAACAAGGTACAGCAGCACGACTTATTGAAGTTGCTAAAGGTGAATTGGGAACTATTGAAGGTCCAAAAGATAACGAAACAAAGTATGGTGCTTTTACTAAAGCAAACTTTCAGCCATGGTGTGGCTCATTTGTTATGTGGTGTGCAAATGAAGCAGGAGTAAAGGTTCCTAATACTGTTTATACTCCAGGAGGCGCAGCAGCATTTAAGAAGGCTGGTGCTTGGATTGATGGCGATGTAGCAGATCCAGAACCAGGCGATATTGCTTACTTTGACTTTCCATCAGATGGTGTTGATAGAATCTCACATGTTGGTATTGTTATTGCAGACAATGAAGATGGAACTGTATGGTGCATTGAAGGAAATACAAGCCCAGATAAAAAGGGTAGCCAAAGAAATGGTGGACAGGTTTCAAAGAAACTTCGTGCATATAAGAAAAATAAGGCTGGAGAAATGATTTCTATCGTAGGCTTTGGTCGTCCAAAATTTGGTGCTGTAAAAGAAAATAAATCTAATACATTACCTAATAAAACCTCTAAGCCAAAAACTTGTTCAGAATGTGGACAAGAAATAAAAAAGTAGTTGACATAAAAAATATTTCCTGATATACTGATATTAAACAATCAGAAAGGCTACAATGACTTGCATAGCAGTCGTACGTGATAATATAAACAATAAACTTTGGATGGCAGGAGACCGTGGAGTTTCTGATGATAATGTTATTAATGTATCTTCAAGTCCTAAAATATGGAAAAAAGAAGGATATTTATTTGGATATGCTGGCTCTATGGATGGAGATAGAATAAAACACTTATTTGTTCCCCCAGCATTTGAAGGTCGTGGCAGTATTGATAAATTTATGTATAGTAAATTCCTAAAAGCACTTCGTAATTTTTATGAAGGTTGGTGGGTTGATACATCTCCATCATCAGACTTTGGAATGATTATTTGTATTCGTGGAAAAATATATGAACACAATGCTGGAGATATGTCATTAACTCAGTATGAACAAGATTATCTTGCTATGGGATCTGGTGGAGACTTGGCATTGGGATCTTTATATTCAACACAAAAGCAAAAGGATGCAAGGAAAAGAGCGGTACTTGCAGTAAATGCTGCAATTAATCATTCTATGTCATGTAAAGGTCCTATTGACATTCTGAGCATTTAAGTATATACTAAAGATATGAAAAAAATATTTATAACTTTCGTCTTATCATTTTCTTTATTATTACCATCTTGCGTTAACGCAGCAACACCATTAAAGGCATGTCCAAAAAATCAATTAAATAAAATTAAAGATGGTTTTATTTGTAAAAAGATTGATAATGTTTATAGATGGGCAAAATTAGATGTAGTTCCTACAATAGCGCCAACCATAAAACCAACACCAACACCATCTGCAACTATTAATACTAAACCAAATGTTACTAAAAAATATTTTAACAGTCCATGCGATCTTGATCCAAATACTCCAACAGAATGGAAAGATTTTGAAAGAAAACATATTAACGGTGGCGGTTGTTTAAGTGCACTCAGGATACCAAATACTCAACCCTTAATAGAGTTACCAACAACACAAACAGATAAGTCTAATTTAAATCTTTCTCAATGCAAAATTGAACAATCTAGAAATAAAGGAAATGTTTTAGGATTTAAAACTTGGGACTCATACTGGCAAACATCACTAAAACATCCTTCGCCAAATACTATTTATCAGGTTATTCCTTTATATTCTGATGACATACCAAACTCTAAAACAAATCCTAATGATGATTTTAAAAAATATTTTGATTTCATTACTGCTTGGACTAAGCAGGCATCAGATAATGGATCTAATGTAGAATTTAGAGTGCCTAATAATTATATTTATATGCCTGGAAACATATCGTCATATAACTTAATACACGAAAGAAGTGAATCTTCTGCACAAAGGTTTACAAGTGATTTAGTCAAGGCTGTAGATTCTAAGATTAATTTTTCTGGATCAAATATTGCATTAATTTTATTTCCACCATCTACAAATAAAATAATTGGTGATCAAGTAGGTCTAAATAGATTTTTAACAGATGAAGGTTATGTTGTTGGGTCTATTATGCCAAGTGGCGGTAGCATTGCTTTAGAAAGAAATTTTTCATGGCCAACATGGTGGATGCATGAATTAATGCATGTTGGAATTGGCTTTGATGATAATAATCATTCACAAAATGATTCACCATCATGGTGGGGATTAATTAATTGGGCATCTACATTTGATCTGCTTGCTTGGCATAAATGGATTGCTGGCTTTATTTCTGATTCTCAGGTTATTTGTTTAGATAAAGAAAAGACATCAATAGCCTATATTGCTCCATCTACAGTTAAAAGCACAAGAGATAAAATGATTGTTATTCCTTTAAGTAATTCAAAGGCTATTGTTATTGAATCACAAAGAGCAGAGGGAATAAATTATAAACTTCCACAAGTTTCAGAGGGTGCTCTTGTTTATTTTATTGATATGTCTCTTACAAATCATGCTGATGGTATTAGATTAATATTGCCAAAAAATAAAAATATACTTAGAGCAGATAATATGAATTCAAAATCACAAGGAAATAATGCAAACGCTTCACTTAAATTAGGTGAAATTGCAGAGTATAATGGAATTAGAATACAAGTAATAGAATCTGGATCATTTGGGGATGTGATAAAAATTGAGCCAACAAGATGAAATGTTTTCTGGCTTTAAAAAAGATTGGAACTTATGGGATAATTCTAAAACAGAAAGTTTCCTTTATATAAATAAAATAGCAGTTCCTTATAAAAAATGGCTTTCTTATGTTCCTGTTAAAGAAAATGAAATTTTTAAAAATTCTATATTAAAGCCAATAAATCATTATGCTGCAACTCTATATCCTCCACCAAAATTAATATCTATAACAGATAATGGATTTAGGTTAAGGCAGGGTAATCATGCAGAAATGTTCTTATTAGTAGATCATTATAGAAGAGATGGTCAGTTTTATAATATAGATAGGCCATGGGTTAGACAATACTATAGTTCAGCAAAAGAGTATACTCTTCCAGATGGTTGTTTTGATGGTATATATCGATTCTATGTTCCTTGGATTATTGATGAAAATGTTACAGTTAACTTTAAACAAGCAGATGATAGTCCGTTTTATATATATGAGGATTCTATTGCTTTTACAAAAATACCATTTAATACATCAGAAATAGAACCACCCTTTATACATTTTCATTTTAAAAATGTAGGAAAACATATGTTAGATTCAGAATTTGGTAAAATTAAAAAACAATCACCAATGTTTGATATTGAGGTTCAAACAACTGATATAATGTTAATAGAGAGAGTTAGGGAGTTTTATGAGTTTACGAAAGATAAAATTTTATCCGTTTAGTGAAGAGACAGTATCTTTTGCTCCGCCACCAGTGCCAGCATCAAGAGTTGTTCCAGAATGGTATAAGAAGCAATCATCTACAGTAGATAATGAGAGAGGGCTTGCTCAGGGATCTTTTAATGGCACAGTAAAAAAATGTATGCCAATATTTGACTTAATGACTGCTGGATATATATTATCTTTACCTATGGATATTTATATAGATGCATCTGATCCAAATAAATTAAACATTCAGTGTCCTAATCCAATGAAAAGATTTGGAACAGATATGTTTGCAACGCATGCTCCAGAACAATATAATCATTATCCTGTAGATACAGACATGTATCATAAAACATTATTCAGAATAATGCCATTTTGGGCATTTAAAACTGAAAAAGGTTATAGTACATTAGTTCTTCATCCAAACCATCAAGACGAACTTCCATTTAGGGCACTTGGAGGATTCGTTGATACAGATAAGTTTATAGTTGATGGACATTTTTCTTTCTTTATCAAAAAAGGTTTTGTTGGTGTAATTAAGCAAGGCACTCCATTAGTACAAATAATTCCTGTTAAGAGAGAAGATTGGGAGTCTGAAATGGTTCCCCATGATCAAGTAAAAAAAGAAATTGGTCATCAAAGAATACATTTAAGATCAACATTTAGCAATGGATATAAGGGTAAATATAGAAGCATGAAGAGATTTTCATGAATGAAGATCCATTAGAAATTGTCTTTACTCCAGCGCTTAATGCACAGCCACATTGGTCAGTAGTTCAAACAGCACCAGAGCCAGCAGTTAAACATGTTCCAGAATGGTATAAAAGTTTAGCAAAGCATGATAATTGGAACGATGATAGATATTTAAATCCAGTTAATCATTTAGGATCTGATGGTGCACAAGTTGCTACAAAAATGTGCTTGCCGTTCTTTGATGCATTGACTGCTGGTTATGTATATTTGCTTGAAGATGATTTATATGTTGAATTAGATCCAGATGGAAGACCAAAACTATCTTGGAATGGCAATATAATGTTATTAGATAAAAGACCAACAAATGATATAGTCGTTCCAGATAATTGTCATCCTATGCATTATGGATTTCGTATGAATTGGTTTTATGATACTCCGCCTGGATATTCTGTTCTTATAACACATCCAATGAATAGGCATGATCTTCCATTTTATACAATGTCTGGGATAGTAGAATCAGATATTTGGGGTTTACCAGTTTTCATAGCATTCTTTTTAAAAAGAGGTTTTCAAGGCGTAATTCCAAAAGGAACACCAATTATGCAAATTATTCCTTTTAAAAGAGAAAATTGGGAAATGTCTATAGACGAAGATTATGATTCTGTTGATAAAAAATTATTAAAGGCAGAAGATAGACGATCATTATTATATGGTTATTATAAAAAAACAACTTGGAGAAAAAAAATATACGGAATAAAAAACATGTTTTCAAAGGATGCGAATCACGACGATGAGTAGCATTGGGGTAGTTATTTATTCTTATAAAGGAAAATCTTTAAAAGATGTTGTGCAAAAAATTAATGAAAATTCATCCAAAGAACATACAATCAATATTTATATATTAGACCAATCACCATTAATAAAAAATGAATATTATAATTCTATAAGCAATGTTTCATATAAACATAAATTTTGGGACTACCCATATGGTCAGTGCTTATATAGATTTGAAACTGCAAGAAATATACAAGAAGAATTTATTTTAATAATGTCTGATAATATTTTAGTAAATAATAACTGGGATTTAGAATTAATTAAAAATTATAAAACAAATTCTGTTATATCTGGAAAAGGAATTCCGTCAATAACAAATGATAACTTTTACTTTTATAATAATTCGCTAAATTCTGATGATTTTATATTATCAAATTTTGTAGACAAAGATTTTATTTTTATTTCAAAAGAACTTTTTCATAATACTAACTACCCAACTTTTTTAAAATATAATGGCGAGGCAGAGTATTTATCAATGTATTGGTTTACAAGAGGAATAGATATATATTCTTGTCCAAGTAGTTTTTATACAAAAAATAATCAGAATTCTATAGATATTTTATATACACCTTATTCTAAAGATCATAATTATAATGAAATAATTAAAATTATAAAAAATCAGCATAGTTCATTTTTTGATCCTGGAACTGCTAGAACAGTAAATGATTTTTTGTCTTATCATAATATAGATTTAGAAAAAATATTTCCGTTACCATTTCAAACAAACGATGTTGAATATGATTGTTATAATAATGATTTTGACAAACTTGATGGAAGAAAATTTATAGGCCATTTACACTATATTTACTAATAGTGTATAATGTTAATAGGAGGAAAAATGCATAGAATTAAAATTATAGATAATTTTATAGAGCCAATAGATGCTTTAACATTAATACAGCAACAAAATGATCCAAACTCAATTAGGCTTCCATATCCAGAATATTATAAAGAAAGATTTGGTGGTACATCTTTACCATATAACCCAACAGTAATGTCTATATTAAAGAAATATGGCGATAAATCTAATGAGGTTCACAAAGAATTAAACGGATTTAATAGTCCAATATATGTGTTTAAGGCATTTGGTTCACACTGGACTACTGGCACAAAAGGACCGTTACATTTAGACGCACAAGATCCAGAGCCATGGATTGAGTGGAGTACTATAATATATCTAAATGAGGAGCCAGACTATACTGGAGGAAAAATATTTTTTCCAAATCAAGATTTTATTTATCAACCAAAAAGATATTCTGCAGTCTTTTTTCCAAGTGCTGGAAGTGAATATATTCATGGTATAACAGAAGTAACTTCTGGCAATAGATATACCGCTTTATATATGCATACATCTCTTCCTCAACATGCAGATCCAGATTTTCTTGGAGAAGATAAGAATCCAAAATGGAGGGCGCCAGAACATGAATTTAACTACTTATGATTATGAAATATTAGATTTAGGATTAGTTTATTATAAAAATGCTTTAAATAATCCACAAGAAATTATTGATATAGTTAAATCTGTTGATGAAAAATATAATCAAAAAGAACACGGAGATAATTATACTGCAGTTCAACCCTGGCATGCTTGGCAAAATGAAAGTGCTGGAACATTAGAAACTTTTTGTTGGCAAAAATTTTTCCCAAAACCAGAGGACATTAGAGCAGATGATTATTATTATAAGGATCAGCAGTATGTCTCTAAAAGACTTTATGATGCATTAGATGCTGCAACAAATCATTATACAAATATTATATATCCATTTGCATCAAGAAATATTAAGTCTAGAGAATATAGTGTGCACCTTTTAAGGTATGAAAAAGGTGGGTACCTACCAGCACATCAAGATCATGGGGTAAGTAGCAGAGTAATTTCTGTTGTTATGTATTTAAATAATGATTACGAAGGTGGAGAAATATCTTTTCCAAATTCTAATGTTAAAATAAAGCCAGAACCAGGAAGTATTATTTTCTTTCCTTCAAATTATTTATATATACATGAAGTTGCTCCAATTATTAGTGGAACTAGATATTCCATGCCACATTGGTATCATAATATGAAGACTCCAATAATGTCGACTGGCCAGGAATAATGGAATTTTATGAAAATTATTTAACAAAAAACACCACTATCTCTCCAGTTTTTTGGCATAAAGATGGTATGCCAGATTATAGAAAAAATATTTCAAACAGTAATGTAATATATAAATTAAACTCACATGGATTAAGATCAGATGAATTTATAAAAAATCATAATGGCGAACATATTTTATTTGCTGGCTGTTCTATAACTTGTGGTATAGGTGTTAATATAGAAGATACATGGGCATATAAAGTTTATTCTGATTTCAAAAATTCTTCTGGATTTTTTAATGTTTCTCTTCCAGGCGGTTCGCCAATAGAAATAATATCAAATATATATAAATATATAAATTTATATGGAAATCCAGATTATATTTTTATATTATTGCCACCAATACATAGGGATGGAAGATATATAATTAAAGATCATATTGATAAAGTTGTTTATAATTTTTACAAATCTTTAGAAATTTTTTGTTATTTTAATAATATAAAACTTCTATCATCTTCCTGGTCATCTAAAAATGAATTTGATTTTTTAAATAATTTTGATACTTTTTTTGAAATTAATAAAAGCGATATAGATTATTATGGTGGTGAAATTCTTGGTGATGATAAACATCATCCTGGACCTGCAGCACATTTAATTTGGTATAATGAATTTAAGAAGAGGATTAATTATGAAAATTTTAGGAATTAATGAAACAACACATGATGCTTCTGTATCATTAATAGATAATGGTAGCATTTTGTTTGCTGGCCATGCTGAAAGATACAGTAAAGAAAAAAATGATTGGTTTACAAACGACGAACTAATAGATCAAGCACTTTCGTATGGTAAGCCAGATCAAATAGCATATTATGAAAATCGTTGGTTAAAAAAAATAAGAATAATGACTAGGGGTGGCTTCGGAGGAGGAAAACCTTATTATCTTGAAAGAAATGATTTAAGATGGATACCAAGAGAATCTTTTAGCCATCACCATTCTCATGCAGCAGCAGGTTATTACACGAGTAAATTTAATGATGCAGTAATAGTTGTTTTAGATGCCATAGGGGAATATAATACATCAACAATCTGGACTGGACAGGGATCATATATTAAGCAGGTCTATAAAAAAAATCATCCATTTAGTTTTGGGCTATTCTATTCTGCCTTTACTCAATTAGTTGGATTAAAACCAAATGAAGAAGAGTATATTATGATGGGCATGGCTGCATATGGTGACTGGACAAGATATTATAACAAGGTAAAAGAATACTTTTCATCTATAGATGACCAAAAATATGGATTCCATAATGGTATTTTAGATTGGAATGAAATAATAGATGAACAAGCCAAGTTTGATATAGCAGCAGCAGTTCAAAAAATATATGAGGATAGATTAGTTAATTTCATGGCCATGGCTCAAAAATTAACTGGTAAAAAGAATCTTGTTTTTATGGGTGGATGCGCCCTTAATTGTGCAGCAAACACAATGTTATGGAGGATGTTTGATGATGTTTGGATTATGCCAAATCCAGGCGACGCTGGATCCTCTCTTGGCGCAGCAGCAGCAGCATATGGAAATCATTTAAATTGGGAGCATCCATATTTAGGTTACGATCTTGGTGGAGAGTATCCAGTCAGTAAAATTATGGCAGAATTAATAAGAAATAAAATTGCAGCAGTTGCAACTGGACGTGCAGAATACGGACCAAGAGCACTTGGAAACAGAAGTATTTTGGCAGATCCAAGGGATCCTGACATTAAAGATAAGGTTAATTTAATTAAAAAAAGAGAATTATTCAGGCCTTTTGCTCCAGTAATTTTAGAAGAGCATGCATCAAAATGGTTTGATATGAATTATACTTCTCCTTATATGCAGTATACTCCTAAATGTTTAAAGCCAGAACTTATACCGTCTGTAGTACATAAAGACGGTACATCTAGAGTTCAAACTGTAAATAAAAATCAACATCCAGGACTATACAATCTATTATCGGAATGGTATGCTGTCACTGGAATCCCAATATTACTTAATACAAGTTTAAATATTAAAGGTCAGCCATTATTAAATGATGAAAATGATATTTTAGAATGGGAAAAAGCATACAATACTAAAATAGTACGATGAACAAAAAAGTTGTATTTGCTGCTATGCCAATAGGCAATAATGATCATATTGCTATAGCATTTAAAAATTATTTAAATCAAACAGATATAGCAATTGTTGAAACAGAAAAAGTTTTCAAAAATTTTTGCGATATTAATGGTGTTTATATTAACAATATATATGAATATAATAACTCTAATTCTTTAGAAATAATTTTAAATGGTATTAAAAATAACAAAAATATACTTGTTGTGTCAAATGATGGATATCCAAATATACAAGATTTTGCTTCACCATTAATACAATCTTTAATAGAGAACAACATAGAAATTGAATTAATTCCTGGTCCAAATGCAATATTACAATCTTTATTTTTTTCAGGATTTGATGGAGATAGTGGACAATTCTATTTTGGAGGAAGAATACCAAATACTGATACAGTTAAATTTTTAGAAACATTATCTAATATTAATTGTCCTATAGTGCTGATATGTATTCCATTTTTAAATAAACATTTAGAGGATATAGCAACTGTTTTTCCATATAGAGATATTGCCATATGTATTGATCTTAGTAAGCCAACACAGAAAATTATAAGGGGGAAGACTACTAATGCTCTAGAATTTATAAAGCCATATAGACTTTTTCCATTTAATTTTGACATAATAAATGGATGGAAAAACAATATACATACCTTTTACTCACATTACACACTTGTCATATCTCAAATCAAATGATACAATATATATAGGAGGAATTATGGAATCTACAAAACGTACATTATTAAAGACAGCAAGTTGGGAAACATTCCATCTTGTTGGTGTTGCTGGAGTTATTTACCTATTTACAGGTGAATGGGAATATGCAAGTCTTGGTGCGCTCATCTATATTGGTTGGGAAGCACTTGGATACTTTATTCACGAAAGAGTTTGGGCTAAGTTTGGGGGAAAGATTAGATAATGCGTATTAAAATAATTAGATTTATTGCTAAAGTTTTGGGCTATGAACTTAGTGCCGCACCAAGGGGAATCCCTGTTTGGCAATTACGAAAGAAAAAGTAATGCCATCTTACGAGTATGATTGTATGGGGTGTGCTACAAGATATACCAAAGTTCGTGGAATGTCAGAGTCAGATCCAGGCTATTCCTGTGAAACTTGCAACAAGCCATTAGTTCGTGTATACTCTAACGTAGGAGTTTCATTTAACGGATCTGGTTTTTACACAACAGATAATAGAAAGGTATAATATGTCTAGTATGCTTAAACCAAAAGAAGAACTTTGGATTCTTGATGCAACAGATAGATGTGATAGATGTGGGGCACAAGCGTATGTAAAGGTTATTGGTAAAAATAATTCAGATTTATTATTTTGTGCACACCATTATAATAAAGCAATGGATAATGCAATAGGTTATGACAATATGATGAAATTTGCTTTAGAAGTTGTTGATGAAAGAAACAGGCTGGATGAAAATAGAACCAAGGGAGAATCTTATTCATGATAGTTCAATTTTTTGGAATGGATGAAAAAACAAGAACAGAGATTTCTATAGCATATGCTGAACGTACAAATTCTTGGCATGTTTTAGATACAGATTTGCCTATGGCAGAACTACAAGCACAGTATGCTAGGTGGCTTAGAACAATATCTATATTTTTTACAAAAGACTATAATTCATCAATTGTAGTTAGTGGATATTTCCCAACTAAAGAAGCAAGAGATCAATATAGAGACATCAGTGGTTACATGCATTTATCTGAAATAAATAAATTTCCAGATATTTCTGTATGGGTTGATACTACAGACAAAAAAGAATTTACTGATAAATTTGGCAAAACTATTGCATGGGAAGAACCAAACGAAAATGAGTATGACTTTAGAATTACAAACACTGGAAATGAATATCTAGATGCATTGCCAACTAGGGCTTTTAGTGTAATTAAAGAATATCAAACTTTTGACTGGAAACCAGAGCAAACATTAATGGTAGGAAAATTTCAACCATGGACAAAAGAAGATTTTCAAAAATATAAAGAATTATCTGAAACAAGAAATGTAGTCATAGGAATTAAGCATTGTATGGGTATGACTGATGAAGATAAATTGTCTTTAAGACAGGTAAAGGAATTAATTTTAAAAGATATTCCAGATGCTAATATAATTGTATTGCCAAATATAGTGGAGGTTGTTTAATGTATATATATAGAGTAAAAAAAATTACTGGTGTTGTGGATGGAGATACTATTGATGTTGATATTGATTTAGGATTTAATGTATCTTTTTCTCAAAGGGTTAGACTTGCGGGAATAGATACTCCAGAATCAAGAACATCAGATAAATTTGAAAAAGCGTTAGGACTTGAGGCAAAAGAATACCTAAAAAATAAACTTAAAGACGCCAAGGAAATAGTAATTAAAACAGAAAAACCAGATTCTTCAGAAAAATATGGTCGTATTTTAGGCTGGCTTTATGTAGATGGTGATACAATTTCTGTCAATGATTATATGATAGAAAATGGTTATGCATGGTCTTACATGGGAGAAACAAAAATTAAAGATTTTTCAGTACTTGCAAAACAAAGAGAAAAGTCAAAAAATGCAACAAAGTAATGATTTTGATAAACTTATTTTATCTGGGGCAATAGAACCTGCTGGCATTGATCCAGAGACTGGTGAAATGCTTTATAGTTTTACTAAAAAATTAAAACATGTTCATCCCGCCCTACACAGAGAGGTAAATAATATGTTTTCTCAACAAGTTATGGATTTATGGGAAAAGGGTATGGTAGATATGGATCCTACTGAAGTAAATCCACTTATTAGATTAACACCAAAGGCCTTTAATTTAAAATTAATTAAGCAGTTAGACAAAGAAACATCACATACTTTAAAAGAAATAAAAAGAACCTTGTATAACAAGTAGTATAATAGTTCTATTATGAAGTACTTAGTGGGGTTTTTTAGTTCTTTTTTATTGATTTATGTTTTGTTTAAACTTCAAATAAAAAATGATATTTTTAAAGAGCCAAAAATAAAAAAAATTAAATACAGTCAAAGCCATATACATTCTATAGTGCTTCCTTTATTACCAAAAAACACAAAAAGAAATAATAGAAAAAAATCTCAGGCATCTATTCATGAATCAAAATATAGCATCAAAGTAATCCTTATGGATAACAATGCTTATTGGATTAAAGATAATGTATTTTATATGGCTGATATGAGTTCAGATGGAATGGTCGATAAAGATACGACTAGGATAGTTGACACAATGGCTATGAATAAGGTACAATTAGATAAAATGATGTTCATCATTGATAGGCTTAGAGAGGATACATATGATAGTGGTGGTTCAAGGGACTAATGGTTTTAATGATTACCAGGTCTTTTTACGTGCTATTGCTGTTGCTCTTACTAGTTTAAAAAACGATGACAAATACTTTTATATACATAGCGTAGGTCCTGCAAGGGTAAACTCTATGGCCATGGAATTTGTAAATATTTCAGAAAGAAGTATGAAATCTCGTGGAATTAAAATTAAGTTAATACATACCCCACCTTCATGGGTTATTGAAAATATGTCTTCTATTGATTATTTTGCTTACCTTGCAACACCAAATGAGGGTAAAGGTAATTTAGTTAAAGAAGCAGAATTAAATAATATTGAAGTTGGAATTTTTAAATACTAAAGGATAAAAAATGTATATTAAGTCATTAGAACAAATGGAAAATATTGTAAAAAATAATAGATCGCTGTTTTGGTCTGGCTGGGATGTAATGCATAAAACAAAAACAGACAAAGGTAGAACTTCTAAAAATGGTAAGTTTATTAATGGAAAATGGTATATTGTTAATAAAATTAAGTTAAACAGAGATGGTTGGTATATACCAGAAAAACTGACATAATATGAAATTTAATATATTTAAAGGTTCAGTTATTACTCTTCCTCAAATATTTAATGAAGATTCTGATGATTTTGATACAGCAATTTCATCTGCTAAATCTAAATGTATTGAAAAAGGAATTGATGTAGATACTGAGCCGTTTAATTTTCTAGATCCACATATACTTGTTTTAGTAATAAAAGAAAACAATACAAGAATATCTTATTGGGATAATAATATTTTTTCTTTTGTGGTTAGTGGTGTTGTTGGAAATATTGGAGATGGATTTTTATTATTAAATTCAACAAATTATACAATAACACATGGCAAAATAGATACATATAAATTTAGAATAGTTAATAAAAAAAATTACGGCAATGGAGAAAAAATATATAGGGCAGAAATAATTTTTTCAGATAAATATTATTTAGATGTTCTTGCAAATAATAAAGAAGAGGCACTAAATATAGCATACTCCATTGGAATGGAAGAATGGGTGCATGAATGGCCTGAAGATAAAGAATTAGATCGATGGCAAAGCACACGAAAAAGTAAATGGGGTAAAAAAATGATAAAGGTAGTGGAAAAAAATGCATAAAATAAAATGGAAAGATAATGCCAGTTGCCTTGGATATGACACAAATATATTTTTTGATAAATATGAAGAATCTGAGTCTTTTAGAGAAGCAATAGACAAATTATGTTTAAGTTGTCCAGTCTTAAAAACTTGTTTTTCTGTAGGTGTTTCTCAAAAAGAATGGGGAGTTTGGGGTGGAGTTTATTTAGAAAATGGTGATATTTCTAAAGAATTTAATTCCCATAGATCAGAAAAAGATTGGAGCAATGTCTGGACTATCCTGACAAATGAAAAATAAATGTTTGTATACGGAGATTGGAAGCAGCCAAATAAACTAGAGGGACTACATAGAATAAGTGTTCCAAAATTAGGTTATGTATGGCCAATTATGGGACAGTTAGAAGATAATGAGGAATTTTCTGAAAGACTAATTGAAAAACCTGATCTTCATTTAGTCTTATGGCAAAAAAATTTTTTACATGCATTTTTTAATATGGTTCAGTACATTTTACACTATCATAGAATAAATAATGATGCTTATTTTGTCATAATGTTTGGATTAGATTATCGTGAAGAAGACAAAGAAATAAATCATGCTAAGTTTATCTTAAAACTTTTAGATGATAAAAAAATTAAATATGAATTAGTTTATTTAAAAGAAGAGTCAATTGTAGTTAAAGATGCAACATATATGTCAGTTATACCTTTTTCTTCTTTTGTTTTTAAAGAAGTGTATGACTATTGTAGTACTAAAATAAATAGAGTTAAATCTCCTAATAAAGTTGCCTATTTAGCAAGATCAAAAGTTCCACCAAAAGCAGAAAATAGTATTTTTAATGGAAAAGATCAAAATTCTTTTAGAATAAAAAATGATTTAAGGATAGAAGATGAAGAGGTATTAATTGAATATTTTAAGCAAAAAGGTTTTGACATAGTTTATCCAGAAGATTTTGCAAGTTTTGAAGAACAAATTATTTATTTTGACAGTGTAAAGGCAATGATATGTCCATCTGGTTCTGGCATGGCTAATATGATGTTTTTGCAGCCATCACAAATTGTGGTGGAATTGCAAACCCCAGTATTAATAGGTGGAACACAACAAGTGCATCCATTTTATGAAGGTTTTGCTTGGGCAAAAAAACATAATCTTATTACTATTCCACATGAAAGAAAATCAGAGCATATAATAGAATATTTTGAAAAAAGAAAATTTTTGGAGTATTTATGATAAGAATGGAACCAAGAAAGCCAATATATTATGATGGCTTATTTAAAATTGAAGATGGATTTAATGCTTCTATGCCAATTATTACTAAGATAACTCATGAAGAATTTAAGGGCTATACATTTAATCAACATAATAACGGAGATCACTTTTTAGATGATACTAATAGAAAAAGGATAGTCGTTAGATTTGAGTCAGCATTTTTTCATATATTTTTTCACGTACTTGGTCCAATTTTATATGAATATAAACAAGATAAAAACATTGAGGTAATACTATTACATCCAAGCAAAGAAAAAGATATTTTTCATAATAGTGGATTATTTGTAATAAATGTATTAAGAAAATATGGTATTCCGTATAGCGTTGTGCAAACACATTCTATTTATCCCCCAATAGTTAGAAATTTTTATTATTACGAAGAGACAGAGTTATGTGGAGAATTTATTCGCTGTCTTGATGAGATGGTTGAAGGATATCGAGATCTTTCTATATCTAATGACAAAAAAATATATGTTTCTAGACAAAAAAAACAAAACATGATGGCAACACAATTACACCAAATGTCACAAGAAGAAATAGATAAATTAGAATTTAAAGATGATTTAAGAATTGATAATGAAGAATATTTAGAGAATTTATTAAGAGCCAATGGATTTGAAATATGTACCCCAGAAATGTTTAATAGCATTGAAGATCAAATAAAATATTTTGATAAAGCAAAAATTATAGTTTCATTATCTGGATCAGGACTCACTAATTTGCTTTTTATGAGAAAAAATACAACCATTATAGAGTTAAGTACAACACAATTACTTAAACAGAATATAGAATTTCATTTTCATTTTTATCTAATATCTTCTTTATTTTCTGAAAAAATATATGTATCAGTACCAAATGTCACTAGAAAATATGATAAAATAGAAAAAGAACTTGAAAGGTTTATAAAAATATATGACTAATATACTTATTCCAATTGCTGGACTTGGTAGTAGGTTTCCAGTAGACATATATAAAACAACTAAGCCATTAATAAAAATAAATGGAATTTCTATGATACAGCATGCCATAAATTCTTTATCTATAAAAGGAAAGTATAATTTTGTAGTTAGAGATAACATATTTTTTGATGAATTATATTCAACATTAAAAAACATTGAGCCAACATGTAATATTATTAAGATTGATAAATTAACAAATGGACCAGCAGAAACATGCTTGATGGCAAAAGATTTTATCAATAATGATGAAGAACTCATAATTGCTAACTCTGATCAAATAATGTGGTGGGATTCTGATTTATTTTTACAGGTAGCACGTAATTCAAAATATGATGGAATGATTGTAACTTATACCGCAAATACAGATAAAAATAGTTATGCTAAAATAAATAAAAATGGATTAGTTTTAGAAATAAAAGAAAAAGAAATTATAAGTGATATATCATTAAATGGAATACATTATTGGAAACATGGAAAAGATTTTGTTGATAGTGCAAGCAAAATGATATTAAATAACGAAAGATATAATGGAGAATTTTATGTAGGACCTACTTATAATTCAATGATTAAAGATGGTAAAAAAATTGGAATTTATCACATACCTTCTTTTCAACATAATGCTGTTGGAGTACCTTCTGATTTAGAACTATATATGGAGAAACTATGGAAATTAGAAGAATAGAAGACTTTACCAGAGGATGGATTATAGGAAACTTTGATCCGTCTTTATTAAAAACAGATAAATTTGAGGTTGGTTTGTTAACTCATAAGGCTGGAGAAATGTGGCCAAAACATTACCATGAGGTTGCAACAGAATATAATGTTCTTGTATCTGGTAGAATGATAATACAAGGAAAAGAATTAAAATCTGGAGACGTTTTTGTTTTTAATCCAGGAGATATAGCAGATCCAATATTTTTAGAAGATTGTTCAGTTTTAGTAGTAAAAGTTCCATCTATTATAGGAGATAAGTATGAAGTTTTATAGAGACTTAGACGACTCTGAAAAACAAAGATGTATAGTTGTAACATATTATATAGAAGTCAATCCTTCACATGGTAGATTAAATGATGCTGCATGGGCGCTTGCTATTGGACAAAGTGTTGGTAATCCAAAACAAAGAAATAGTTGGGAAACTGATGATATATTTGAAATGTCATCATGTGTTATTTATGATGATGAAGAAAAATTAAAATTAGCACTAAATGGTTTTGTTAAAATTGGTTTTCCAAAAATAAATTCAGATTGGGATAACGATGGTATTTCGCATTTCTTATGTCAGATTATGGGTGGACAATTAGACATTGATGTATTTAAAGTATGTAGAGTGGTAGATGTTGAATTTCCAGAAAGTGTAAAAAAGAGTTTTCTTGGCCCTAAGTTTGGTATGTCTGGAATAAGAGAGTTAACTGGACAAAAAAATAAGCCATTGTTAGGCGGTATTGTAAAACCTAAAACTGGAATATCAGTTAAACAACTAGGATATATAGTTAAAGAGTTAATTGATGGTGGCGTTGATTTTATTAAAGAAGATGAAATATTATCTAACCCAACATTTTGTAGGCTAGAAGAAAGAGTTGAGCACATTGCTAACATTATCGCAGATTCTGGAAGAAAGGTAGTTTTTGCTCATTGTATTAATGCTGATCCACATGCTATTTTAAATAGAGTAAAAACAGTATATGAAAATGGTGGTAATGGTGTACATGTAAACTTCTGGAGCGGATTTGGAGCATATAACTCTATACGAAAAATGGATCTTCCAATATATATGCATTTTCAAAAAAGCGGGGATAAGATATTAACAAATCCTAGTCATAATTTTAGAATTGATTGGTATGTTATTTGTAAGTTAGCAGCATTAATGGGAGTAGATACGATACATACTGGTATGTGGGGTGGGTATTTAAGTGATGACGAAGATAATTTAAAAAGATCTATAGATTTATTAAATGATAATAATGTTGTGCCAGCGCTAAGTTGCGGAATGCATCCTGGCCTTGTAGAGGCTATAAGCAGAAGGTTTGGTATAAACTATATGGCAAACGTAGGAGGAGCCATCCACGGGCATTCTGGTGGCACTTTAGGGGGCACTATGGCCATGAGGCAGGCTATAGATAAGTCCTATGGTCCAGAATATATTTCTGCTATAGAAAAGTGGGGAATTGTTAATGATTAAAATATCACATAGGGGTAATCTATATGGTAAAAATGAATCAAGAGAAAACTCCCCAGATTATATTGCTGAGGCTATAAATGCTGGATACAATGTTGAAATAGATTTTTGGTTTGTAAATAATAAAATGTATTTAGGACATGATAAACCAACATATGAGATCGACATATATTTTTTAAATTCTTATATTAAAAAGTTATGGATTCATTGTAAAAATTTAGAAGCCTTAGATTTAGTTTTATCAATGCCAAAATATTATAATGCGTTTTGGCACCAAGAAGATGATTTTACAATAACTACTAATCATTATATATGGACATACCCTGGTATGCCAGTTACACCAAAAAGTATTTTGGTTCATCAAGAAATGCCAACCGCAGATGTTTTAAATATGCAGATGGCTGGAATCTGTAGTGATCATATTGGAAGAGTATAAAAATGAACAATAAAGAATATTTAGAATTTTTAAGACAAAAAAATAAAAAAATTATGTCTAAATGTTATTACTGTGATGGTTTTGCAATAACAATAATTGCAGATGGTTACTCAATACATCCTGTATGTAAAAATCATGATAATAGATCATTTGATATAATTGAAGATGATATAAATAAAATTTTTGAAAGTCAGAGGGATTTTGAATGATTATACAAATTATAGGATTACCAGGTTCTGGTAAGACAGAGTTAGCAAAAGCATTAAAAGAACGAATTAATGCTATTCATCTTAATGCGGATGAGGTTCGTGCTACCGTAAATTCTGACCTTGGCTTTAGCCATGAAGATAGGATTGAGCAGGCAAGACGAATGGGTGAGATGGCTCGTCTTATTGCAAAACAAGGGGTTGCACCAGTAGTAGTTGATTTTGTTTGTCCTACAGAATTAACTCGTGCAGCATTTGGTAAGCCAGATATTTTAGTTTATATGGAAACAATTGAGGCTGGTAGATTTGAAGATACTAATAAAATGTTTGAAGTGCCATCTAACTTTGATATGGCATTTATTAGTCATGAATGGGATGCCAATGAAAAAGCATCGGTAATCATTAATCAATTTAATTTACACGATTGGTCAGCACCTACAACATTAATGCTTGGTAGATATCAGCCTTGGCATGAAGGCCATCATGCTTTGTATGAAGAGGCTGGGAAAAGAACAAAACAAGTGCTTCTTGGGGTACGCAATACATATAACACAAGTCCAAAAGATCCGCTTAAATTTGATCAAGTTAAAGAATATATTTCAAAAGATGAGTTTATGGATGGGGCAATGGTGCTACGTTTGCCAAATATTACTAACATAGTTTATGGTCGTGATGTAGGATATAAAATTGAACAGATTGAACTTGCTCCAGAAATACAGGCTATTTCTGCGACACAAAAACGTAAGGAAATGGGAATATGAATAAAATTAAATATATTTGGGAAATAGTAAAAGACCGTTGGATTAGACCATATGATGAAATTACTGTAAGGTTTAATACAAAGGCACAACCAGAAGATCCTTTGGTATGGAGAATTTTTATTAATGGAGTTGAAAATTTAGCAAGTGGATTTGAAATTCATGGATATGTTTATGATATTGTGAATCAGCATAACGGTGAGACAAAATGGAATGTTGGATGTAAGGGAAGAGTTCGTTGGGAAGGTTCTAAGGCTATTATTATTACAGCGCCAAAACAATCAGAAGACCTTTTGTCATAAATGTATACAGATGGAATGCGTAGGGCTTTTAGGTCATTAAACCATTTTTGTCCTAAAGGTTTTAGTTTAGAACTTATAGATAATGATAATTTTATTACTGTTAAAGCATCAGAAAAATCTTTTATGTCGTTACTTGACGAAGACAAGCGTCGTGCTGTAGAATATATGGTAAGAGTAAAAAAAGCATTAGAAGATAATGGTGCCATTGTCTTATTAGTAAGAGAAGGCGGAAAATGAAAAATAAATTTATTTTTGGCATTATTGGAATAATAACCTTATCAACAATATTAACATTTTGGGTTAGGCAGTTGACAAAAATTGAAGACTTTGATATATTTGGAGATATAGAAGACGAGGAAGATCTATAATGCAAACATTTCTACCATCATCAGATTTTAATATCTGTGCAAAAATGCTTGATTCTAAAAGATTAAATAAGCAAATATTAGAAGGCTACCAAATACTAAATGTGCTCTCTGGAAACTCACCTACTGGTGGTTGGCGCAATCATCCTGCCGTACTTATGTGGAAAGGCAGCGAATGGATGCTTAATGAATACGTTTATGCAATGATTAAAGAAGCAAAGTCTAGAAATATAAAAGTTGATAAAAATCAAGAAAATATGAAATTATTAAAAACAAGATTTTCTAAAATTTGGGGTAAAAATAAACCTAAATGGTTTATAGATAAAAATAAATTAATGCTTGTTATTACCACACACAAAGCAAATTTATTTAAAAAAGATCCTCTTTATTATGCAAAATTTCAACACGCTATTTATAGCATAAATAACTCACCTTGCTGTCCAAATCGTAAAGAACCTTGTAAGTATTATTGGCCAACACACGAGGATAAATATGCTTGATTTATTAGTTTTTATTTTAGTTGTTATAGTTATTGTTGGCGCAGTTATAGAAAACATAAGATTAAAAAATAAAAATATAGAGTTAATGTTTTTGTTAACACAATCTGCCATAGATATAAACAGTATTAAAGAAAAAATAGAAAATAATTCAGAAAATATTGAACAAGAACATCTAATAGCATTTTTAACTGAAACAAGAGATATGGCGTATAAGTATATTGAAGATTTACAAAAAGAATTAATTACATTTGCTAAAATTTTAGATCAAGAGTCATCGTCTCCAAATGATTTATCTGTTCTTAGAATTAAAAAGGCTTTTGATAACTTAGAAAGTATGAAGCCAGATGCAAATTAATAAAATAGTAATAGTTGGCGGGGGTTCTGCTGGATGGATGACTGCATCTGCACTAATAAAAGCATACCCAGAAAAAAATATTTCTTTAATTGAAAGCACAGATATTCCAATTATTGGTGTAGGAGAAAGTACTACATTTGAAATAAATGGATTTTTTAATTTTTTAGATTTAGACTATTCAAGCATTATGAAATATACAAATGCTGCCTATAAAGTGGCAATAGGTTTTACTAACTTTAAAACTAAAGATTCGCCAACATTTTATTATCCGTTTGGACACCCCAATTTAGACCCAGAAATAACACATTATGGACTTGATGATTGGCATTATAAAAAAGCATTTTATCCAAAAACAGAAGATCAAGATTATGTAAGATATTTTTTCCCGCAGGCTAAAAGCATGGAAACAAACAAACTTGTAATTGATCATATAGACTCAATGAATCCATATCAGCCTCATAGGGATTTAGCATTGCAGATGGATGCTACTAAACTTGGTAACTGGCTTGCAGAATATTATGCTATCCCCAGGGGTGTAAATAGAATATTTGGTACAGTTACTGATATTGATGGAAATGAAAATGGTATAACATCTATACTTTTAGACAATGGCACTAAAGTTTATGCTGACTTATTTATAGATTGTTCTGGATTTAAAAGTATCCTTTTGGGTAATTTTATGAAAGAAAAATTTATTTCTACTGCTGAATACCTTCCAAATAATAGAGCATGGACTGCACATATTCCATATACTGATAAAGAGAAAGAATTACAAACTTTTACAAATTGTACTGCTATAAATAATGGGTGGATTTGGAATATTCCTTTATGGAATAGAATAGGCTCTGGGTACGTATACTGTAATGAATTTATTTCAGATGATGATGCATTAGAAGAATATAAAAATTATTTAGATTCAGACAAAATGGTAGTTCATGATCCAAATAGATCTAAAAATTTAACTTTTAAAAATATAAAAATTACTAATGGGTATTATGACAGATTTTGGGTTAAAAATGTAGTTGCTATTGGATTATCTGCAGGATTTTTAGAACCATTAGAAAGTACTGGATTGTTACTAACTCATCAAAATTGTTTTACTTTGGTTGATGCTCTTGAAAGAGAGCATGTAACACAATACGATATAGATAATTTTAACTATAAGACAAAAACTAGAATTGAAAGAATGTTTGATTTTGTTGGAATGCATTATGCATTATCTCAAAGAGAAGATACGCCATATTGGAAGCATATAACTTCAAAAAAATATCCAGAAAACTATTTTAAATCATCAGTTGAGTGGGCAAATAAAAATGTTGATACAATTAAAACTGGATTTGGCATAAGGCCTTTCCACAAAACATATATTAGTTTATTAGAAAAAATGTCGCACTTTAATAACTCTGATATAAAAACTAAAATGGATGAATATTTTAGTAAGAGATTAGAGGCAAAGAAAAATTGGGATAGTATTGTAGATAATTCTAAGTCGCATTTTGAAATACTAAAAGAAAAATTTTATGAAACAGAATAAACTAGATTTAAGAGGCATTCCTTCTGCTTGTTGTCCCTTGTGTGGATCAAAAATAATAAAGGTTAAAGTTATATTTGATCCAGTTGACTATGAAGTTGGAATGTATTTCTTAGATGGAGAGTGTAGTGAGTGTGATACATTAATGACCATTCCAACACCAATGGATCATCCAAACAATATCAAAGGAGAAACATGAAAGATATACTATTATCTATAATAACTGGTTTTGGCTGCGGAGTTATTTTTGCAGCATTTAAACTTCCAGTTCCAGCACCTCCAGTTTTTGCAGGAGTTGCTGGTATAATTGGATTATGGCTAGGTTACGATGCCATAACTAGATTCATATCCTAGGAGGAATAAATGAATAAAGAAATGAAGGCAATGCTTGCATCATATGGACGTTCAGTACTCGCTGGTGCAATTGCTTTATATATGGCTGGAGTTACAGATCCACAGACATTATTGTGGTCTCTTGTATCTGCTGTAGCACCAGTTGCATTACGTGCATTGAATCCAAACGATCCTGCATTTGGTAGATTACCAGCAGTATCTATTGTTGAAGATGTTCTTAAGAATGTAAAGCCTAAGAAGGCTCCTGCAAAAAAGAAGTAATAAAAGGGATGGGCTATTCTTTGTAGTAGCCCATCTTTACTTTTTCATATAATTCATAATCTAAATTTTGTTTTTCTGTTATTAATTTTTTAAAACTATCTGGAATTGTTTTTTTAAATTCATTATTTTTTTCACTTCCAGTATTTTGATATCCTTTAATTTTTGTTGACAAAGAAATATTAATATTTTTTTCTAAAAAATTATTTAAATTTGATAAATCATTTTGATTGTCTATAGTTTCAATATAATCTATATTTGAAAGAGCACTATCAATGTTGCTATACACCCGAACTAAATCATTATATGATAACGAAAATTCTTTATATTGATCAAAAGTAATTTCTTTTGATGCTAATTTATCATAAAATCTTTTTAAATCAGACATATTGAGAGTACATGTTAAATATTTATATTGCATATTATCATTTCTATTATCAAACATATGCTCTTCTAACTTCTCTAAACTAGGATTTTCATTTTTATATAAATAATTACTTATATATCTGTCTGTTGGATTTCTAAGTATTGTATATGTAAATAATTTCTTTTCATGTTTTTTAAATAATTCTATTGGATATAACGCAAAATGACCTGATATAAAATCACATTTTAACATTTCTTTATCATCTAAATATTGTAAAAAGTTACTATAGATTCTATGATCTTTATAGGTATGTAGCAATACTTCTTTCACAGACATACCAGAGGTTTTTGGAATATGTAAAAAATAAAATGACTTTTCTGGAACGTTATCTTCCCATTCAATTCTATAAACTAATTCTCCACCCTTTAAAAAAAATCCAGGTTGAACAATCCATGCTGGAAATATTCCTTTTTCACACTCTATTTCATCATGTACAGAATAAACTTTGTCGTTAATTATTTTTTTTAAAGTCATTATGCATTATCTGAAAATTGATATTGAAGATCAGTAGTATATGGAAATTCTATAGAAGACATCCTAGTTTGTCTTTCTTTTTCTGAAATTTCTGCAAAAAACGAAACAAGTGTATACCTTATACCAGAAGTAATGCCATGTATTTTATGCATATAACTATACGCAGACGGGAATAAAAATAGTTGTCCAGCCTTTGGTTTAATTTTAACACCAAAATGAATAAATTCTAATTCTCCTCCGTCATAGTCATCATTTGGATAATAAACTAGGGATACTGTTCTTGGCGTTCCATACGAATCGTCTGCATGTAAAGAGAAAAACTCACCTGGCTCATATCTTGATATTCTCATGGCTTCTCTACTTAATGGGGCCAAGTCCCACTGCCATAAATAAGAGTCTACAATTTCTTGAAAATGTTCTGCAAATCTTGGATCATTCCATACCCAACATGTTTCTGCTTTTTTACCATTTAATTCATTATAATAGTCTTCACGAATCCAAGGTTTGCTACCACGATGTGAATTGTTATTCCAATATTCCTCTGTTCTTATTTCATTTATAAAATCCATAGAGTTTGGCCAAACATTATCATAAATATGAAGACCAGGGATAGGTGATGTGAAAGAAAAACGTTCACCGCTTCTACTTTCTGTTATTTTATCTATTTGGTTTTGTAATTTATTTGGATCTCCGTACATTGAATTTCTCTTTCTATTAAGCCATATTTGAAAAAGTATGGCACCATGTTCCGTCTGGTTTTAAAGCAAGTGCATGTCTTGAACTTTCACTTTCTGGCATTGTATAATCAAAAGCATCTATAGAATTTGCTCCAAGATCCCTTGCTTTTGCTGCTGCTTCTTTTGGATATTCAAAACATCCAACACACTCTTCATCAACAAGAAGGGGGTATTGGTTATCAGGACAACCGTAACTTCCTGACTTCTCTATTTTAAAAACTTGATTCACTTAAGAATCCATTTTCCATCTTGATATGTTATAACAAACTTTGCGTCTGACTCTACACTATCAACATCAAAAACTGTAATTTCTGTTGCGCCATGCTCATCTTTAGCAAAATTTGCAGCGTCTTTTGGAAGGAAAAAACATCCAATGTTTTCGCCATCTTTGTATACTGGGTATTGTCTTTCACGGCAGGTCCCCGTACCAGCACGTCCGATTTCAAAATTACTCATAATGACATTATAGCATATTTTTTCTGTTTAGATTTTACCCTATCATAAAGGTAATAATCTACTGGGTTTAATTCATTTATTCTTTCACTCCACGCCTTAGGGATTTCAAATTCAAGATAGTTTGGTTTTGGTGTATTGTGACCAGACCACTCATAATCACTAATTGCACTTACAATATTATATTTTTTTTCAAAAATGGTATTAATAAATTCTATTAAATTATTTCTATTTTCAACAGTTTCAACAATATATCTATCAAGAGCATCGTCTATATCTTTCCTGTCAAGACTGTACTCTTTGAGACACCAATTGGACTGTGTTTTATCTATAGGCTCTTCTACCCTATTCCATAAATCAATGTCAACATATCCCATTAAAAATTTTGATTGTATATTTGATGTTCCAGGATAAAAAGAATCATCATATAAAAACTTTTCCATATACGCTTGGGGTGTGCCAAGTCTAGACTCTGTTATTTTTCCATCAATTACAGTTAAACCTTGTCTATACATAAGCCAAAACCAACTTAGCCATTGTTCTTTAGGATTTCTTACAAAAGAAAAAGAGATAACATTATCTATATATTGTTGTGGAAGTTGTCCTATATGCCCAGCAATATATTGTTTATCTTTAAAATTTTTCGGATCTATTTTATCTGTTGGCTCAATAATATATTGTGATATATTTTTATTTTGACTAATATAGTGATTAATCACGCCACCAGATGTTCTTGGAATGTGGTTATGAAAAATAGTCACACTTTATTGTATCATATGCTATACTTAAATTATGTATAAAATTTTAGCACCAGGAATAGTTATTTTTGAAAATGTATTTAGTAAAAACTATATAGACTTTATTGAAAAAAACTTATCAGATTTTTTTGAATTAAAAATAAACAATAGAAATGGATCTATTGTTAGAAAATCATATGCAATTCAATTAAGTGATTATCCAGACAATATAGATGCTAGATTAATATATGATGAATTTCAAAAAGCAATTAAAGAAACAACCGAAGTATATCAATCTTTATATAATATAAATGTTATGATCCCAGATTCTTCACAAAATAATTCTTCTAATATGGCTGTTGCAACATTATTAAAATATGAAGTAGATAACAATATTATATTTCATTCTGATACCTTGAATGGTGAAGACTTTAGAATAGGCGCTGCATTGGCGTATTTAAACGATAACTATGATGGTGGAGAGTTAGAATTTGAGCACTTTAATATAAAAATAAAACCGCCAGCAAATAGTTTAATAATTTTTCCATCTAACTGGCCTTATAGTCATAGATCTAATTCAATAATTAATGGTAAAAAATATGCACTTCGTTGTTTTTTAACTAGTAAATAAAATTTGGTGGCTCTTTAAGTTGTTTTTTTAATTTACGAACGTAATACCACTTTTTTATTTTTCTATATAATTTAGAAAACATTCCATTTCTCCTTTGCTACTTCTAAAAATCTGTCTGCATAATACATATTAATTAATGTTCCAGCATGCCCATCTCTTTTTTTCAAATCATACTCTGTTTTTTCCCATCCAGATAAATACATTTCTGCAACATATTCTGATTGGCCTTTTAAATCTAAAGGAACATAAGAATCATCAAGCATATTCAATGTTTTTAAATTTTCTAAATCATTAAAAAACCATGTAGACCATAATACATTAATGTTATTAGTTTTACAGTAATGTAAAAAGAATTTCCAAAATACAGAAAAATTAATTAATTCTACAAAATATTCATTTTTTGATATATCACCTACATCATTAATTTTGGGTAAATCGCTTTCTGGATATCGTTGCATATAACAATAATCTCCCTTGTTATATGTATCAAATTCAAATCTTCTAGATATGTTAGGTAAAAGGATAAATAAATAATCTGGCTTTGTATATCTTTCTACGTAAACATGTAGATTGTATATTATCATTTGCCATCCCCAACCAGATCTAGCCAAATTATAAAGACTTTTATCAGCAATATTGCTTTTATTTAAAAACATTGTTGGCCATACAGTATTTAAGTTTCCTCCAATACCTTCTGTTTGAGAACATCCAGCAAACAATATATGTGGTCTTGATGGAGTTTTAGTAAATTCGCTACATCTAAAAAAGTTTTTATTATATAAATATTCAACTGTACCATCATCAATTACTCCAGTATTTATTTCTGATTTAGTAATTGTTTCACGGTATGACTGTGATTGCCTATGCCAAGATAAATCAAAATCATTATTGAATATGCTGTCCATTGCGTTATACCTTATATGCTTAGGCAATGTATACTCTTTAGAAAGACTCAACTATTCCTCCTTAAATAAATATCGTAAAAGCCTAGTTTATGTAATGCTAAAGCATCCACAGACCAATTTTTATTAAAATATAAAAATTCATTTACAGTTTGAAATGTACCATAAAAAACATTATCTATTATTCCATCATAAATTGTATAATCGTTTAGTCCAATAATACCGCCAATAGGAATTAATTTTGATGCACAAGATAGTACTTCTCTGGTTGCTTTTCTACCATTATGGATGTCTATATAAATATAATCATAAAGTTTTCCATCCTCAATAAATTTTGGAAGTATTTCCTCTGCATCGCCCTTATATGTATTTGCATTTCCATATTGTTTAAATTTATTTTTTATAAAATTTTCTGACTCTTCAGCAGTAAAATCATAAGTATGTTTAACTGGACTACATTGACATTCACCAAACCTTCTCCATGACCAGCACTTCATGTCTTGGTCATATCTACATACTAAATCGATTAAAGATGGTTGTGCATTTTGACATACTATTTCTGAATAATATCCCCATGCAACTCCAACCTCCATATAATTTAATCCTTTTTTAAGATGCTTTGTATATTCTTCTCTAGATATAAAAATCTTTGCGTTGTTTAATTGTTCTTGATTTAATTGATAAGGATCTTCAATTTCATCTTCCTGCAACATTCTTATTTCATTAAATCCAAAAGGTGGAACGGTCCGTTTTGCTGTATGATTTTTTTCTTTTTCTAATATAAGTTGTTTTTGTTCTTCAGTTAATGGCATATTTTAATTATACACCATCATATGGTAGAATTAATTATTATGATTATAGATGATTCATTTTTAAATCAAGAAGAAATAATTAGTTTACAAAAAATGATGTATGATATACCTAATTCTAACTTTCCATGGTATTTTTATGGTTCAACTAATAAAAAAGATAGTTCTGGTGTCATCTTAAATAATGACGATTATTTAGATTCACAACAATTTGTTCACCTTGCCTATCATAACTCACAAAAACATTCTCAGTTTTCAGACACATTTTTATATATTTTTAACAAGTTTATAAATAAACATAATATAGTTGTAGACAATGTGTTTAGAATTAAAGCAAATCTTATTTTAAAAGATGGTACAAATAATAAAATACATTATCCTCATATTGATACAGATCATGAACATTTTGTTTTTTTATATTATGTAAATGATTCAGATGGTGATACAATTTTATTTAATGAAAAATACCCCATGGAAAATAAAAATTTAACAATTGACAAAAAAATTAATCCAAAGGCTGGAAGGGCAATATTATTTAATGGACTCCAATATCACTCATCTTCTAGTCCAATAAAGAATGATATAAGATGTGTTATTAATATAGACTTTACTGGCAAGGTTAGTTTGTGATATAATATATATGTACCAGCCCAAAGGGGGGTACTTAATTGAACTCGCTTAATAAGGAGGAAAAATGGTAAGTTCATTTGCATTGGATCTATTTAAAGATCCATTTTTTATTGGTTTCAACAGAGAGTTGGACCGTCTTTCAAATATCCATCGTGAGGCAACTCGTCAGTCCTATCCACCGTATGACGTGGTAAAACTTGATGAGGATACTTATAAACTATCTTTAGCCATTGCTGGTTTTAGCAAGGATGAAGTTGAGGTTTCTGTGGATAATGGAAGTTTGATTGTCAAGGGTGAGAAAACAGAAGAAGAAAATTCTAATGTTCTTCACAAGGGTATTGCAAGCAGAAAGTTCACACGCACCTTTGCTCTTGGAGAGTATATGGAGGTTGATCGTGCTGAAATGGCAGACGGTATTCTTAGCGTCTTTGTGGAAAGAAACATTCCAGAAGAAAAGAAACCAAAAGCAATTAAAATCAAATAACATTATCTAAGGTAATCCGACATATCCGCAAGGCCTATCGGTAGATAAACCACCTGAGCATGTGGTTAAACTGCTCTTATTTGATGATATAATGGGTTTATGCCTTATAAAGTAGGTGCTAAAGGATCTCACGGATGTTCTGGTTACCCTGCAGTTAAAACCAGTACTGGAGAAGTCATGGGCTGCCATAAAACAAAAAAAGAAGCAGCAGGACAAATTTATGCAATCAATAGATCTGAAGGAAATATAGGTAAGGCCATGGTTAAAGAGGGCGATATGGTTATGGCCCCACATGAAGAAGAAATGTATGTTGGTCGTGTAGTTCACGTAATGACAGAAGGTATGCTTGGAATGCCAGGATCTGAATATTCTATTGAAGCATCTTCAGAAGATCCTGCTATTTTAATTCAGTTATTTGAAATGGAAGATGGCGAACTTGAAGAGACAGAGTATTTTGTTGGAGCAAAAGCAAAAGATATAATGATAATGCCATCACTTGAATTAAATGAAAATATGGACAAGACTGAAGTTATAAAAGAAGATATTTCTGTAGTTGGTCAATCGTCTAATGACCCCTGTACATATGATGGTTGCGGATGTCCTACATGTAAAGATATGAATGTGTGCTGTGATTTATGTCCAGTTTGTCAAGCCAATGAAATGAAGGGCGATTGCTGCGGGGATGTAAATAAAGCAAATCCATGCTGGGAAGGATATGTACAAAGAGGAATGAAAGAAAAAAACGGCAAAATGGTTCCAAATTGTGTACCAGTAGAAAAAACTTTGTTTGAAGGTTTTGGAAAAATAATTTCAAAAACAGAAAGAATAACAGAAATTTGGTGATATATGTCTAAAAAATCATCTGGTTCATACAAAAGGCACGATGGATTTAATCCCATACAAATTAAGAATGGTAATGTTGTACGCTTAAGAAAAGACGGTACAATTAAAGCAATTCTTGGTAAATATGGAGAATATAAAAAAGATACTAAATAGATAAATTATTATTTATTCCATCTACCACAATGCATAAATTGCCAAATATTTTATTTTGATCTATATATTGTTTTATATTTTTTAAAGTACTACGAATTACTTTTTGATGATCTGTAGTTAAATCAATACAAAAAACTGCTTTTCTTTCTTCGCCAAAAAATGTAATACATTCATTAATAAAAATATCATGATCAAAACAATTATGAAGCATGTGTATTTTATCTTCTTTATCAATTGGTCTATGATTTGAATTATGTAATAAAAAAATCATAGGAACAGGAGACATTTTTAAAAATTCAAACTTTTTATGTCTTTCTTCATCTACGCTGTGCATAAAGCCTTCAAATAAAAAGTTATTTAATATATTGGATAATGATGCTGCAGCAAGAGCAACAGATGGCCCTGGAGTAGTTATAATTTGTATATCATTTTTAATTGCTTCATCAACAAGTATAGTACCAGGATCTGCAAGACCAGGCATACCTTCATCAGATATTATATAAACATCCTCGCCATTTTTTAAAATTGAAATTATTCTTTCTTTTACTTCGTTTTCTCTGTTATTGTTTAACGAAAAACATATATCAATTAGTTCTGCATTATATATAAAATTATTAAAAGAACAATATTCTTTAAATCTATCTATATCTTCAACGCATATATATTTAGCGTCATTAAATGCATTTAATAACCTTTGAGATGTATCCAACATGTTGCCAATTGGAGATCCAATTAGATGTAATTTACCAAACACCTTTTCTTCTTTCTATATGTTTATTACAAATATCTACTATTTCTTTTGTATATTTATCATAATCAATATCTAATATTAAGTTACCATCTATTAATTTATGTACCTTTATATCTTTTCCAATTTGAAAAAGAACATTTTTAATTGACTCTTCTATATTGTCCATATTAATAAAAAGTTGTTGGGTCTGGATGCATATCGTAATATTCAGAAAAGAACTTATTTCTTTCATGTAATATTTGATCTTGACCGTCATCATAAGGTACATCATCAACATATTCTAAATGACAAAATATCATGTCTTGATGACTTCCTGGTTTTAATTCTTTTGCTCTACGCCAATGTGGCTGTTGCGTCCCAGCAAATACTAATGCTTGATTATCTTGTAAAAAGTATTCTACATCTTCAACAACTACTCCCCATTCTTCATCAGCATGCACCTGAATATCAAAAGTAATTCTTTGTTTATCTCTCATATCTGTATGTGGAAATAACTTTGTCATCCATCCATATTCCATACTATATCTAGCAAATGAGTGATCTTCTACTAAGCGAACATGGTCGCCTAAAGATTTTTTGACTGCCTCATTAATTTTATCTTTTATTCTTGGCCCTAAGTCTATATGCCATGCTTTCATTCCGCCCCATTTTTGTATTTGAGTTTTTTCTTCTGGAGTGTTATTAATTATTTCATATAAATGATCTATATCTTCTTTTGAAAATATGTTATCTACAATTATTGGCTCAAAATCTTGATTAGAAATAGGAGTTTGAGAGTTTTTTAATTCAATGTATTGATTATATGCTGGACCTTTTTCTGGAGTTTTCATAATATTAAAATTATACCATAGTGTATAATGAATATATGTCGTTTGGAAAATTATATTTAGTTGGATTGCCTATTGGCAATTGGGAAGATATGTCAGTAAGAGCATTTAAATATATTCAAAATGCAAAAAATATAGTGATAGAAAGAGAAGAGGCATTTGAAAGAATTTGGCCCGCACTTGGAATGCAAAAACCAAATGTCAATACTATATCCATTGAGTATGATTCTGATGGCGGAGAACCTGGAGAAGCATACGAACTTCATAACATGAATAAAATAATTGATTTATTAAAAAATGGAGAAGATGTATTCTTAATTTCAGATGAAGGTATGCCAGGGGTAGCAGACCCAGGAGCAAGGATAGTTAAAAAATGTATTGCTGAAGGAATACATGTGACATCAACACCAGGACCTTCTGTTGTTATGGCTGCAGTAGCAGTTACTGGAACTATGCATAATTTTATATTTGAATCTTTTTTGCCATTTGTAAAAAATGAAAGAATTCAATTCTTAAAAGAAAGAAAAGACTACAATTATCCAATGGTTATAATGCTTAGAAATGTAAAAAGAGGACAAGAATTTCATAATGAAATACCAGAGTTTTTAGAAGAAGCATGTGAAATACTAGGGGAAAACAGATGGGCATCTCTTTGTTATAACTTAACTATGGATACAGAAAAAGTTATTCATAATACATTGGATAATTTAAAAGAATATTTTAATACTAATACTAGAATTATGAGTGATCAGATTTGTATAGTAATAGAAAGTAAAAACTATAACTAAAACATTAATGAATGAGATCCATCACAAAATGGTTTATTTTTTGAAGTATTACATACACATAATTTTTTACGTTTTAAATTTGATTGATTCATTTTTATAATTTCTTGAGTATCACACATTTTTATTGTACACAAATCATTATCCACAGATAATACTTCTGCAGCCTTTTTGTCATTATGATCATCACTAATAACCATTACAATTATTCCTGGTTTCATATTTTCTCCTTTTGTTTAGTATTACGAGCCTCCTGTAGGATTTGAACCTACGACAACTCGCTTACAAGGCGAGTACTCTACCCCTGAGTTAAGGAGGCGTATCTCCAACGGGATTCGAACCCGTGTTGCCACCGTGAAAGGGTGGAGTCCTAGGCCTCTAGACCATGGAGACTTGGCGATCCGTATCGGACTTGAACCGACGACCTCTACCGTGACAGGGTAGCGTTCTAACCAACTGAACTAACGGACCTTGGCTGGTCTGGCAGGTCTCGATCCTGCGACATCTCGATTAACAGTCGAGTGTTCTACCAACTGAACTACAGACCAATGTTTAATTGTAGCACCCCTGAATGGATTCGAACCATCGACAAACGGATTAGAAGTCCGCTACTCTTCCACTGAGTTACAGAGGTTTAGTGCCCTTGGTTGGATTCGAACCAACGCTTGCACGATTTTAAGTCGTGTGCCTCTGCCACTGGGCTACAAGGGCGTAGAATATTTTGGAATTGAACCAAACTCTAAGATGCTTATAAGACACCTTCTGACCACCAGCCAGCCATATTCCAAAGTAGAGCAGGTAGGACTTGAACCTACGATAACCGAATTATGAGTTCGGGGCCTTGACCAACTTGGCTACTGCTCCATGAGTTTTATTCTTTATTTAAAACTCTAAAAGCATCGCCTGTTTCTTCATCTTCAAAGTCCCAAACAAATGCATCAATAAAGTCTGGCTTCTCCCAATAAGGTATTCCATCTTCATCATAATCATTCCACCCGTCACCGCTCATATCAAAATCCCATTTATATACAGTGCCAAACTTATTATATAGTGGCCATGTCATTCGCCAAACAAAAGAATAAAATTGATACATCATTCCTAAATCTTTTGATTCATCTAAATATGAAATACGAAGTATTGCCCAGCCTGCTACATCTCCAAATAAATCTGCAACCCATCTTAATGGTGGACGGGATTTATTAATTCTAACGGTGTCTTCAAATAAATTACTCATGATACTAAAACTCCTAATAAAATACCTATAATAAATGAAAGTATGGCAACTGGCCAATAATATGTTTTTCTAAGATGATCTATTATTATGTCTTTTACAATATCAGAAGGTATTTCAATTTCATATCCTTCATTATCTAAATCATCAAATCTGTATGATTTCATTTATGCTCCTTCATGTGTCTAGACAATGCATCGTGACCAAATATTCCCCAACGCAATTCGATTTCTTTTTTACACGTGCTGCATATGACTACTCTATTCCCTGTCATTTTTACCATATTTCATTTGAATATAACAAACAACCCACCCTGCTATCATAGCAGCAATGAGCCAAAAGGGGTGTAAATAAGTAACATTCATATAATCATTATATCTTATGCTAATTCAAAAGTCAAGTATAATGGTATACATGATACAAGATGATAAGTTTTTTGAAAGACCTGAAAACTGGAAAACATTAAACCCTAATATTATTTATAATAATAGAATGCTTAAGGTTTTTGAAAATGCAAAACCAAGAGAAGATGGAAGAAAAGGCGAAGGTTTTTGGAAGGACGATTATTTGTATACAACAAATGTTCATACCAATCATAAAAATTTTAAAATACAATATAAATTAAATAAAGACGGCTTTAGATCTAACAATTTTAAAAATATAGATAAAAATAAATATACAGTACTTTTTACAGGATGTTCAGTTACATTTGGACAAGACCTACCTGAGGAAATGCTTTGGACTGAATTAGTTGCAAAAGAATTATCTAAAAAATATAATATTGATTATTATAATTTAGGTATTATGGGTTCATCTATAATGCTTTGCATAAAAAATATATCTGCTTTTATTAATATATACGGAATGCCAGATTTAATAATAATGTTAGTTCCAGATACTTTTAGAACAATATCTTACGATCCAGTTGAAGATTGCTATATAGATTTAACACCTAGAACTAAAGAAGGAAAACTTTCAATGGAACAAATGATGCCAGAAAATATATTTTTGCAAAGTATTATAAATATAAATTTGTTGCAAAATTTATGTAATGTTTCTGGATCTAAATTTTTATTTTCTGCTTATGATAAAATGACACAAAATATTTTTGATAAATTTTCTGTTGAACTTCCATCATTTTTTAAATCGGAATGCCTAATAAATGATGAATTAAATTTAAGAGAAAATGATGTTCAATATTGGGACAAGGCTGCAGATAGAAAACATCCTGGCGGAGGATGGCATGAATTATTTGCTGAAAGAGTTTTAAAAATTTTAAAGGATAACATATGAAACTTAATATAAGCAAAGATATAGAAAACAATATTTCATTTTTTGATTTTTCACAATTTTGTACTGAAAGAATGGGCGGATCATTATTAAGAAGAAAAGGAAAATGGGTAGATGATTATTATTACACTATGAGTGAAAATGTTAGCGATGTAATATATAAAATAAATAAAGAAGGTTTTAGAACAAATAACTTTAAAAAAGTTGAAAAAGGCAATAATAAATTAACTATACTATCATCAGGATGTTCGTTTGGTTTTGGTCAAGACATGCCAGAAGAATTTAGATATTCTAATGTAGTTGCAGAAAGTTTAAGAGATAAATATGATGTTGAAGAATATAATGTTTCATTGATGAGTGCCTCTATTCACTTAATAACAAAAAATGTATGCACATTTTTTAATAAATACGGATATCCAGATGTTTTATTAATTACTTTTCCAGATATGCACAGAGGTTTTCATTTTGATTTAGAGCAGTCACGTTTTATAGAAACCAATTTATATACTATTGCAGCACGTGGTTGGATTAAAGAAACATTAGAATCATGGAAAAAAAATTATCTGCCTCATCATAATTTAGTTATATACACAACAATGATTCATATGCTTGACCAAATATGTAAAGCAAATAATGTTTTATTTTTGTGGACTTTTTGGGAAAATGGAACAAGAGATACTTTTGAGTTTTTTTCTAAATCATATGATTCGTATTTTGAATTAGATACTATGTGGCCACAAACATTGTCAAAAGATTATGGAAATCATGATATAAAGTATTGGGGCAAGGCTGGAGATAACAATCATCCAGGTGGCGGATGGAATAAAGAAGTAGCGGACAAAATGCTTCAATTAATAAATTCAAAATTAAAGATTTAAAGTTCGGCGGTAAATAGAAATATCAAACCTATTTATGACCTATACGGTCAATAAGGTTTAGTATCTAGTTACACTGCCCACATGGACATTTCCAATTAACTGATTCAATGTTTAATATGTGATCAATCAGAGAGGTTAGGCCTGTTTTGTTTTTCCAGTTATCATCATCTAGACCATTTTTCGCAAGGAATTCATAGATAATCTTAATATGATCAATCATGTTATCCTTATTCAATACATCTATGTCTAGTTTAAAGTCTAAACTATCGCTTAAGGCATCAAATACTAGGTTTGATACGTTCTTATCATTAATACCGATAAGGACATGTTCGTAATCTGGTTTGGTATCAGAATCTACATTTAAAACCACAAAAGACTGCATTGGAACATGTGGGATTTCAAATCTCTGTCGTAATAGTTCTCCAATCATGGATGCTAAATCGCTATTTGTTACACAAACTACTTTCATTCTATCTCCTTTATAACTGGATCAAGCCTATCCCAATGACCAGCAGGATTACCTTGATAGACTTGTCCTGTTTCTCTATCTATTAAGAGCCATTTGGTAGGTGCTTTTGTTTTTATCAAAAGTTCGACGGGATAGGGAAGTTCTTCGTAATCCCTATGAGGCCTATTACCCAATAAACACACTCCATAGTACAGTAAAGACAACCATACCTAGGATAATATACCCTAGAGCCTTGATACTTTCATTTGCTTTCTTATCGTTCATAATTACCCCATATACATATAAATGAAATGTTTCTTACATACATCGACGATAACGCCAGTATCTTTATCTGGTTGAGTAAACTCTGGTTTGTTATCACAGTAATAACATTTCAATGTTTCAATCATATTTCCATTATACACTAACCATGAATATACCATGATGGCGGTTCTTCGTCTATAGATAAGGCCTCAACAATATCCCCCGCCAATTTCTTAGATAGAGCATCCTTATGTTTGCCCTTAAGGTGCTCATGAATAATCTCAGATATGATATCTATTTTGGATTCATCAGATAACATTATTCAAGCACCACATCTGGATCATTGATATAGAAAAATATAAGTTGCATATAGTCCCCATCCTTAAATATTTTCTCTGGTCTCCAATGCCACTGAGATCTTGAGTCAAATGCTATGGCTTCATTATCTTTTAATTGATACTCTATATCATCAATTACTATTGGCCAATCTACGTTTGATTCTAGTTGATAGTCGAATGTTAATTTAACATTTTTTGGATCTTTATGTGGTGGAAGATTAGGGTTTGTTATTTTGTTATTATATTCTATCCAAGTAACAGGACCTAGTTCGTAATCCCCTAATGTATTTAAATAGTTTTGTATCTTATCTAGGATTTTAGGATCAATAATATAGTTTAGATATAAGTCATCTCTGCCTCTGTCAATTTGATGAATTGTTTTACCCACCAGTTTAAGGTGAGAGTTATCCTTGATTGTTTGTTTTATGGATGCAATTTCTTCATCTGTAAAAACATCTTTAAACACTATATTTTGCATCTAACCACCCCTGAATAGTTAGTTTACCATGATATTTAGCCTTATAAAAATCTTACTGTTATTTTATAAGTGGAGTAAAGTGGAGCATAGTGGAGAGTAATGGGTGATGGAGCGCTTTTTAAGGCGGGGATCGTAATGCGCTGACAAACCATCCTATCTATCAAACCATATATCCCCAAACCCTTATATCATATATGCCCCATATCTGTCAAACCATGTATAAAAGGTTTGGCATTATACATGCAAAACCATGGTTTGTCAAGTGTCTTCGTAAAGGAATTTGCATGAAAATTGCCAAAAAATAAAATAAATCCGAAATAATCCGAAATAAGATTTAAAAGGTTTGAAAATGTTTTAAAACCAGAAAATATGGTTTGTTATTGACTATTAGGGGTATTAGTGGTATGATCGTAATCTTTTTTATTCCCCGCCTCATGGGCCGTCCTCCAGGCATCCCTGTCAAAATCGAGCGGGGTAAAGGAAAAGTACTTAGACAAACCAATCATATGAGTAAAGGCTACAAAGGCATTAGATAAAGACCTATCATGATCTTTTGCTTGGTTTGGATACTTCATTCTATAAAAGTGTCTGGCCATACAAACTATCATAACACAATTTATTATGGTTTGGCCATAAAATGGTTTGGATCGTAATCTGGGAAAAATGGTTTGATATCGTAATGGTTTGATAACCTGAAAATACTGACCGACCCGTTTCAGGGCTTATGCAAGTGGACCCAGGATTTCATCTAAAGTTTTGAAACCCTTATCTTTTACTTCAAGGCTTTCTAAAAATAAATCCCATGTTTCATTTACATAGTTAGTTGCCATATCAGTGGCAGGAACAATTTCTTGTGAGATAGCAAATGCTAATGGCAAACCAATGTCATTGTACTCTATGAAGTCAGAGAAGTCAACATCACCTTTATAGTTACACCATAAATCTCCCAAGATGTTACACTTATCAGAAAAGTCTGTATTGGTATTGCTCATTGTATTTCTCCTCTTTGTGGTATTGTGCGCTTTGGGCTATTGTGATAAGTCTGTTGTAGGAAACTGTTGGTGCTATTACTGCCAAATACTCACCAACCTGTTCGATGTCAAGGCGCAGGTCAGAAACAAGGGCAGAAAGTCGCATGGCAACTTTTTCCTCGTCAGTTAGTCTGTGTCGTCTAATCATAGTTCTCCTATCATCATTGTATCAAAAAGAAAGGGGGAGCGCAAGCCCACGACAAACATGCGCTCCCGTAGAGGGGACCCAACCCTCTTTATGATGTGACCGTCGTCACAAGATTATGGTAGTTAATAAAATCTTGTATAGAATGTGTCCCAGTGTCATCAGTTACAGTCTTATTAATTAAGTCGATTAGTACGGGGTGGTCCATAAATCCAAGGTCGTTAGGATTGCAGGCATAAATTCCATACCCAGTCTCATCCATAATACTATCCTTAATTAGATAACTTACAGCCATACGTACGTAGTATGACTCATCGCCAAGACGTGGTGCTGCATGCTGCAAGGCTGCTGCCAGGTCTTCATACATGGAGTACTCGCCCCAATGGCTGTATAAGGCAACTGCCTGGTCCTCTGATTGCTTAAAAACGAATGTACAACGTGCTCCCATTATAGGGTCCTTTCGGTAGTAGGGTTTTCTTCCATGATATCAAATTCTAGGTCTAATATCAACTGCTCATACATTATTCTATCCTATTACAAATAACTGAGAGTTCATCCATTACGAATTCCCAAGCGTTCTCGTCATCAATATGGTCTCCTTCTAGTTCTGTAGTAAAGTTCATATAGATCCCAGAAGGCTCGTGAATGATTTCTACCTCATATGTTTTAGTTTCTTCCATTGTCTTCCCTTTCTGCTATAGCGAATGATAATTGATAAGTTAGAGAATATACGTGAGATAAAGCGTCTAACTGTCCCTGCCAATATGTGCGGTCCATGGAATCCATAGCCTCCCCAGATTGGTTCTCTGCTTCTTGTGCTAATTCCAGTTGCTCTTCAGCCTCTTTCATAAGCCATTTGAGTTCACCGTGCATGATGTCAAGGCCACTGCTGCCAATGTCTACTTGCTTTTGTAGATTATCAGTTAGTTCCATTTTCTTCCTCCTTTTCCATTATTACAGCAATTATATGGCTAATACCAGTTGCTTGTCCACTTATAAAGTTATATTCAATATCTAATTCAGCAAAGTCTTTTGAGGCAGGGTCTAACTCATCCATTTTATTAGATAATACTTCTAGGTCCTGATTCAAAGACTGCATATGTAATTGAAGATAGTTTTTTATATAATCAATCATTGATGTTCCTCTCTGTGCTCCTCGCATGGTTCGTCTGCTTCATTATACCCACACGAAGGGCATGTGTCAAAATCACATTCTTCACAGTATGGTGTTTCTTCCTCAGCATGGTCACATTCTCTACATTTCCAACCGTATGATTCGTGTGATTCTTCCATACCAGCAACAATTATAGTCTCGCCACCCCAACCTGTTTCTTCTTCATAAGATAAGGTAAACTTTATATTAGGATATTGCTCTGACAACGTATGAATAATAGGATGTGGTGGAGACCAAGCGGTATTGAATTTATAACCAATAGAACTATCGCTTTCATCTGTTATCTCAGTATCTGAATACTCTCTATCATCATGAACAGCAACGTCCCATTTAGTTCCCCAATGGCGTACATTCCAGTCGTACCAATGATTACCCTCAAACTTCAATGCTTCTGCTAATGGTAATGAGTGGTCAGGTTGTTTGATGTACTCTTCTTCAGATACACCGTCTTGAATATGGTTATAGATGTTATGAAATGCAAATATAGGATTTGAATATGTTGTTTCTGTCAATTCCATTTGCCCAGTCTCAGGATTCCATTGGTCGTGAACCTTAGTGAATGGTTTATTGAGTTGTTGTTTTAGTTTTGATATCTCATCTACAGGTCCCTCCGCAGATAGATAGTTATAACACCAATTTGGCATTGTGGGTCCTTTCTATTAGGTCTTGTATTATTCTAGCAAATTATCAAGGGGATGTCAAACACGTCCCTCTGCTAATAATCCTAGTAATAAATCTTCTAGATCTCTAAGAACTGCTTTGTCTTCCTCTGCAAACTTAGTATCCTTAATATGATGATGTAAAGAATAGTTTAAAACTGTAGCCATATTCTCTACCTGCTCAACTGTATATCCTAGCATTAATCCCTCACATATTCGTAGATAAGGTTGATAGCAAAATGAAGATTACAATCACAATCTCCACCATTCATGTTTTCTATAAAATCAAAATGAGAATAATTATCCTCATAGATTTTCATTATTAGTTCGTCCACATATAGTGGTGTTTTAGTTTGGGTCATAAATTTAGAATACCAAAATTTGGGGGAAAAGTCAAGTCCTACGTAATAAAAACATTAGATGATATTTTTAGTCGGCCACTTTTTTGATCTTTTGTCAAATAAAAAATTGAGCAGTTTATACTCATGCTCAGGAGTTGAATTAGTTTATACTAATTCTAAAGTGTTGCGAACAACATTTAGCAAACGATTTTTTTCTGCTGTAATAGCAGGGTCAAAACCACTTGAACCCATTAGAATTGATTCAGTAAGACCACGCTTACCACCACGATACCAATCGATTCGTTCTGTAAGTGCGTTCCAAGCACCCCATGCTGTATTAGCAATCATGCCATTGAATTCACCTGTGTAAATATCATTGATTAGGTCAACTTTATTTGTCCACTTAGAAAGTGCGCCTTTCTTAGTTTCATCAGGTTTAGGATACGCAGCAAGAACAATATCATTGAATTGTTGTGCTGTGATTTCTTTTTCAATCATGAGTTTAGCCATGATAGAAAATTCGTCCATGTAGGCATTAGCAACAGCAAGAGCCTCACGAGCCTGTTGAACCTTACCCTCAGCAGATTGTGTGTGGCGAATCTTGAAAGATTGCTTGACACCATTCTTTTTCTTAGTGCGACCTAACGCAACAGCGAGAGTGTTAGCGCATACAACACGAACAGGTGTTACGCTTGCTTGAATAGCGATTGAGCCATCATGTGATGTATTGACAAGAAGATAAGTTTTGATTTTATCCGCTACGCCATTTGGGTCAAGAACAGTTTCACGCTCAAGAGCGAGAGAACCGAATACAACACGACCATTACGCAATGAACCAGCAGTTTCCCAACGACCTCCGCCATCAAGAATTGCGTCACCGAATGTGAATAGTTCTTCATTTTGTAGTGGGACATAACGCTCACCTACAACACCAAGAACATCAACTTGATTTGCTGTGAATGGATTATCACGCACAACATATTGATAAGATTTATCAGATGTAAGAGTAGATGGGATTTCTACATCTTCAAGACGAACATTCCAACCATCAAGGTTAGCGAGTTCTAACATTTTTTCAGTAGTAACTTCCTCCTGAAAAACAGTTCCTAAACCATGCCAAGCAGGTTCACGGAATGAAGCGAAAGAATTAGCAGATTCTAATTCATGAGCCATATTTATTTCCTTTCTATTTTTAGTTATTCTAATCTTAGCACAATGGGCTGACAAAATCAAGTCCTGAATTTGGGCGATTTGCTCGTAACTACGTAAAACGGACATTTAGTACAAAACGGGCCGACCACTTTTTGGAAGGGAGCAGTTTACGTGGACATGCTCAGGTCCCTTGCAGATCCCTGAAAGAAAGGATGAAAGAGGGATGCTGCGTACATTGCAGGGCCTTTCATGAACCCTGCAAATATTTAACACTCTTCTACAGAATTTACGTCCCAATCATGAATTTCAACATTACCGTGATATGTGTCAATTGAAACAACATCAAAGATAAATGAATCTAAATCAAAATCTTCGACCTCATTCATTGGAATATCAATTTGACCATTAATTGTTACGTTTGCAGTGAAATCAATTGTCTTCACTGGATTATGGCCAAGGATTTCACACAAATCATTTAAAATTTCTGCAGCCTCTGTATTTGGGTTATACCAGGATTCCTCAGTCATGTTATCGGTGATTCGACTAATTGTATAATTAAGTTCATCGATTTGTTTTTGCAATAAGCGCTTACGGTCCAGTTCCCATTCAAGGTCATTAACCTTGATAGTAGGAAATGATACTACATCATTTTCAATCTTCTTATAAGTTACAAGTTGATTTGCATTGTAGTGCTCAGGTACCAGTACTTCGTTAGTTGTCTCCATTTGTGATATCCTTTCCTAGTTCATCAAATTCTCTAATAGTATCAAGCATAACACCTAATTCTGATTCTGTCAATAATACATGGGTCACGAGTGTAGTTGTCATTGCTGAAAGTGCTGCGGAATACTCAAATAAAGCCCTAGCGAATTCCTCTGATGACATTTCGTCTTTGTGATGATAAATAGCAGAAGCCATGCTCATTATGATTTCATCATGAACCGCTTCTTGTGTTGCGTTTTGTAGTTCTAGCATTGTTGCTATCATTTTGTTTCCTTTCTTTCTATAATCTAATAATATCATTTTTAGGGCAGAAATACAAATCAAAGTCGTAAATAATCTCACATAATGGACTGTGATTTACATCACACGGATCGGCCCCAAAAAAAGGGGGGGTGGTCATAGCAGGGGCAATTGCGATTACACATTCAAAACCTGCTATGACAATCTCTCCAGGAATAACTACAAGGACCCTGCGATCACTTCATTGTTTAGTAGTGCTTATCAGGAGAGAAAAACTTTAAGCAGTTTTATTTCATGCTCAGGAAAGTAATTTTACAAGTATCTTGCGATAGCGTTGTAAGTAGAAGTAGAAACTACTTCCTCATCTGTCATCTTGAGAATACGAATTGCGTTCTCAATTTCCTCTTTCTGCTCACGATACTGCCACTCATGAATAGACACATAGTCTTTCTTGGGTTCATCAGGTAGCGTGATAGTTCCAGCAGGTAGAGAGAAAGATACTTGGATTTCGTTATTGTATCTCTTATGAGCAGATAAGTCCTCTGCCTTAGCAATTTTATCAAGTGCTAATTTAGCGACTTCCTTGTTCCAAGCCTTTACTGCCTTGTCGTGCTTTGCTTCGTTCGCCTCTTGTGAAGCGAAGTCTTTATTTAGTTTATCAAGTGCGCTTTCTAGTGCCTTGATAACCTTAGTTGTAGCGATTTTTACATTTATCGCTTTGCCATTTCTAGCCATTGGTGTTTCCTTTCTTTTTGGGTTTTTGGGTCTTACACTATCATAGCATTTCTACGATAGAAAATCAAGTGAGCAGTTTAGCCTCCACTTGCTCAGGTGGCGTTAGCGTTTGCTAAATTACTTTGCTGTCCAAGTAGTCCAGCGAGGTGTGCCATTGACATCAAGTTTGACACGAACAGAAGTTCCGTCTGTGTTTGGCTTGATTTCTGTGATAACGCCTGTCACCTTTGACTTCTGTGAGGTGTAGGTGTCGCCAACCTTGTATTGTGCGTTCTTTACTGCCATTTCTTTCTCCTTTATTAGTTGTTGTTATTACTTGTATTATTATGACATTTTTGAGAGATAATGTCAAGTCGAAACCTGACATTTCTCACATTTTGAGATTAGTAGGTTTTGACCATAGCAAATCTAGTTTGATTATTTGCCAAGCGAAGCATGACCTTTGTAACATTGTGGCGCATTGGAACGAACTTCTCAATACGACCTGTAACACCTGTCTTGCTAGTAGTGAATAAATCGCCTACCTGATAAGTGTATCCGCCTAGTGTCATTTGTTTTCCTTTCTGTTTTGGGTCTTAGTATAAGTTTAGCAAAAAAATACAAGAAATACAAATCAAGGGGGGATTTTGGGAGGTTTTTTAATGTGACCTTAATCACAAAGTCGTAACTTGACAAATCTATGTTTTGCGGGCCGAGCACTTTTGCGGGGATTTATTGAATAAGAAAAAAGAACAATATCATCCATGCTAAAAATATATATTGCATTTTCATTATGTGAATGTTTATTCTATAAAAACATACCACTCAAGTTTATCATCATCACCAACAAAGGTCTCAACCTCATCATCAAAGTCATCAAGTAAAACTAAATTGAAACCTTCTTTAGTTTCTGATATTTCTTTTACTGTTAGATATTGTTCATCGACCTTTATTAGATCACCTTCCGCCAATTGGTTTGGCAGAAGATAATCAGCAAAGACAAGTTCCATGTTCATCATTGTATCAGACATTTATCGAATAACAACCTCTCCGTTACGATAAAAAGTTTTTGTATACATTTTACCTGTTGGGTCAGATAGATTATAGGTTGCGTATTCTTTAGCATCTCCAAAGTCCACGCATTTTTCCCACGCATCAACAGCAGTTAGCATATCTGATACTCGCATAGTATTTACCAATTCTCCGTCATACGAAGTAGTAAGCGCATAAGTGTATTCCATTTTAGTATTCCTCTCTTTCAATAATCCACGCATCTAGGTGGTGTGCTTCAATAATAGCAGAAGCAGGGGCAAAATTCTTACCTTGCCACGATATGCCTTCTGGCAGGGTAATGTAAGCGTCCCATAGTCCTAAATCATTAACCATGTCAATAGCCTCAACACAAGGCTGAACCATAGACTTAGGAACGGGCGGGTAGTGATTAGCAGATAAGTGAATTCCTATCTGTTGTTCAATGTCTAAATTATCCATGTCTGATAAATCATTAGCAAAATTACTTCCCATTTTAGTTAGCCTCCATAGTAGCAAATAGTTCAGGCTCACTTAGTAAGCCATTGTCAAAAATAACTGAGCCATCTTCATCTAAGATTAGCCCATAAGGATTACAAATACAATCCTCAAAATCATAGGCATCTCCATTACCGAAGTAATCAACACCTTTTCCATTACACAAATTACAATTCTGAATTGTGCGTAGTGCGTATTCCAATTTATCCATTTTTATTTCCTTTCTTTATATAAAAATCTTACCATAGTGGTCTGACAATTACAAGTCAGACACACGAACCGCAATAGTAGCCCATTTAGAGCCATTGAACCTAATTGAATAAGCCTGATAATCAGTACCTACCCATACATCATCTCGCTTTTCAGCAAAGTTTATTTCTCCGCCCTGAAATTTACGGGCATAAGAGGTAGGTCTATAATACTGACCTACAAGTAAATCTTCAATTGAATAACTTCTCATTGAATTTCCTTTCTTTATTTTCAGGCTTCTAGCCTATCATTTTTATTTTATAAAATCAAATCGACACGCCGTAATTTAAGAAAAATTTTGGGTGTGTTTTTAATCACATCTTAACAGCCTGTGGATAACCTGTGGATAAGGGGCCGACATTTTTGTTGAAAGTTCAACTATTGTTTAGCAGCGCATACAAAACATTTTAGATCTGCGACAAAAATTCTACCGCAGATTTCGCATGTTTTAAATTTAAATTTCTTTTTTGGCAATTTTAATTATAAAATAAATTGAAAGCCATAACGAAATTTGAACAAGTGTAGTTAGAAATCTTGTCATGAAATAATTCCTAACTCATCAACACCGCAAGCAGTTTCGAATTTTGCCTTATCAAATAATTCGTTTTTAGTTCCGAAATAAGTTGAAAAGCCTTCTACCAAATCCTCATAGACTTGCGGATGAATTTCATCTTTTACATCTGCGAGGATTGAAGCGATAGCCTTGAAATGTGTTTTAGTTAGCGTCATTCTATTCATCTCCTAACAAAATCCATGAGTGAGTGGCTCCCTCATTTACTCTATCGAGTTCAGCAAGTAATTCATCACGAGTAAATAGTGAAGCGTCACCAAGCATTTCTGTTACTGCTTGAATGTTCATCTGAATAAATACATCCGCAGGCAGGTTTTTGATAGCGCCTAAGAATGGCGAATGGTCAGCAATGCGAGAGATAAAATTTACACCATTAGAGGTGAATGGGTAGTCTGTATAGGTTGCGTTAGTCATTAGTTATTTTCCTTTTCTTTCGTTTTTACTATTTTAGCAATTTTTTCTAGGTTTGTCAATTTTTGCGCTTTTCGCTGTGTTTCAATGAGAGCCTTGAATTCATCTAATTTCATTATTCATCATTCCTAACTGCTAGTGTGCGGTAAGCATAACCGCCATTTTGATTTCTAACTTCAACAAGATACGCCTCAGCGTTTTCATACCATACGCAAGCAGGGTGTTTTTCTGCTGATACAATTTCTCCAACAAGGGAATTGGAACGATAAGTTTTGCCTACTAATAGGCTTGGAATTGAGTATAAATTAGCACTCATTTTTTACCTTCTTTCATTTTCTTACTCTGTAAGTTTAGCATTTTTATCTGACAAAATCAAATCCAAAATGCGGATAAATCGGACATTTTTGAAATTATTTTTGTGAGAAAAATCACAAACCCCGTAAATGCGACACGCCCGAACGCGGGGGTCGGCAAATTTTTGTGATCACAAATCAGTAAATTTATTTTTGTGTTTTACTTTTCGTGAATATTTTTTCTTTGAAGGAATTGCTGTTGCAGCATTGCTACGACGCAATTCTTGAATTCGTTTTACTTTTTCTGTAACCATTTTAGTTACTCCTTTCATTTTATTCAAAGTAAATTGCTCCTTTTACATTTTTATGATTTACGCAAACATTACCACGAGGGATTTCAACATGGCATTTGAAGCAGAGCATTTTCATTTCTGCTTTTGTTAGTATTGCTAATTCTAAATCTAATTTAGTATCAGCAGAAGCATTTTCTAGCGATACCCAACCAGCACCGCTTTTATTCATTTCAAAAATTTCAATAGACATTATTTATTTACCTTTCTTTAGTATCCAATAATTTCTAAGTCATAGTGTTCTATGGCTTTTACTATGTTCATTACACCTTTGTATTCTCTACATCTACGACAGATGCTATCCCACCCGTCCATTTGTAGTGAACAGAATACGCAGATGTTATCTGTCACGCAGATACCTTTTTCAATTAGCAAATCTACTATTTCATTTCTATTTAGTGTAGTCATTTTTTGACCTACCTTTCTTTTATCTAATACAAGTATTCTAGCAGGGGGGTCTGACATTTTTGGGGGTACAAAACGGACATTTAGGACTTTGTGATGTACCTCACATGTGACTTAAACCACACACATAAAAGGTACAAAACGGACATTTGGCCGACGCACTCGGGAGTGTCGCAGCCATGTGGTGTAAATCACACACGACACGCCGCAATAGGACTTGACTTTTTGATATTTTTATGTTAGACTTCCAGTATTAGAAATTAAGAAAGGTTAGGTCTAAATTATGGACTTTTTAGATTATATGGATGAAATTTACGAGGAACTCGTCTCAGAGTTTGGACATGAGATTGAGAGTGAGTGTATCCACGAGTGATATAAATCACAGGGGACACACCCCACAGACACCCCAATTTGTCAGTGGCAGGGTATAGGATAAGATTACTAAATAGAAAGGATAACTAAATGAAAACACTTAGTTACACAGCAGAAAAGGGAGACACCCTTGTTTCTGTATCAAATCGCCTTATGGTTAGCGAGTATCAAATAAATAACCTATTAGATAGCCTAGTATCAAATGGCTATACAATACTCACCACAGAGGTGGGTGACGGAGATTACTCTCCACATTGGCAAGGCTAAACCTTGTCAGTGCTACCTGATAGAATTACATTATTAGAAAGGATAAATAAATGATAAACGCACTAACTAGAATTGAATGCGATGAATGCTATGGACACGGAGTTATCTTTTGGGGTAACGATACCGATTATGATGTAGAACCTTGCGAGTGTGTAGCCAATGGCTAACTACTCAGCAGAACAACTACGCAGAAAAGCCCACTTAGAAAATGGTGGCACAATTGCTAACTATGACCGCTCACATTATGATACAATAAACAAAGGAGAAAATAAAAATGATACCAGTAAGACTAACAACAACTAACGGAGAAACTAAGACTATAAATCTACCTAACAAAGAAACAGTTGAAACTTTTATTTCAACATTCTCAAGTTCACTGCCACAGGGGATTGCTGTAAATATTGACGCCCCACTCATCGGAATTCACAGTGGTTGGTTGTTTGGACAAAAAATAAACTAAGAAAAGTGTGCACCTAAAAAGTGCTCACTATTTTTTTGATCGTTTATTTTTGTTTTATGTATCATACACAATAACAAAAAATTCAGATTTTTGCTATAATAGAATCTATGTATTGCGATCATGTATATAAAGAAATGAATTCAGAAATTTGTGAACTTTGTGGCGGGGACACACACAAAACTAATTGGTCATATCAACATGAGTTGCATAGAGATTGGATAGCATCAGGTAAAGCAGAGTCACAAGGATGGACATCAATATGACAGAAAATAATAGTTGGACATTAAAAATTTTTTCAGAATTTTGTTGTGATGGTTGTACTTGTAAATCAGAAAAAGATCATCTTATTGACAAGGACCTTGGAGGCGTGAAGCCTTCTTCAGTGTTTCAGGTAGAAGATGAGCATATTTATGGGCAACCTCAGTAGCATGATCGTCACCATCTAAATAGTGTTCTTCTTCTAAAGGATTATCATCTTCTCCATGATGTGTTTGACATAATAAGATGTCATAATAATCTTCATCACCAAAATATCTATCTGGTCTCCAGTGTGCTTGATTTGTTCCAGAGAACCAGATTGCTTGATTCTTTTTCATTTCAAATTTATCGTCTTCAACATAAAAGTCCCAATCAAGTGTTTTATCTAATTCAATTGTAAACATATATGCTGTATGTGTTTCAGATCTATCTTGGTGCGGGTACAAAGAAGGAATTTCTCCACTAAGAGGAGAATATCTAGCCCAAAGAATACCTATATGATCAACAGGACCACCTGTCTTTTCTTCAAACTTTTTACGAATCTTGTCTTCAACTTCTTTAGACAATCCAGGTAGTGGACCATTTCTACGTTCACTAAAGAATATAACTAAAAAGCCATTATTAGTATTTTTACGGAAATGTAACCAAGGATCGTTAGCCTCTTTAATGCCAAGATCCATAGTATCTTGTATGCTCTTGTATATAGACGCATATTCTTCTGGAGTAAAAAAGTTTTCTTCGATATGTGGCTTGATGGCTTCTATTTTCATATTTAGATTATAGCATTGATTATGATATACTAATAAGGACGTTAGGAGGCCTATATGGCACTAGAAAAAATGAGTTCTGTAGAAACAGACTGGTACGTAACACAGCAAGGCGATAGACAGGCAAGAGACTTTATTTTTAAGGATTTTTGCGATTATATTCTTGTTATTAAGACATTTGCTGATTTAAATGATACAAATAATTTGCAGCAAACAGAAATAGTTCATATTAATTCAAATGATGGTTCTTCAATACATAAGAAGTATGATGAATTAGATCCACCATTAAAGGATGCTTTAGAAAAGGCTAATTTCCCGATTGTGAAGTAAAATACTTCGAAACAAAAAATCCCACTTGGTCTGACATATACTCTCTATGAGTATCATCTAGAACAAGTGGGTTTTCTGTATCTTCAACAACCTGTGCAACAATAATGTCATAGTAGTCATCTTTAGAAAACTCTATATCTGGTCTCCAATGTATTTGATGAGATCCAGAAAATAACACAGCGCTATTTCTTGTAATATCATAACCCTGATGTCCTACGTAAACTGTCCAGGGTAGAGTATGATCTAACTGTATACTCAATGTAAATGATGCTTGGTCTAATCCAACATCATAATGAGGATGAAGCCTAGGCTTGCTATTTGATTCTAGCGTATACCTAGGCATATGGTTTCCCCACTCTTTAACTTTTATAGGAACATTTTTCTGAACTATCTCTACGATTTTATTTCTAATATGTTCGCTAAAAGGTTTTGTATTTGTTATATATCCACAACTGCCATCTACTATAAAATTCTCGCTTTGTGAGCGGGATTCATAGATTTCCTTAATTTCTTCTTCAGTGAACACATTGTTAATTACAATAGGCTCAAAGTCAGAAAATAAGGTTTTATTAGTCACGAATATATCCGTTTTCCTTCAAGGTATCAAATAGCATCCCATTAACAGCGTTAAGTTGTTCTTGCTGTTGTGAAATAACAGATTCCACTTGATCAAGCGGAACACCTGCATTAGCAGCCATTCTACGATTGTACTCATTGACGGTTTGTGTCATAAGAGTAACGCCTTCTTCTCTCAACATTTAATCACCACTTTCCTATTGGACATTTTGCTTGTTTTAGTGTTGTCTTAAGTTTCATAAAACAACCACACTTATTACATTTTACCAAACGTTTGTTTAGATGTTCGCAAGACATGCATATTTCGAGACGGGATTTAACGATCTCTTCATCACTTCTTGGCTGATTAGGATTTAATAAATCCCAAGGCTTAACATCATCACTCACCATTCCATTCTATCATAATACGTAACAGAATACTCACCACCAAACACTTCAGCATATGAGAAAATATCAGCCATATATTTCTTCACGGTTACAGCACCTACCTTATCGGTCTTATATTTATATCCATCCACAATTGTTTCATGTGAAACATTTTCCTTGATGAGATTATCGGACAACTCCTGTATATATCTTGGTTTACCGTATGCTCGGTTTGTAAATGACTGTTTTGTATATACCGTCCGAATTCCATCATCTATTTGTTTTGCTACATCTGTATTATGTATAACATATTCTACTGCAGGACAATTCATCCTTTCAGACCATACTCGCATGTTTTCGCTGTAAGACTCCATATTGCGTAGGGTAGAGTCAGCGTAGGCCATGCGTATCATCTCTGTCGCCGATGTTTCAATTCCTGTTGCGAACGCAATTAAATAAGCGGTTGCGAATGGAAATTTGTCGCTGTACTTTGTAATTTCAAAATGTATATTTGGATTAAAAGATTTTTCCGACATTCTATCATTTGCCATACGCATATGATTGCCTATAGACACATAATCAAAGTTATTTATGTCACAGTCTACAAACAGGCAATCTTTTGGATCCACGCCGTCTGAAAGGCAAAGAATATTTTTATCATATGTACCTACTACTACCGAACCGTTAAAGCGATTTAGTAATTTCGCCGAGATAAAACCATCCATATCTGGAGAAATTATTATCTTGTCAAAACCTTCGATAGTATTAAGAATTTCTTTTTTCAAGTTTTCTCCATTCTTCAAAAAATGATTGTGCTATTGCAATTTGTATTTCTATACCAAAGTGTTTGTTATCTCTACCATACTTAAAGTAATGATGATCTTTATATTTATTAATTAATTCAAAATCCGTAGACTTAGCAAAGTCCATATATCCCTTATAATTAAAATTATGTTTTTCTACTATATCTGTTATTGTATTATTCCATGTTGTCCAAAAAAATGGAACTCCTATTGCATCTAAATAGTCTTCTAGTATTTTTATTTGAGTGTTAAACATATAAAATAAAGAAAGCATGTCAACAGCAGAACTTTTTGGTCTTGCGTTTTCATGTGCAATATCTTTTGGAACAACCTTTAAAAATTCTCCATCGTTAAAGTGTAAAGTAGAAAATATTCTTTCTGGATCCTCATCTAAAAATACGTCAATTCTTCCTAAATTTGGAAACACAACAAAAATACCGAGTGGTTTTCCATATATCTTTATATATCTATAAATATTTGTTATTATAGATGTTACAGACCCACCATTTAATCCTAAATTTATTATATCTTTTCCATTTAACTTGTCATTTAAAAATTGTGGCCAAATTAAATCATTAGGCAATGCGGTACCCATGGTATTTGAACATCCAGCATATATAAAACTATTAGTAGTATCTATGTCTTTAAACTCTTTTGATCTAAAACCATCACTATTAAAAGAATACTCTATATCATCTTTTTTATTATCTTGATGTCCGTGACAACTACAATCGTAGCAAAATTCTTTAACCGTACACGGAAACTTAAGAATTTGTGTTTGACTTGTTTTGTCAAAACCTGGATAAAATCCTATAAGTTTTTTATCAGAAAAAAAATCCTTAACTTTATCAAAAAACTTTATTGGCTCTCTAGAGTTTATCATTTTAAAAAACTCCTGTTATAATTAACCCTGTTATGTTTACTACTGAGGGTACAGCATTAGTGATTGAAATAATAATAGGCATGTCTACTATTCTAGCAGGTGTTGGCGTTTCAATCAAGTGGCTTACAAAACATTACTTTGATGAAATAAAGGCAGAATTTAAACCTAATAGCGGATCAAGCCTAAAGGATCAAGTAAATAGGCTTGAAGAAAAAGTAAATATAATTTACGACATAGTTATTAAAAATAAGAATTAATTATTTTTGCCAATTTAAATTATCAAAGAAATATTGAGTAGAGTATCTGCTTCCAGATCTTACTTCAAATATTTCATGTATATATTTTGATTCAAATACAACAAAGTCTCCAGCAACTGGTTTATATATATATGGATCTTTTATATCAGAAAGTTCTGGATATTCTATTGGAACATCATCATTATGAAAATGTAATTCTCCACCATCTATATCGTCATTCCAATAAAAAATTCCAGAAATAGTAATAGGACTTCTTCCACCTTCTAATGCTCCTGGGTGTGGTTGATAAGTTCCAGTTGGGATGTCTGGATGTGGTCCAAGGCTCATACCTGGATCTCTTCTGTCTACTGTTAAAAAAGTTGTATTTTCTAAACCACCGTAATCTGGTTCTCTTAATACTACATTTCTTTCTGCAAGTTTAAAATCTTTATTTATCATTGGCATTGCTTTTTTATGAACAGAATAAATTTTTCTATGTACTGTATGAGGAAGCCATTCTCTTAATTGTCTAACTGGTTCATCTGTACAAACGCTTTGAGTCCACAATGCATCTGGAAACTGCTTTACTGCTTCTAAAACAGAAAGTCTATCTTCTTCAGTCATTAGATTTTTATAAATTTTAATCATATATTGATTATAACATTGTTTATATATTATATATATAGTAATTTATCTCTGAGGGAAAGTCCCCCCCTCCCCCCATAGATTTTTTATGTTTATATCTATAGTTGAAGTGAGTTTTATCTCTAGTGCAAAGTCCCCACAAACCCTATAAACACTATACCATAAACAATTTTCTTAAGCAAACATTGTAAATACTAAATGTCCATTTTATCCCTTATGATATACTTTTAATTGCTTGTCCCTTGGTCTGTCTCTCATACCCACCGACCTTGGGACAAGTCCATATTTCATGGTATAATCTGTTTATCATGGCAAATTCTTGTTCTCCAGAAATTTTTGGTGCTGATCCAGCATCTTTACAGTGGAGAGTTGTTCGTGGTGATACCGCAACATTAAAAATAGAATTTTTTGAAAATGATGAATCAACATACTACAATACTGAGGGATGGACATATAAAGCAACAGCATACGATCAATCTGGAGATGTATTAGACGCATTAGATTGTAGCGCATCGGATGGTTATGTTACAGTTACTGCTCTTCCCTCAGTAACTGAAAATTGGGGAACAAAGTATCTATCTACAGTTGCAGAGTTGCCATTTGATTTACAAATAAAAATACCAGATGAAGATAACGATATTATCTGGACTCCAGTAATAGGAACTATTTATGTTATAGGAGACATTACCCCTGGAGGAACACTATAATGCCAGTGGTAAAAATTACAGACAAAAAAGAAAACATTCCATCAATAATTAAAATTAATGGAAAAATATATAAGGTTAAATAGGAGATAATATGGATCATTCATTACTTACACTTTCAAATGTAACTGCAACAAAACTTACACCAAATGGTAAGCATTCTGGTATGGACATTACATTACAAAATGTAAATGAGTCTGGTTATATTTATATTGGTGGAGAAGGTGTGACATCTTCTAATTATGGTTTTAGAGTTATGCCAAAACACTCTTTTTCAATTGAACTAAATGGTAATGATGCAATTTATGCAATAGCATCTTCCAATGGATTATCTCTTGCTGTTCTAAAAGCAAGACTAGAAGTAGGGTCATAATGGCACGTTTTACACACCCTGCCATTTTTGATGATAGTGGATTATCACAGTTAAATCCTTACTACGGCTCATTTTATGATGTCCAAACTCAAACTGTTACTCAGGCACAAGAATCTACTGGCATTCCAGTTTTAATTAGGCAATTAGACTCAGATTCAACAAATGGTTTTACTATTATAGATAATAGCAAAATGAAAGCATCCCATGCTGGAGTTTATAACTTTGCTTTCTCATTTCAATTTCATAATACTGGCGGTGGCGGACAAGGAACAACTGTAGAGGTATGGTTTGTAAAAAATGGCACAGCAATTCCAGATTCAAATACTCGTATTGCAGTAAATACAAACAGCCCATATGTTGTTGCTGCGTGGAATTTATTTCAAAAATTGAATGCTAACGATTATGTTCAACTTTATTGGGCAACAGATAATCATCATATTCAATTGACACATAATACTGGAACAATGGGTGGGCCTGCAATTCCTTCAGCAATTATTACAGTCAATCAAGTTGGCTAATATTATGGGATAATAAGTCCATGCCCGTATCAAAATCAATGGACTTTCCAGGAAATAAAAAATCAAGTTATGCTGCACAGGTTGTAGAAACTCAAAACACTAATTCTGATATTTTAATTAACTATGTTCCTGTTCCTGGTCCAATGGGGCCTCAAGGGCCACAAGGTGTACCTGGACCTCAGGGTGTTCCTGGAAAAGACGGCATTCAGGGTCCTAAAGGCGAAAAAGGACCATCTGGAAAAGACGGAAAGAGTTCTTTGTCTTCTTCTGGACAACAGGCTGGATGGGGTGCATATTTTAATCAAAATAGAAAAGATATTAGGCTTGGAGTCAATCAAGGAGATGATGGCTGGGTAAGCGTTTGGGTAGACTCAAAAGGTAGTAATACAAATGAAAAATATTTACCAGAAGAATGCACAAGTCTTTGGAATGCAGAACAAAGAATGCTAAATTTTCACGGTTTAAAGATAGGATCTCAAGTATTTGTTACATATAACTTTGAACTTACAACTTATAGCAATAATACAGAGGTTTGGATTAGAACATTTTTTCCTAAATCTACTACTGAAATTTCACAGTTTGTTGCGTCATTAAAATACCAATATGTCTATAATATGTATGTTACTCAACATTTTTTTATTGAAGACAACTCTATGTGGAATTCTGGGGCAGTACCTCAAATTAGAACTGACTACGACTCATCAGTTTTAATGAATTCAATATATGTGTCTGTGATATAATTTACACGGAGGAACTATGGCATTTCCAGGAACATATAATATAAATTACTATAAGGGTGATACTTACGAATTTCGTATTTACCCTAAAAATTCTAACGATACTTCTTTTTTGATGAACGCATACACAGGCGGTGGAGGTACATATGATGATGATAATAATCCTAGTACTCCAGAGGTTGACTATGATAATGTAATGTTTGTTTTTGCAGAAACTAGAGAATCTAGCAATTGGCATAAATGTTTAGCATATATTTCAACTGACTCAACATATGTTCATTGTGCGATTAGACCAGAGGATTCTCAATATTTAGATCCAGATAAAACATATGTTTACGACGTTCAAATTGCAAAAAGCACTACCCCAGATTTGCCAGACGGTGTTCCAAATTATCCACAAGTACACACTCTTTTAACTGGAACAATAGAGGTAACAGGCCAGGTAACTCCGTAATGGCAATATTTAACTATGATGTTAAACTAACAAATGACGACCTTCTTGTAATAGGTGGACCAGAAACTGTAAAAGTTGAATTAGGCTTTGGCAATAAGGGTGATCGTGGTAGTTTAATATTTGTAGGAAATGGAAAACCAGATTCTATTGATATTGGACAGACACCAAATGTTTTCGATTTATATATAAATTTAAAAAAAGATGATTCTGAATATTTAATGATTTATCAATATTCTTATGGACTAGGATCGTCAGAGGCTCAATGGGAACCTTTAAATAAATTAATTCCTAATACTTACAGTGGAATTGAAGAAATACCATTTGCTACAAATAATTATTGCACAATCCCAATATCTTCTATTGTAGACCCATCATATACTGGAAATACAAACTCTTCTAATTTTAGTGTTCAGGCAATTTTGGCTACCCCCGCAGGATATCCAATAGCAAGTTCAATAAAAACAGAAATAGTTCAAATTGACGAAAAAGACCATTTAAAAATTACATTTTATGCAGCCGAATTCAACGGAACATCTTGGTCTAATATTACAGAAACTAGAACAGCACATATTCACATTTCGGTGGTATAATCATGGGGGTGATTTAGGTGGCAGAAGAAAATATCGGCGGTATATGGAATGTTAAGCAGCCAGGCTATGACGACAAGGCTGACATTCAGGCAGCATTAAAACTATTTTTATATGGAGATTATAATTTTAATACAGATGCATCTGAGTCATCACAAAAAGCAGCACTAGCAACAAATAATGGTATAGCAAGACACCTTCAAGATCTAAAAAATAGAATAGAAGATCAAGAAGAGTTAGGCATAGGATCTGATTATTTAACAGTTTCAGCAATACAATCTTTGTCTAATCCAACAGACGGCTTTATTGCAATGGCTTCAGATTCAACTGGTGCAGCAGTACAAAGCACATATGGAATTGCTTTATATCAAAATGATGAACCAACAACAAACTTAATAGATGGAATTGTTTGGATCGATAAAAATTCAGAAAATAAAGATGTATATGTTTATGATGATAATAATTTTGTAAAAGTTGGAACCTACACAGAAGCAAAAGGTGATTTAATTGTTGGTGCATCTGAGGGTGTAACTCAAATACTCCCTATTGGAGATAATGGTAAAATTTTAACTGCAGACTCCAGCGCACCTCTTGGAGTTTCTTGGATAGATCCTGATTATGAAAATAATAAAAATATAGCATCAATTTATTTTGGGGATTATTCACAAACTAGTTTAACTGGAATTGCTGTTAATGGAGTTGCAGAAGATGAAATATTACAAACAATTGATAATGATGATCTTGAATTAGCAATAACAAAAAGTGCATCTTCTACAAAAACAAAAATTAACTTTACTGGAATATGTAGGCCAACAACTGATACAAATACAGAAGCATTTATTGGATTGCAAAGAAAGATTAATACTGGAGCATATTCTACAATTAATATAGGTTTAGTATCAAAAGAATTTACAAGTTTACATTTTGAATGGCTAGATACTCATGGAGCAACAACTGGAGATGTCATTACATATAGACTTATAAATATTACACCAAATGGATATTCTCCTAACGTTATTACACAAAGATTTGGAGAAACATCTGACACATTTATAGTGGAGGAGATCTAATATGGCAAATATAAGTTCAAATAGTAAAGTTGCATATATGTATGATTCTGCTTCAGATATGTGGTATGCAATTGCAGGTGTTGCAAATACAAACGTTCCTTATACATGGACACAAGCACATATTTTTGGTGATAAGGTAACTGTTAATGATGTTATTAAGGCAAAAGGCGGAGTTAATATATTTCAAAATCCTTCTGCAAGAGATGCAGCAATAACATCTCCAACAGAAGGAACTGTATGTTTTGTTGAACAAACTGATGGTGGCACAGAAATAAGTCAAATTCAATACTATAACGGAATAAAATGGATAGGATTATTAGACACATTAGTTTTTGCTGAAAAAACATCAAATCATACTTTAGTGCTTGGAGATGCTGGAAAGACATTAACAATAAATTCTGGATCTGATACAACTATTACAATACCACTTAATGCTTCTGTACCGTTTGAAATAGGACAAAGACTAGATATAGTAAGAGTTGGTGCAGGAGAGGTTTCTTTTGTTGGAGCATCAGTTGGAGTAATAATCAATAGTAAAAATTCTAATAAAAAAATTGCTGCAAGGTATTCTGGCGCAACCCTTATCAAATATGATACGAATACCTGGGTTCTTATTGGCGATTTGAAAGCGTAGGTTCCAAAATGCTTAATTCTATTTGGGCCTTCTTTAAAAAGGGAATGGGAGTAGTCCCAAATATAGTTGGACTTCCAAGATTAGATGCAAGACAATCTCTACAGAATGCTGGATTTAATTATGGAATAGAAACAGAAGAAGTTCAAGACAACGAAGCATTAACTGGTAAGGTCAAGTCACAAGATGTTGCTCCAAGTACTTTATTAGATTATGAAAGTGTTGTAAATTATAAAGTTCATACATTTTCATTTTCAACATTTGGTGTATTTGGTTTTTCACCATTCGGCGTTTTTGGTTTTTCACCATTTGGTGTCTTTGGTTTTTCACCATTTGGTGTTTTTTCATTTTCTCCTGGAGCATGCCCAGATCCAGGCCCATGGAGTGAGTGGTCTCAATGGAGTATAGGTGAATGGGGTCCATGGGGAGAATGTGAAGCAGATGGATATAAAAGACAATATAGAACTTATACCAGAACTAGAACTAGAACTGTCTATACTCTTGTAAATGGAGTATGTACTGCTGGAACTGAAACAGATACAGAAACAATGCAAGATGTAAACGTAGAATCCTGTGGTACTCCAACGTTTAACTTTATGCCACCGTTTTCAGTATTCTCATTCACACCTGCATTCTCGGTGTTCTCGTTTACACCAGCATTCTCGGTGTTCTCATTTACACCAGCATTTAACTTTATGCCACCGTTCTCGGTGTTCTCGTTTACACCAGCATTCTCGGTGTTCTCATTTACACCAGCATTTAACTTTATGCCACCGTTCTCGGTGTTCTCGTTTACACCAGCATTCTCGGTATTCTCGTTTACACCAGCATTCTCGGTGTTCTCATTTACACCAGCATTCTCGGTGTTCTCATTTACACCAGCATTTAACTTTATGCCACCGTTCTCAGTATTTTCATTTACGCCAGCATTCTCAGTATTTTCATTTACGCCAGCATTTTCGGTGTTCTCATTTACGCCTGAAGCAACATTCTCATTTACACCTGAAGCAACATTTAATTTTGCACCTTGGGGATAAAAATACCCCCAAGGCACAATTATTTAATTTGGGAACTTTTTCATAAGTTCTAATGTTCTTGGAGTTAATCCTTTCCAGGAACTCCAATCTTTTCCACCTTTTGACATATAGAATGCAACTTCAGCATTTAATACTGGATTAAATAACTCAACATTTGATTCTAAGTTAAACTTATCTCTACGGTCAGGACCAAGGTCACCAATCATATTTATTTGAAATAAGCCATAAGAACTATCACCAGTTCTTTTACTGTTGTTAAGGGCTAATGGTCTACCGCCAGATTCTTTCTTGGCAATTGCCCACGCCTCCTTAAGATTTTGACCTTCAAATCCTACTAAAGATAGTAGATTTTTAAGATCTTTGTCAGATAGATTTATAGCACTTTTATATTTTTCTAACTGATCTTCTTTAGCCTCAGAAACACTTTCGGCCACTTCCGTGGCCTCTATTGTTTCTCCCAGCACGATATTACTATCGTTTAATCGGTTTTCAGAAGCATTAGCAATGTTTGACCATATGGTAAACATAGCCATGATGCTGAGTGTACCAATGATTCTTTTGTTATTATACATAAAGTTAATCATAGTTTCCTCCTTAGAAACGAAAAACACCTTTTTAGGGGTGCTTGACATTTCTTAGTATAACATAGTTTACATCAAATAGTCAAATAATGATATAATTAACTTTATGGCAGATATAACAGAAACGTATGGATTAAAATTTCCAGAGGCAACAGACTCTGTAAATGTACACAATGATATTAAAAAATTAGCGGATTCTGTAGAAACTGCACTAGAATCATTAGATGCATCAAATGTTAGAATAAAAGTTATTAATAAAACAACAGAAAATATTTCTGGAGCAACACCAGTATATGCTGCTACATATCTAGATGGTTCTAATTTAATTGGACAATACGATGGTAGAACAATAATAAAACCATTTACATCTAATTTTTCAGATAATTATCCATTATTAGGATTAACAAATGGAACAATTAATGCAAATGGTGGAGTTGGAGAAGTTGTAACTTCTGGTGTTCTTTCATATTATGGACTAAATACAAGTTCTTATAACCCTGGAGATATTTTATATGTAGACTCAAATGGATCATTAACAACAGAAGCAGTTGGTGGCGCAATAGGAGTTGTTGCAATTAGATCTGTAAATAATGGAGTAATAGTTATTTCATCAAAAGGAAATGGAACTTGGGGAGCATTGAAGGCTGGATTAGCCTAATATGATATAATCAACACATGGCAACATATCGTGGATCCGCTTCTTCATATGATATAGGTGAAAAACCACCAACAGTTATTTGGACTGTAGTTCGTGGAGATACCTCTGGTTTTAAAGTTTACGTTGTTGATGATGCTGGACAGCCTTTAATAATTCCAGATTGGAATATTAATATGAAAATTAAAAGACCAAATAATTCTGCTGACTTAGGCATTATTACAGATGATGCAACATTAATTATGGAATTAAATCCAGCAGCAGATGCAGATGATTTAATTGGAGAGTTTACTGTTTGGCTAACTTCTTCAGAATCTTTTATTTTACAAACTGGAGACATCTTTGATATTCAGTTATCAGATGCTACAAGAGTCTGGACAGTCGCTCAGGGTAGTATGAAGATTCTTGAAGATGTAACTGATTAATGGCAACAGCAACACTATCAAACCTACAACATAAAACAAAGTATATAAAACCAATAGATTATTCTGTAAAACAAATAAGTTTAATTTCTCCTACAGTAACAATAAAAAGTGACTTACCATTTAGAGTAAGATTTAAGTCTATACAAATTGAAGGATACAGTGCTTCTAATCCCCCTCCAATTCCATTACAGGTAATTGGTTTTAGTAACTGGATTCTTTAAAAATATAAAAAAGGAGTTATAATAGGCACATGGCAAAAATCTCAGTTCCAACACTAAAAACCAAATTTCAAACTGGTGATCGTCCTACACAACAGGATTATGAAGATTTAATTGACTCAACCTCAGCACGTTCCACAGATCTTGGGACAATGGGTAATAATGAAAATACAATTACTGGTATTGAGAATGCCACAGTGATTGATAATTTTGATGCCACAGAGTGGCGAATGGTTAAATATATTGTTTCTATTGCTAAAACAACAGCAGGAGACAATAAGTTTTATGCAACAGAGTTGACCATCTTGGTAGACGGTACAAATGTAAACGTTTCTGAGTATGGCACGATAGACAATGATGGGAATATTGGCACCATTAGCGTCTCTAGGGTAGGAAGCACAGTTTCGTTAACTGTTACTCCAGACCCAACAATTAAGCCAGTCACAGTTCGTTATGCACGAATTGGACTTAAGGCATAAATAAGGAGATAAAAAATGGCAACAGTAACAAAAGACTTTAAAGTAAAGAATGGTCTTATTGTTGAAGGCACAACAGGTACCATCGACGGTCAAGATATTCTTACAAAGAAAGTAGATGACCAAAATTATATTATTGGTCTTATTGGTGGAACAGCCACCTCAACAAATACACCAGACGCAGTTGTAAAGCGTGATGGTTCAGGCAACTTCGCTGCTGGAGAAATCACAGCAGACCTTGTTGGTGATGTAACTGGTCAAGTATCAGATATTTCAAACCATGACACAGATGACCTTTCAGAAGGTGCATCAAATAAATATTTTACAGATGCAAGAGCAGTAACTGCAAACACTGGTTTGTGGGACACAATTGGCTCCGCAGCAGATGCAGAAGCAGACGCAATTCTTGCAGCACAGCAATACACAGACGGAGAAATCTCTGACGAAGTTGCTGCTCGTGATGCAGCAATTCTTCTTGCTAAGAATGATGCAATTGCAGACGCAGCATCAGATGCTACAACAAAAGCAAATGCAGCAGAACAAAACGCAAAAGATTATACAGATGATGAGATTGCTGCAGAAGTAACTCGTTCAAACAGTTACGCTGATGCAGCAGCCACAACAGCAGAAAATAATGCTAAGGCATATGCAGACGGACTATCTTCTGGTCTTAACTGGAAGCAAGCAGTAAATGTTCTTGCAACATCAAATATTGCTTTATCTGGTTCTACACCACTATCAATTGATAACCACACAGTATCTGATGGATACCGTGTTCTTTTGAAGGGACAGTCAACAGATTCCGAAAACGGTATCTACGAAATGTCTATAACTGGTGGTTCATACACACTTTCTCGCCCAGCAGATGCAGATGCTTATTCTGAATTAGTTGGCGCAGCAGTATTCGTAATGGAAGGAGATAACTATGCTTCAACAGCATGGGTACAGGCTGATCATTACTTAACAGCATTCTCAGGTCAGGATTGGACACAGTTCTCAGGTCAAGGTACATACCTTGCTGGTAATGGTTTAACTCTTGATGGTTCAACATTTGAAATTGATACAAATGTTACTGCTACAAAGTTATATGCAGAAGGTGTTGCACAAGATGCAGAAGATGCAGCAATTGCACATACAGATGCTCGTGAAATTGCAATTACATCCGCATACGAAGGATACGCTAATGGTGTAGCATTAACTGCAGAGCAGAATGCAAAGTCTTACGCAGATGACTTAGTTGCTGACGAAGTAACTGACCGTAATAATGCAATTAATAATGCAATTAATGCTCTTACAACATCTGACATTGAAGAGGGTACAAACCTTTATTACACTGCAGCCCGTGCAAAGGCAGAAGCAGCAACTCTTCTTGCAAATGCTACTAAGACAAACATTATAATTACAAAGGATGGATCAGATAATCTTACAATTACCGCAGAAAACGGTGTTGCAGATTCAACAACAGATGATCTTGTAGAGGGAGATAATAATCTTTACTTTACAGATGCTCGTGCAGTATCTGCTCTTGAGGCAGTCACACCTAACTTCCCTGCAGTAGAAATTGCATCTGTAGCAAAGCAGGTTGCAGCATCTGCACTTGTTGGAACTGCAAGCACAAACACAGCAGTCTCATGGGCTGTAGCAGATTATAAGTCTGCTGAATTCCTTGTTAAGATTGCTCAGGGTACACATACTGAAGTTTCAAAGGTAATTCTTACCCTTGATACATCAAACAACATTGCAATTACAGAGTATGCGATGGTAGGAACAAATGGCTCACTTGGATCTGTTTCAGCAGATGTAAACGGTTCAGATGTACGCCTTCGTGTAACAACTGACAACAATAACTCAACAGTTTCTGTTGTTGGAACACTTTTAGTATAAAAAATAAATAAAAAGAGGGAGTGGTAGATCTTGGCAACAGTAGACAAAGATTTTAAAGTCAAGAATGGGCTTGTCGTAAATAACGGCGGTACCTTTGGAGGTGCTGTAGTTGTAGCAAATCCTACAGAAAATAATCATGCAGCCACCAAAGAATATGTAGACTCACTAACTGGGTCTATGGCCGTAGGGTCTACCGCTCCCTCATCACCAAATAATGGAACTCAATGGTTAGATACCCTTACAAATAGGGTTAACTTTTATTATAATGGCGTGTGGTATACACAGGCAACTATTGATGATACACAAAATCTTCCACAGCATATTCACGATACAGCAATTGATGGAACTGGTTTTATCGTATCTCAATTTTATGACGGTGCAAGTTTTAATAGCCCACAAGGTGCAGGTTTAGATGCGGGTGGACCATCTACAACAGAATGGACAATCGTATTTGATGGAGGAAGTGCAGTAGATAACTTCAATTAAAATTGATGTTATAATTAGCACAGAAATAAACTGGTAGAAATACCATAAGGAGAGAATAAAAATATGGCAACAAGAATGCAACAGCGCAGAGGAACCGCAGCACAATGGACTGCAGCGAATCCAACTTTAGCAGCAGGAGAAATCGGATTTGAAACCGATACCAACCAGTTCAAAATTGGAAACGGGTCTTCGGCATGGTCTGCTCTCTCCTATTTTAAAAATTTAGACGGTCTTGATGGAGTAGGTGGAATTGTAACCCTTAATGCAAATGGAATGATTGATATTGCATTAATTCCACAGGGAGTAGCATTAGATGCTGAACTAACACAGTATATAGAGGATCACAACAATGAAACAACTAGCGTTCATGGTATTTCTGATACAGCAAACCTAGTTTATGTTAATGATTTATCAGATGCTATTGATACAGAAGTAATAAATAGAAATGATGCAATTAATTCAGCAATAACAACTGAAGTTGGAGACAGAAATGATGCAATCTCTGATGCAATTACAACCGAAGTATCAAATAGAAATCAAGCAATTAATGATGCAGTCGATCTTGAAGTAACTAATAGAAACCAAGCAATCAATGATGCAATCGATCTTGAAGTAACAAACAGAGATGCAGCAATTGATGATGCAATTTCAACTGAAGTAACAGATAGAAATACTGCTATAGGAACTCAAATTGGAAATCACAATGATGATACATTAGACGTACATGGTATTGCAGACACATCAGTTTTAGCAACAACTTCTGATGTATCTACTGCACAGTCTGCAGCAGAAACACATGCAGACACTGCTGTATCAACACATAATTCAGACACAACAGATGTACATGGTATTTCTAATACATCAAATCTTGTATACACAAACGATTCAAGATTATCTGATACAAGAACTCCAACGGATAACACTGTATCAGAAGCAAAAATTGTTGATGGAGCAGTTACATCTGCAAAGATTGCAGACGGCGCAATTGTAAATGCAGATATTAATGCATCTGCAGCAATTGATTGGACAAAGTTAGCAATATCTTCAACAGTATCTGCCACAGAAATAGGTTATGTAGATGGAGTAACATCTTCAGTACAGGGACAATTAAATGATAAGTTGAATTCTTCAACAGCAGCATCAACTTATGCTCCAATTGCTTCACCAACATTTACTGGAACAGTTTCTGGTGTATCTAAGTCAATGGTTGGCCTTGGTAACGTAGATAATATATCAGATGCCAATAAGCCAGTTTCTACTGCTACACAAACAGCATTAGATGCTAAGTTATCACTTTCTGGCGGAACAATGACAGGAGCACTTACACTTTCAGGTGCACCAACACAAGATGCACATGCAGCAACAAAGGCATATGTAGATAATGTAACTGCAGGAATTAATTTCCATCAGCCAGTTCGTGTTGCTACAACAGGAAACATTACACTTAGTGGAACTCAAACAATTGATGGAGTATCAGTAGTTGCTGGTGATCGTGTACTTGTTAAGGATCAAACAGATCAAAAGACAAATGGTATTTATGTAGTTGCTTCAGGTCCTTGGACAAGAGCAACAGATGCTGATAATACACCTTCAGGAGAGTTAGCAGGAGGAGATTTCTCCCTAGTTCTTGAGGGTACAGTAAACGCAGGTTATGGATATGTTTGCTCTAATACATCAGCAATTACTATCGGTACAACAAATATTACATATTCAGCATTCAATGCAGCAAAGGCTGTAACTGCTGGAACTGGTTTGACAGAAAGTACACCAGGTACACTTTCTGTAGACTCATCAACTGTTCAATATAGAGTATCTGGAGTTTCAGATACAGAAATTGGATATCTTGATGGAGTTACTTCAGCAATTCAAACACAATTAGATGCAAAGGCTCCTACCGCTTCTCCAACATTTACAGGAACTGTAACAGTTGCAGCATCTGGAGTAGCATTTACAGATGGTACACAGACAAAGGAAGGCGTACCATCTAGAACAACTATTCTTCAGAAATCAGCAGCCTATACATTAGGTGCTCTTACTGAAAGAGATAATATGATTGAGGTTTCTCATACTGGAGGAACTGCAGTAGATATTACAGTACCAACTGATGCTACATTAAACTTCCCAGTAGGAACATCAATTGATATTTTAAGAACTAATACAGGCGGAGTACGTGTCGTAGGAGCATCTGGTGTTACTGTAAATTCAACACCTGGAGCATATCTACGTGCACAATGGTCTGCAGCAACATTATTTAAGAGAGCAGCAAATACATGGGTCTTAATTGGAGACCTTGCAACTGCCTAATAAATATTAATAATAAAGGAGAAGAATAATGGCAACAAATAAGAGACTCGGCAAGATATCAGGTGCAATAACCTGGCCAAACGATGTAGCATCATTAAGCGCTTCTGATGTTGGAACAAACCGTCCATATCTAGCAACAGCAAATACTACATCTGAAGCCTCTGCAGCCAACACTGGTGGTGCTGTATCCTTATCTTGGACACAACCAGCAGGATCTGCTTCAGCATTATCTTATACCATTACTTCTTCTCCTTCAACTTATACAGTTACAACAAGTAATACATCTTATACATTTCAGGGATTAGCATCTGGAGTATCTTATACATTTTCTGTTGTAGCAAATAATGCATCAGGATCTTCTCAGCCAGTAGTTTCATCTTCTGTAACTGCAACAACTGTTCCACAGGCCCCATCTGGAGTTTCTGCGACAGATGTTGGAACTGGAAGAGCATGGAATAATGGTGCTGCATCAGTTCAATTTACTGGTGGAGCAACTGGTGGAAAGGCTTTAAGCACATATACAGCAATACCAAGTTCTGGTACTTCAGTGCAAGGAGCAACTTCTCCAATAACAGTTGGTGGATTTGCTGCTGGAGCAACTCCTACTTTTACTGTAACTGCAACTAATGCCAATGGTACATCTCTGGCATCTTCAGCATCTGGCTCAGTTACAATAACAACAGTTCCAGATACTCCTGCTGCCCCAAGCGTTTCTTCTCCAACACCTTCTGCTGGAGTTAACGTTGCTGGAACAACAACAGATACAGTATCTTGGGTTGCTCCTGCAAATGGTGGTAAGGCTATAAGTAATTATGGGTGGACATCTTCAGATAGCAAATCTGGAGAAACTGCATCTACATCAGTAAGCGTTAACCAGGAAGGTGCAACTTCTCAAACTTATCAGGTTAGAGCATACAATGCTAATGGATGGGGAAATTATTCTTCTGCATCTCCATCAGTAACTACGTTTCAGTTTACACCGTTCTCAGTATTTGGATTCTCGCCATTTGGTGTATTTTCATTCACACCATTCTCAGTATTCGGATTTTCACCATTTGGTGTGTTCGGATTTTCACCATTCTCAGTATTCGGATTCTCGCCATTCTCAGTATTTGGATTTTCACCATTCGGAGTATTTGGATTTTCACCATTCGGTGTGTTCGGATTCTCGCCATTTGGCGTTTTCGGATTCTCGCCAGCATTTAACTTCGCTCCTTGGGGTTAAAACATGGTATACTGTAGTAATACAGTAGAGAGGTAAAATAATGCAAAATCAAGGTATGATGCCAACTCCTAAATTTGGTACAAAACCACATAAATTTTTTGAACGTCATTTAAACAACGATTTAAATAGTCTAGTTAATTTTTTATCAGATAGATATGAAAAAATAGAAAAAGCAGAAATTGATGGTGTTACGCCTTTAGGTTCTGCAGGTCACGAATATTGGACCAAATCTGGAAGTACATCTACAGTTAAATGGAGAGAATATAACGTTTTTCAATTTCATAATAAAGAAATTTATAATGTATTTAAAGCAGTTAAAAGTGCAACTCAAGAAGCATGTGAATATTATGATATAAACTTTGATGAGCAAAATTTTATGGTTCAAGGATGGTTTAATATTACTCATAAAGGCAAGGGTAAATTAGACTGGCATGATCACGGTCAACCTGGTGCTCCAAATTTTCACGGTTATTATAGTGTAAAGGCTGAACCATCAATTACACATTATCATGTATATGGAGAAGTTGTTGATCATAATAATATTGACAATAAGTTAATAGTTTCAGAGATGGGTCATCAACATGCTATGGCAGACTGGGATTGGGAAGGTCCAAGAATAACTATTGCATATGACATAATTCCGTTGGAATATCTAGTTAAAGCAAATGCAGCAGAGCAACACTGGATTCCTTTAATATGATAGCAATGAAACCTCCACATAAATTTTTTGAAAAAACATTAGATAATGATTTAGAAAGTTTATTCAGTTATTTGGATTTTATGCAATCTGAATTGCTTTCTCAAAAAATTGCAACAATTCCAGAAGATATCATTAATCAATACGATAAAACTAATGGACCAACTACACAGTTAGGAAAATTTTATAATGTTTTTAATTTTGATAATTCAAATATTAAAAATTTAAAAAACAATTTAAAAAATATAACTGAAGAAGCCTGCGAGTACTACGGAATTAATTTTAATGAATCAGAATTTATGATACATGGTTGGTATAATCTTGATTATAAAACTCAAGGCGGTACTGGAGTAAGTCCTTTAAATAATGATATATTTTTTCATGATCATGCAGAAGGTTTAGGTGCTCCAATATTTCATGGATATTACTGTGTAAATGCAGAACCATCGATAACATATTATAAAATCAATGGCACTGATCTTTTTGAAAATCATAATAAAAATAATAGAGCAATCGTATCTGAAACTGGACATCCTCATGGAAGAGATGATTGGTATGAAGATAAACCAAGAATTACAATAGCATATGATATTGCTCCAAAAAATTCTCATGTTGTTACTGATTTATGGATACAACTATGAAAAAAATAATTTGTTTTATAAAAGGTCATAATATTAAAACTTCTAAGTGTCCAGTTACTGATGCTAAATTAGATATATGTTTAAGATGTTCGCCAAAAGTTCACTCTAAAATGAGTTTTAAGTAAACAGTAACTCTCAATAATAGCATTAGAGTTTGTAAAAAGAAAAAACTCTGGTATACTTAATCAATAACAGTTTTCAAAGGAGCAAATCAGTGTCTGATTTTTTTAGTTTTCGTTTGTCTGAAGAGTTTATAAATGAGTATAAATCAAAAGAACCACCATTTGGTTTTAGTGATGCTGGTGGTAACTCATTAGGAGAGATTACATTTATTCGTACCTACTCTCGCATGAAGGATGATGGCACCAAAGAAAGATGGTACGAGGTTTGTCGTAGAGTAATCGAGGGCATGTATTCAGCACAAAAGAATCATGCTAAAGAAAATAGATTGCCTTGGAATGACTATAAGGCACAGGCATCTGCTAAGGAAGCCTATCAGCGTCTATTTGAATTAAAATGGACTCCACCAGGAAGAGGGCTTTGGTCTTTTGGCACTGCTCTTACTATGGAAAAGAAAAATTCTGCTGCCTTACAGAACTGCGCTATGGTTTCAACAAAAGATATAGATCGCAATGATCCAGGCCAGTTATTTGGATGGGTAATGGATGCTCTCATGATGGGTGTAGGTGTAGGGTTTGATACTTTGGGCGGGGAGAAAAATTTACCAATTTATGATCCTACAGAACCACCACAAGTATATGAAATACCAGATACTCGTGAAGGCTGGGTAGAGTCTGTTAGATTACTAATTAATTCATATTTAAAACCTAATATGTATATTCAAGAGTTTAACTATGACCTTATTAGACCTTTAGGTGCCCCTATTAAAGGTTTTGGCGGTACAGCAAGTGGACCTGCACCACTTATACAACTACATAAGCAAATCAGGTCTGTAATCGGCGGTAGAGCAGGAGAAACCCTAGATTCAAGAGCAATAGTTGATATCGTAAATCTCATTGGTACCTGTGTGGTATCAGGAAATGTTAGACGATCTGCTACCTTGGCTTTGGGTGGATCAGAGGATAAAGATTTTATGAATTTGAAGAACGCTGAGGTTTTTCCAGAGCGTAATTCATTTGATCCAGAAAATCCAGGTTGGGCATGGATGTCTAATAACTCCATTGCTGCGACGGTAGGTACAAAATACGAAGACTATGTAGACCTAATCGTTAATAACGGAGAACCAGGATTTATCTGGCTTGATGTGGCACGTAACTATGGTCGTCTGGCAGATCCTAAGGATGGCAAAGACTATCGTGTTATGGGCTTCAATCCGTGTGCGGAGCAGCCATTAGAATCATACGAACTTTGTACACTTGTAGAGGTACATCTAAATCGTCATGAGTCTAAGGAGGACTTCCTACGGACACTCAAGTTTGCTTACCTATATGGCAAGACGGTAACGCTGATACCTACACATTGGCAACAGACAAATGGAATTATGCAGCGTAATCGTCGTATTGGAACCTCTCTTACAGGTATTGCATCATTCTCAGACAAATTTGGCTTACCTGTTGTGCGTGAATGGATGGACGAAGGATACAAGACTATTCGCAAATATGATCATTCTTATTCTGAATGGCTATGTGTTCGTGAATCCATTAGGGTCACAACTGTTAAGCCATCAGGGTCTGTATCAATTCTTTCTGGCGCAACTCCAGGAGTTCACTGGGCACCAGGCGGAGATTATTTCTTGAGAGCAATTCGTTTTGGGAATACCGACCCAATGATTCATTTGTTCAAGGCTGCTGGATATAAGATGGAGGCTGACCTTGTATCTGCGAATACAACTGTCGTATATTTCCCAGTTCACTCTGGACATCCAAGATCTGAAAAAGATGTTACATTATTTGAAAAGATTGCGCTTGCTGCTACTGCTCAGAAATATTGGTCTGATAATGGCGTCTCTGTAACGCTTTCATTTGATAAAGAAACTGAAGCAAAGCATGTAGCGCCTGCTCTACACATGTACGAGGGACAACTAAAGGCTGTCTCATTCCTACCGATGGGAAATCATACTTATCCACAGCAACCATATACTCAAATAACCGAAGAAGAGTATAATGGTTATATTGGCCAAATTAAAAAAATTGATTGGTCTGCCATTTATGATGGGGCTGAAAATTTGGAGGCACAGGGAGAAATGTATTGTACAACCGATGCTTGTGAGATAAAGGTAAACTAATGATAGATAAGATAAAATATGTTGAAGGCTTTATGCCAGTAGATGTTGCATTAAAAATATCTGAATATGCTAAAAAATATTCTGATGACTTTTTAGAGTATGGAAATGGTGAACAAGAATTTACCGTTCATACATATAATGAGATAGCATCAAGAGATAAAGAAGTTCTTCATTTAATGCAAGAATATGCTCATAAAGTTTATGATTTTGTTTTAGAAAATTATGAAGGTCCATTTCAAGATTTTATTGATGAAAAAACTCATATAGCAAAGTTTACAGCAGGAAGAGGCATGCATGAACATTTTGACTCAAATAGGCCAAATGATATTGCAACTCTTGTATATTTAAATAATGATTATGTTGGCGGAGATATATATTTCCCAAAATATAACATATCATATAAGCCAAATCCAGGAGATTTACTTTGTTTCCCAGATAATCCAGATTATATTCATGGGGTTAAAGTAATAGACCTTGGAACAAGATATACTACTCCAAGATGGTTTACACGTATCGTGTGATAAAATAGACCCATAATGTCTATTCCATCAAACTTATATGCAGAAAAAATATTTGCAGAACATCCACAAAGACTTTGGGCTTTAGATGATGTTTCTGATTATGTTTCTATAATAAGCGAAGAAAATAGAAATCTTTCTTCTTGGGATATAGTAAATGGCTCATCTGAAATAACTCAACAGTTTTTAGATACACCATTTCCACAAAGTGTTGTTAATAAAATAACACCAACTCAAATATCTGGAGAAACATTTTCAGTAACTTTGGTTAGCCCAGATATTATTGATATTAATGACTTAAATAATACATTAAAAACATTTTCTATAGGGTCATATTTTTATACAGAAAGCCCTTATGTTCTTGGTATTGAAATTGGGTATAGATACTATGACACCATTCTTTCTGAATATATAGATATTTTAAAACCATACGATATATCTATAAGAGATAGATGGATCTTTTTATCAGAAACATTTAATCCAGATTTTGAAAACTCTAGCATTAAAGTTGTAATTAAATTTAATTTTGTTTTTACCACAAACTCTTTAGAAGACTATTTAATTTATTCAAACGGACTTTCTTTTGGTCAATGGTCAGAAGAATTTCATTCACATTCTTTAGGAATATCAACAGTAACCCTTCCTTCAGATATAGCATTGCCAACATCACAAGTAATTGCAGCAGACTCATATGGACTTATACAAGATCCTGGATATTATTTTTCAAACAACAATGCAATGGTTGCAAAAAATTTTGGTATACCGATGGTTTTTGGTTCTCAAAGCATTACTAAGTTATATAATAATGATGGAAATCCTTCTTTAATTGTTCCATCTTTAGGAATGTTATCAGATTCAGGAAAACATCAAGAGTATACATTAGAATTTTGGATTAGAACAAATAACGCATCTACAGAACAAAAAAGAATTATAGGTCCAATATCCTCAGATGATGGAATATATTTGCACGGGCCGTTTATAATGTTAAAAATAGATGATAACTATGCGTCTTATTATGTAGGTAAATGGGAAAGACCAATGCTAATTCATCTTAGATATACAAGCACACAAGCATCTGTTTTGTTAAACGGAGAAGAAATAATATCAATGACAATTGATTCAAAAACAATATCATTACCATCTAAATTTTCAGAAGATAATAAAGACCAGCATTGGATAGGATTTTATGCATATGAAAAAATACAACCAATAGAAATAGATTGTGTTGCAATATACCCATATTCTGTTCCATCAATAGTTGCTAAAAGAAGATTTGTTTTTGGGCAAGGAGTTCAATATCCACAAAATTTAAACTCTATTTATGGAGGGGAATCAGTTCTATTTGATTATTCTTTTGCCGATTATACAAAAAATTATAACTATCCAGATTTAGGTTCTTGGGGACAGGCGTCAATTGATAATTTAATTGTTCAAGATGCTATGTTGACAACACCAGAAGTGCCTATTCCAAAAATATTTACAGATAATACAACTAAAAAAGAGGCAGACTTACTTGAAGATCAAAATCTACTATCTAATAAGTTATATTTAAATTTAAAGCCGAACAGTTCTTGGGATTCAGTTAATTCGTATATTTACTTTGATAATTTTTCTTTATATAACCAAACAACAAAAGCAATATATGGTTTATTTGAAATAGAAGAAAGTTTTGCTAATAAACAAATACTTATAAGACTGGAGGATAACAATTCAAATTATTTTTCAATAGAGTGTATAGATGATAAAATACAATATATATTAAAATATAATGGGGTAATTAAAACAATTTATGAATGCTATAGAATAAATGCACTTTCTGCCACAGACCTAGATGACGGCGAAATAGGAGAGACAGAAAACATAATTTTTGCAGTTGGTTTAGAAATAGACAAGTTTAAGAATTATTTTGGAGGAAATGTAACAGCATTCTTTACAAATCAGGCAATTTTAAAAATGTATGTTGGAGGAACAAAAGAGTTTGAAAATACATTCACTGGAAAAATATACAGGGTAGGTCTATGTTCAGAAAAAAATATTTCTGAAATAAATAACTTATTTAATATTTTAGGCGTACCAGTAGACTATGAAAATATATTTAACTTATATGATAATTCTGTTACATACAGTGGAGGTTCCGCAAATCAAATTGTTTGGGGCAACTATATAGGTGCAACAAATACAGACTTACAAGAAGATGAATTAGACGTTCTTGATCCAGTATTAGAAAATTATAGTTACTCTCCATCATTACCAGATCTTAGAATTCTTTTAGATCATATACCAAGTGTTGGAATATCCCCAATTAAGTATTTTGATAAATTTTATTTAGATGCAAGCATTTCTGGTTCATGGACCGATTACGTCCCATTATCATATTTTGCACAAAATGTTTTAGATGAATATGGCAACCAAAAGTTAGGTTTAGACTTTATTCAGTTTAATATTAATTATCCAGCATCTATTAAATTTAAAGAGACAGAACAAATTGATGAAAATGGTTGGCCATATTCTGAACTTACATCTCAATATGCATTTCCTGAGCAACGAGCATACACATCTCTAGATAACTTTTTATTTACTGGATATTTAGATTATGAAGATTTAAGACAAAAATCTATCAAAACATATACCTATGATACATCTAATGAAATATTGAAAACATATATAACTTTTGAATTTTTAGAAGATGGTGCCAATGAAAAGAAGTCTTTTTTTGCTAAAACAAAAGATGTTCCAAAAAACGGAGTTATTGAACCAGATAGTGATTGGATTAACACTAGGTATGAAGTAGTTGACAATGTGATTATTTATCCTCCGCAGGGAATAAATTTTAAAGATCTTGCAATTGTTATACATATTGAAATTAATATAGATGGAATCAAGTATAGCCCACTTAAAATAAAAAATTTACAGTTGGCATCTCAAGCATTTAACTATAACGGTGCAAATGGAGTAGGCACAAGATTTGGAACTCTAGTTTATCCATACAAGTCAAGCGGGTATTATTTTAATTATAAAAGTAAAAATCCGTTTACTATATACAAAGGATCTTCTCCATATTTATATTTAACTAAAGATTCTGGAATTGAAATAAGAGGTGACTATGATCCATTAGTAAATCGTGGCGTCGCACTCTCTATTAACTCATCTAAAGTTCAAAAATATGAAGTTATGGCAATGCAAACATTAATGAGATTTAATTATGATTTTTTCCCATATGCACCCACACAATTCATGCAAATAAATGCCAAAAATAAAACAATAAAGTTCTACATGGTTGCAGACCATCCATCAGGTAAAAGAGCAAAAATTTATGCAATAGATGCAAATACTGGCGGATTATATAATGCAATTGCATTTTATTTAAATGGAAAAATTGTTAAAGAACCAGTAATAAATGTTAATGAGTGGGCATTACTTGGAATTAGTTTTTCTGATATTTTAAATTTTAATTCATATAATGGTTCGATAATGATTAATGGTCCAATTGCTTTTAACGCATTATCATATTATGAAACCACAAATTTACAGGAAGTAAAGACTGTTACAAAGAGGCCTTGGGCTAGGGTAAGGTTCTCATCTGATGGTATTTTTGATTGGGAATATTGGAATGATTTTTATATGTGGGACGGTGTTTTAGTTCAATCTTCTAGTAGTTATTATGGAGTAAATCCAGTAGATCTATATAAATCTTACACAGGAACTAATAAGATAATTGTTGAGGATGACAGAGTTTTTAGTATTCAGGAGTATGAGTACGCAGTATTTAAAGATATATCTTGGCAATCTCAGATATCAAATGCAGTCTAATATGGTATACTTGTGGTTATGAAAGACAAAAATCATCTACCTTTTGGCAAAGACGGCAAGCCACGCATGCCTGGTCAAATAGGCGATACAAAGGTTACGATGATTGAAAAAAATTATAATTGGGGACTCTATGTATGGAAGAAGTCTAATGGCAAATGGTTTACTGATGGAAATGGAAATATTTTAAATATACCTGCAATGAAAGGTGATATTTCAAAGATTGCGGAATTAAAAAAAGCAGCAGCATACTACGGAGAGCCAGAAGGTGAACCACACTTTTTCCCTGGACTTGCAAGAGTAACTGATGAAGAGTATTCTGAGCAAAAACAAAGAATGCTTGAGGGTTGGATTCCAAACCTTAATGACTTAGGCTCAGTTTATGATGCACAACAAACTATTAAAAAGTATGGAGCACAAGACTAATGTCAGATGATCAAGAATTTATTATAGGCGCAAGAATAGATAATGCATTTAATATTTTGGATCAGTTCAAAACTGAAGATCCATTTAATAAATCTTGGGACGAAATAAAAACCTATACTGGATTAGACAATAACTTTAAAAGAAGAACAGGTCGTTTAGTAGAAAAGTCACTTGCACCAGAAAATATGCAAGGATATATTGATAGCGCAAGAGCAGAACAAAGCGGTATTGATGGAGCAAAGTCAAAAGAGATTAACCCTGGTACAGTATATAGAAATGCGTATGGATTATTTGATGTAATTACACCACCATGGAATGTATATGAACTCGCTAACTATTATGATACTTCTTTTGCTAACCATGCTGCTATCGATGCTAAGGTTGAAAATATAGTTGGCTTGGGATACGATTTTGAGGTTTCTCCAAGTACAATGCTTCGTCTTGAATCAAATAAAGATAAAGAACAAGTAGCAAGAGCAAGAAATAGAATTGAACGAGCAAAGATTGAAATGCACGATTGGATTGAATCATTAAATGATGATGATTCTTTTACAACTACCATGATGAAAGTTTATACAGATGTTCAGGCAATTGGAAACGGATATCTAGAAGTTGGTAGAACTACACGTGGAGAAATTGGATACATTGGACATATACCAGCAACAACAATGCGTACTAGAAGATTGCGTGACGGATATGTTCAGATAATTGGTCAAAAGGTTGTTTATTTTAGAAATTTTGGAGCAACTAACCCTAATCCAATTACATCGGATCCAAGACCAAATGAAATTATTCACTTTAAACAATACTCTCCATTAAATACATTTTATGGAGTTCCAGACATTATGTCAGCAATTAACTCACTTCATGGAGATCAATTAGCATCACAATATAATATTGATTACTTTAGCAATAAGGCTGTTCCACGTTATGTTGTGACACTAAAGGGTGCAAGACTTTCTGCTGATGCTGAAGATAAGATGTTTAGATTTTTACAAACTAATCTTAAGGGGCAATCCCATAGAACTCTTTATATCCCACTACCTGGAGATAGTGATACTAATAAGGTTGAGTTTAAAATGGAACCTATTGAAAATGGTGTTCAAGAAGGTTCTTTTGAAAAGTATAGAAAACAAAATCGTGATGATATTTTAATTGCACATCAAGTCCCCCTATCCAAAATAGGTGGAGAAGATGCTGGTGGTATAGCAGCAGCAATGTCTCAGGATAGAACATTTAAGGAGCAGGTTGCTAGACCAGCACAGAAAGAACTAGAAAAAATATTAAATAAAATTATAAGAGAAAAAACAGATGTTTTAGTTTTAAAGTTTAAAGAACTTACCTTAACAGATGAAATAGCACAGTCCCAAATATTAGAAAGATATGTTAAGACACAGGTTATGCTTCCAAATGAAGCAAGAACAGTACTTGGACTTCCACAAAGGGAAGGAGGAGATGAGCCTTTCCAACCAAAGCCAGATATGCAAAATAATCCAGCAGATAGGGCAAGGGATGGAGAAAGAACTAATAACCAATCCGATGGACCTGCCACTATAAGTGGTAGAAACCCAAAGGGTGAGGGTAGATCTTCACAATAGTTATACACATGTTTATTCACAATTTATTAACATTTGTGTAAAAAAGGCTCTATAATATATTCTAGTATGACTATATCCAAAGCCCATTGGAATACCGATGGCGACTCAGTAAGACTTTCCCTTCCATTTGCGAAGGTTGATAAGGAAAGACGCATTGTCTCAGGTTTTGCGTCTCTTGATAATGTTGATAAACAAGGCGATATAGTTACAGCAGAAGCATCGATGAAAGCATTTTCAAAGTTTCGTGGAAACATTCGTGAAATGCATCAACCATTAGCAGTTGGTAAAATGGTTAATTTTAAAGAAGATAGATATTTTGATCCAGAATCTAAAAAGTTTTATTCTGGAGTTTTTGTATCAGCATATGTTTCTAAAGGTGCACAAGATACATGGGAAAAAGTTTTAGACGGCACACTAACAGGATTTTCAATTGGTGGAAGAATGAATAAATGGGATGATGGTTATGACGAAAAGTCAGATTCTACAATTAGAATTATTAAAGATTATGATCTTGTTGAACTATCGTTAGTAGACTCACCAGCAAATCAATTTGCAAATATTATGCATGTAGAAAAAGTTGATGGTGTTGAAATTGTTAAGGGACAAGATGTTGCACTTGAAAATGTTTTTTATGATGAAGATTCAGGAATAGTAATGGTTTCAGATCAAGAAACAGTAAAAAGTCCAATTACTGGTAATGAGATGAAGAATATAGGTTTCGTTGAAAAAGAAGACAACGAAAAAATGGATATAGTAAAATTCTTAGTAGATAGTGCTAAAGGCATTGGTGCTAAGATTTCAGAGGAGGAAAATCCTATGGCAAAAACAAAGAAGGTTACTGAAGAAGTAACAGAAATTGCTAAGTCAGAAGAAGTCGCTCCAGAGGCAATTGCCGAAACTCCTGTAGTTGAAACTGAAAAAGCAGATGAAGTTGTCGTTGAGACAGTTGAAGTTGCTGAAGCAGAAAAGGCTGCACATCCAGATAAGGAAACCGAAGAAGAAGATTCTAAGGAAGGTCCTAATGCTGAGATGGAAGAAGAGAAGAAAGCAAAGAAATCAGATGATGTTATTGTTGAATCAATAGCAGAACTAAAGAATACAATTACATCAGCCTTTAGCGATTTAGTTGAAACTGTAAAGTCTTTACAGACAGAAGTAGAAGTACTTAAGTCAAACAAAGTTGATACAGATGCAGTGAAGAGTTCATTAGATGCAGTTGCCAAAGATATTGCTGCAATTAATGACCGTTTTAATAATTTTGGAAAGCGTGTTGACGCAGTAGAAGCAGAGACAGCATTCCGAAAGTCTGGCGATCTAGGCGAGATCGTTCAGGAACAACCAGAAATGGTTGAAAAATCCTTATGGGGCGGACGTTTCCTCAAAACAGCCGACTTATTTAGATAAGTAAAATACTTGGAGGTGACAATATGTCGGAAGAAATAAAGAAAAATCAACCAGGAGAATCTGGAGAACTCGGTGGCACAACCCCAGGTCTTTATCAGGCACAAGGTGCATTTGCATCAGGTTCTGAAGCAGGTTCTAATATCCCTGGTAACTATACTGATGGTGGTGTCCTTGGTAATATTCCAAACGCTAACCTAGGTCTTACAACAGGACCAAATGCAGTAAATCCTTCGGGTGAGGCTGGAAGCGGTATCCTACGCCCTGAACAGGCACAGCGTTTCATTGATTACGTTTGGGACGCTACAG